GGTCGTAGTCCTCCTTCTCGAAGAAGCTCATGCGTTTCCTTTCCGCGTGAAGACGATGGAGAGCGGCAGTGCAGCCACAGCGAAGGCACAGATCGCAGGCCCCAGCGCGTGGGCCGTGACCAGGAGCGAGATGCCGAAGGTGAGGCTCAGCACCGCCAGCACGATGTATCCGTAGAGATACAGTCCGTTCAGGGGCTGGTCAGCCGTGCACCAGTTGAGGATCGCGAGCATCCCGCAGACTGCCACGGCCTTGAAGATCTGGCCCGTGACCGCAGCTGCCGCCACCCCGAGCACCATGCAGATGAGCACGGGGAGGAACTTCACCTGGAACGGGTTCTGAAGGAACGTCATTTCGCCTCCCAGTAGGTCTCGGGCTTGAACCGAGGGTCGTGGCGGAGCGCCTTCTGGATCTTGCGCTTGACGAGGTCGCGCTTGGCGACGCCGTAGCCGTCCGAGAACATCGCGCCCGCGAGGTGCTCCATCTCGTGCTGCGCGCACTGGGCCTCGATGCCCTCCAGGTCGTAGACCCGGCGCCCACCATCTTCGAGGTTGAGGCAGCTGACGACGACGTTCGGGTAGCGCTTTACCTTCTCGGTGAAGCCGGGGATGGAGAGGCAGCCCTCCTCCATCTCGACCTTCTCGCCGTCCCTGTCTTCGACGACGGGGTTGACGAACTGGAGGATCTCGCCCTTGGTGTTCCGCATCAGGAACACGGCGTCGGGCACCCCGCACTGGATCGCGGAGATGCCGATGCCGCGGTACCAGGTGAGGGTCTCGGCGAGATCGGAGAGGAACTTCTTGAAGGCCTCCGTCGGGACGAGCGCGGGATCGACCTGCGCGGAGCGTTGACGGAGCTTCAGGTTCGGGTACAGAAGTAGGGGCAGCTTTGCCATCGCCCCATTTCTATCGAATCTCTCAGGCCTGGATCTCTTCCTCTTCGACCTTCACGCACTTGCTCGGGAAGCGCACGAGGTAGGGCACGTTGCTGCCGGCGTCGTCCTTGCTCCAGAACTTGCCGATCACGAAGTCGCCCTCTTCCTTCAGGAACCATCCCCGGAGACCGAGCCACACGCTCGGGCCACGGAGCACAGTGACGATCTTGCGCCTCACTTCTTCCTCCGGGGCTTCTGGGCCTCATCCATGTCGGCCTTGATCTTGTCGATCATCTCGCGCAGGATGACGCTGACGTCCGGGCGGCCCCCGCCGCGGTCCATGACGACCTTCAGCGCTTCGGCGCGAAGCCAGAGGTACTGGTCGCGCCGGAGGTACATCGTCAGCTTGAAGAGACCGTTCGGGGTTACGCTCATTTGTTCCGCCGGATCCTGGGTTGCTGGGAACTAGACTTGGGCTTCTCGATGTTGATGACCGGGATGAAATCCTTCTTGGTGGTGGGCACCTTCGACTCGTGGCCGCAGTTCTGACAATACCCTTCCTCCCATGTGCCGTTTGCGAATGTGCTGTAGAGACCGACGTGGTAGCAGGCGGGGCACTGGCGCAAGAAGACCTCCTGATTTTTAGATTACGCCTCCATCCCGAAGAAGAAGTCCAGCTCCCTCTTTGCAGCCTCCTCTGAGTCAGATCCGTGAACAGCGTTTCGTTCCGAGTGGTCCGGGTCCTGTTCGACGACCCGAATCCCCTTCATGGTCTCGCGCCACTGCTTGATGGCGTTCTCGCCTTCGAGCGCAACGACGACACACGGCCCCGAGGTCATGAAGTCGACGAGCTTGGGGTAGAAGTTCTTGTCCGCGTGCTCGAAGTAGAACACGCCCGCCGAGAGCCGACTGAGCTGGACGAACCTCATGTCCCATATCCTGAGCCCCGCGGTCTCCGCCATCTGCAAGCAGAAGCCCACCGAGCCCTTCGCCACGGCGTCGGGCTTGATGATCGCCAGCGTCTTCACAGCGCCTCCTCCTCGGCCTCGGCCGCGACGATCCAGCGTGAGCCGTCGTGGTAGATGGCCATCTTCTCCGGGTAGCTGGGGCCGCACAGCAGCAGGCTCGGGTTGTCGCCGAACTCCTGGAGGAGCTTGACCAGGCTCTTGGCCTTGTCGCCCGTCTCGACGCTCGAAGGGTCGTAGTACAGCCGGAAGCTGTGTCGCGTCTTCTTGTCGCCGATCTGGACGGGCTTGTCGACGACCTTATTCATCGTCGACCTCGTCCTCGTCTTCGGACTCGTCTTCGATCAGCTCGGGGCACTCGTCCGCGAGCTTGTCGGCCACGAGTTCGGCGACCGCGTCCTGCTCTTCGGTCGTCGCACTGACATCGACGTCGATCATGGCGTCGATGACGATGTCGCGGATGGACTTCTTCGTCAGCTTCATCAGAACTCCAAGGAAAGCATCAGGCCGGCCGCGCCGTGGGTGTTCGCCCACACGCCCCCGAGGAGTGGCCCCACCAGCCTGCGTTCGAGGGCAACCCCTACGACTACGTACTTTAGCACACCCTGATCCCCTGGCAAGAGGGAATACGTTGGTGTACGACCAAGAGCCTCCCCGACCTCGATGCCGGGCATGACGCTAAGCTTCCAGTCGGGGCGGTTGCGCTCCACGACCTTGGTCACGATCTGCGTCTGGGTGTCCACGACGTGGGTGGCCTCCGCCGTCTTCGTCGACGTCTTGGTCTGACCCTCCGTCTTCGTCTGGGTGTCCGTCTTCGACTTGTCGTCCGTAGTCACGGTCGTGGTGACCGTGCCGTCCTTCGCCTTGACGGTCGTCCGAACCTGGTGGACGTTCTTCTGGGTGTTCTGGACCACGCTCTTGAGGGCGTTGATGACCGCCTCGGTGTCCTCGGTTTTCACGACCTGGACCTCGTGGACGACCTGGACCTCCTTCGTCACGACGACCTTGTCGGGCGCCGCGTACCGACCCGTTGCGTAACCGCCCACCAACAGACCCACGCCGACAGCGGCCAGGATCGCGTACTTCTTGACTGCGTTCATCTTGGACTCCTCCCCACATTGTATATCGAATCTTCCAGATCGATGGGCAACAGATCCGCCTTGACAAAGCAAGCGTCGTGCCATAGTCTCAGGGCGTTAGATCGAAGCAACATCAGTGCCAAGTCGGGTTTGCTATATAGCCTGTAGGTCCCCACACAGAAAGAGGAGTTCTATGATCTCAAATTTCGAAAGGCGCATTACAACTCAGCTCAAGTCCTGGCTCACGGCCGTCGGGATCGGCTACCAGGATAGCACGGCGGGGCTGGTTGTCACCAGCAAGACCGGGGAGGCTGTCCCCGTGGCGGTGGTGGTGGAAGGGGCTGCCGTGACGCCTGGCGTGATCTCGGTGCTGGCCAAGGATTTGTCCAGCCGCAACCTCAACACGTCCCTGGAAGCGTTCCGGGGCCTCCAGGAGGCCCTTGGGTACACGCCCCCGAAGGTCCCTGTGAACCGTGGGCCGATCCCCAAGCACAAGGCCCACTTCTCGGACGACTTCGAGCTGGTCGCCATGCGGCACAACGACTTCCGGCGCTCGCCCAACCCCACCAACGCGGAGCTGAAGTCGTTCCAAACCGTCGTCGACAAGGCGACCTGGTGGTTCTGGAAGAAGAACGGGACCATCTGCGGCGACCACGGCATGGAGCTGGAAGATCTCAAGTCCTACGCCATGATGTGGACGTGCAACTACCTGGGGCTCTACCGGGACGACGCTGCCCCGCGCGCCGAGAACGAGAAGAACCTCTGCCAGTACCTGAAGCAGCGGTTCGTCGAGTTTCGCGCGCACCTCGACCGGAAGGGCCGCAACGTCCTCCCGATGCTGGACGACGCGTACATCGCCATGCACGGGCGGCCGTACGAGTACACCAACAAGAACGAGTGGTACACGTCCGACCCGGACGCCGACAACGACTGGGAGATCCCGACCGAGGGTGACGAGCCCACGGGCGTCCAGCGGGATCGCACCAAGAAGGAGGCCGCGGCGATGCTGACCGAGAAGCTCGCCGGGATGCCGCACGACGAGATGGTGGGGACCTTGTCCGCCGCCGTCGAGAACGACCGCATCCATGTGGACGCTCGTCGGGCCGCCTCGAAGAAGCTCCAGGGCCACGCCAAGAAGTGTAGCATCTGTGCTACGGTCGAATTCCCGCGGGTGGACGGTGACGGGTCCGTGCCGAACGGGCTCCCGATCCAGGACGAGTGCGGGACCGTGTTCGCCAACGCCAAGGATGCGGCGGCGGCTCACGGAGTCTACCCGAGCAACGTCCGCGCGGTCCTCAGTGGCCGGTACAAGCATACCGGCGGTCACCACTTCAGCTACGTCCAACCAAGCTGATGTACGTCTTCCCGGGGCTGGCGGACTTGGCGTTCTTGAAGCACTCGTACGTTTCCTGGTACGAGCACTCGCCGAAGTCCTTCCGGCCCCGGGGCGGCATCATGACGTAGGTTTCGAGATCGGAGAACTCGCGCACCAGGCGTGAAGTCTCCCGGGCGGCGTCGGGATCGAGCGCGAGGTAGACCCGCTTGATGCCCGACGTCGAGAGTACGCTGATCTGCTCGCGCGTGAGTCGTTCGGGATCGCGGATGGTCTTGATTTGGCCGGCACCGATGGACTTGCCCATGGTGGCTACGTTGCCGCCGCAACTGTCAGCCTTGATGGCGTCGATGGGACCTTCGCAGATCACGGCGTGCTCGTAGCCGACCAGGCGGTTGGCGAACATCACCACGTGCGCGGTGGGCACGTCCTTGCTCGACAGCATCTTCGCCGCGGTGAAGGTCTTCTCCTCCTCCGGGCTCCAGACGGCGTCGGGCACCACGAGACGCTTCTGCCAGCCGACCAAGCGTGTGCCCAGCTCGACCGGGAAGATCACCCGGCGTTCCTGCGGCGAGAAGCGCAGGTGGTACTTCTTGGCCATCTCCATGCCGATGCCACGGCCAGCCAGGTACTCGGCGCCGCGCTGGGCGTGCTTGTGATCGATGGGCCAGTATTCCAGCGGGTACGCCATCGTCGGGATGTCGACCGCGTCGACGTCGATGATGTCGTCCTCCCCGAAGAAGTCGGCGATCTCCAGGTCGATTTCGACCGCGACGCCAGTGAAGCTCACGCCGTACAGGAAGTTGCGCACGTCCCGCAGCGGCACCGTCGCGAGGGCCGCCAGGGCGAACTCGGGCCGGCCCTGGAAGCGCTCGCCGGTCGCACACTTCATGCACTTGAAGCGGCCGTTGCGCTGCTCCATGTACAGCTTCTCTTTGCCGCGGCAGCGCGGGCAATCGAAGATGAAGCTGCGGGAGTTTTTCTTGAACGAGAGACCCTGGTCCTCGATGAACTCCCGCAGCCTGTCAGCGTCGCAGAACACTAGTCGTCCGTGTTGGCAGCGTCCTCGGCCGCGAAGGCTCCGCGCTTGTCGGCGGCGTACAAGGCCTCCACGATCTCATCGCAGAGCGCCTGGTTGGTCTTCAGCTCGTCCCACAGCTTCTCCTTGCCGCGCCATGACTTGTCCTTGAAGGAGTACGTCGACCCCTCCAGGGAGATGATGCCACGGTTCTTCCCGAGAGTAAAGACCTCCTCCCAGGTGTTGACGAGGCCCGTGTTGTGGCCGAGGGTGAACTCCGCCACGCGACCCTTGGGACCGCAGGACGAGTCCTTCATGGTCACGCGGATCTTGTGGGCCGTCTTCTCACCCTTGCTGTTCTTGTCCATGTCCTTGATGGTCTCGTCGCGGAACTCGCTGCCGTCGATGCTCGTGCGGCCCTCGACGTTCTTGTTCGGCTCGACGTAGATGAAGTACTCGCCGAAGTGCTGGAGCGCGAAGGGGAGCGCCATGCGGACCTTGTTGCCGCGGCGCTGCTCCAGAGGATCCATCTCCACGCGGACCTGGCAGACTACCAGCAGCGCGATGTTGTTGTCGCGGATGGGCTTGAGGATGCGCTTGAAGCCCTTGCCGAGCGTGCGCGCCTCGTCGGCGACGAACTGCTTCTCGACCGACTCCGCCTCCGAGGACGACATGCCCTGGATGCTGTTCGCCGAGTCGACGATGATCGCGGCGACGTTCAGGCCCTCCTGGCACATGGCCGGGACGTCGTTGCTGATGCGGTCGAAGATGACGACGGGATCGTTCGTCTGCCACACGATGAAGCGCTTCGGGTCAATGCCGAAGTCGGCCGCCAGCTCCTCCGGCGTCGCCTGGACCTTCGCGCGGAACTCGGCGTCGATCTTGATGACGAAGGCGGTGGGGTCGTTCTGATGGATCCAGCCCGCGAACATGTTCGAGATGAGCGACTTGCCACCCTTCGGCGGTCCACCCAGGATGCCCGAGTAGCCGCGCGGCAGGCCGTGGCCCTTGCCGAACATGAAGTTGACGGACGGGCTGTACGTGCGGATGACGTTCTTGTGGGGATCCTGCCAGTCCGTGACAGCGTCGTCGTATGCAGTGAGCTTCGAGTACCAGTCTTTGCCGGCCATTGTGTTCTCCTACGTGTACCGGGACTTGCCGTACCCGGATGGTGTCGTTTTGGTTGGTGGTGTGGTGGTTGGGGTTGGGGTTGTGGGTTCTTGCTTCAAGAACGGCTTCTGGCTTCCGCCGCCGCTGAGATTGGGGTTGTTCATGCGGCCGGACATGTTGTACGTGTCCTCGCCCATGATCTTCTTCACGCTGGTGTACGAGTTAGTGAAGGCCGTCATCTTTCCCTTCAGCCACTCCTGCGCAGCGTAGAGCTGGTCCACGCGCTCCTGGAGCACTCCGTAGCGCTCGTCGAGGATGATGAACGCTTCGCGCGATTCCTTCGTGGACGGCACGCCCTGCTGCTTGAGGAACGGCTCGACCTCGTAGAGCAGGATGCGCGACCTGCGCGTCGCGACCGCCTTCTCGGCCTTGACGAGGTCCGCGGCGAGACCCTTGACAAGCTTGTCCGTGTCGAGCCACGCCTTGTTGAACGTGTAGAGCAGCTCGGCCGACTTGATCGGCGTGACGAACGAGATCTCCTGCTGACGCCCTTCGGCGATCAGGATGCTCCCGAGGTCGAGGGTCTGGTCCGGCTTGTCCTCGGTCGCGCCAGGGAGCGTGAGGGTTGTCCCTTCGATGAGCATGGTTCTCCTAAACGGAAAGGCCCCAGGATCTCTCCTGGGGCCATCCGGTGGGTGTTACGTGCTCTGCTGCTGCGAGTTGAAGAACGCGAGGAAGTCCTCGTCGTTCATCTTGAGCGGGTCGACCTCGGGCTGCGCCTCGGGAGCCGACGCCGAAGCCTCGGCAGCCTTCGCCGACGCGACCGCAGCCGCCGCGCGCTGAGCCGCGGCTTCCGCCTTGGCCTTCGCATCCGCCGCCGCCTTGGCCTTCGCCGCCTCCTCGGCCTTCTTGGCGAGGATGGCCGCCGCCTTGGCCTTCATCTCGTCCGTGATGGACGGACCGGCCGCCTTCTGGGCCGGAGCGGAGTCGCCCGGCTCCTCGTCCTCTTCGCGCTCGCGCGACGGAGCCTGAGCGGGGGCCTCGCCGAAGATCTTGTCGACCGCCTCGGGCGAGCCGTCGCTCTGGACGAGGGCGTAGATCTGCTCCTCGGTCAGGACGCTGCCGCCCAGCTGCGCGAGGTCACGGCACTCCTTGAGGCCGCGAGCCTTCTCCTCCTCGGTGAGAGGCGCCATGAGGATCTCGAACGATCCCTTCTTGTCGCCCGGCTTCTGCTCGACCTCGACGACGTCGGGAACGGTGAAGCCGTCACCCAGACGCTTGATGTTGAACCACACGCCCTGGTCCAGGTCGGTGGCGTCGATGTCCTGCTCCTGAAGCTCCTGGATCTTTGCGTCGATGCCCTTCTTGTGGGTCTTGTGGTTGATCTTGTAGTCGCCGAAGGTGCGGTCCTTGTACATGACGTTGATGTACCACTTGCGCTCCGGAGCGTGCTGGCCGAGCCAGATGTCGAACTCCTTCATCTTCGGATCGGCCTTGATCGCCTTGTCGTCGAGGCCCTGCTTCTTCAGCTCGGCCTTGTACGCCTCGGCCTCGGCCTCCTTGGCGCGGAAGTTGTCGCACTCCGGGCACGCCTGGCGGACGAACTTCGTCTTGAAGTCCTTGTCCTCGATGCACCGGAACGGACGCACCGTCGTCTTCGTGGGATCGGACTTCGAGACGCCCGAGTACCCCCAGTGGGTCGTGTAGTAGACCGCCCACTTGCCACTCTCCGCCAACGAGTGCATCGCGCACATCACGCGGATGAAGTTGTTGCCCGGACCCTTGCCCGGCTTCCCCGTCTTCTGAAACTTCTGACCGGAACTGTAGTTCGATTTGCCGTAACCCATGGCTGACTCCTGATTTTGGTTCTTTGCTTGTGGCCGGGAACCATTCCCGACCGCCCTGTTGGTTGTGGGATCTTTCTTCCCACTTTTCTATCGAATCTTTAAGACGCGGACTTCAGTCCGAGCCCTTCGCGAAAGATTGCGGCTGCCCTTTCCTCAGTCACCTCGGGAATGAGATCCACGTCGACCGTCGTGCTGCGCGTGAAGATCCCGTTGAGCGCGGCGCGATTCATCGCCGAGGCGTTGCGAACGACGACGACCAGGCGTTTGCCGGAGAACTCCTTGCTAAGGGCCTGGCCGACGATGTCGGACTGTGCACTGACGACCGCGGGCGTGCTTCCGTTCGAGCGCGCCACGATCTCGCGGATGTAGCGCAGGAGGCGCTCACGGTCGGGCACCGCACGCAGCTCGGTGATGGTGGTGCGGTTGATGGCACCGTCGTAGCCGGTCTTCTCGACCAGCTCACGCAGGGCGTGGTCCATCAGCCCCACCTGGGTGACCGAGAACTCCTTGCGCGCGCCCATGCTGCGCTCGGTGGCGTCGGCGAGCTTCTGGTAGATGGAGTCCGCGTCGACAGAGAACGCACCGTTCTCGACGGAGATGGCGGTGAACGCGTCCTTCTTCGCCTCGTCCTCGCCCTCCAGGAAGAAGCCGAAGGACGACTTCAGGATGGCGGTGAGGTACTCCAGGCGGAGCTTGGGGAGGTTCGCCTTGGACTGCCGGATGCGGACCTCGATCCCCGGGCGCCCCGGGGGCGGGTACTGCTCCGGGCTCTCCTTGGAGAACTTCTCGGCCTGCTTGTAGTCCTTCAGAATGTCATGCAGCGTCCGCGGTGGATTCATCTTCCTCTTCCTCTTCTTTCTCTTTGCCCTTGAGCGGTTGTTCGACAACGATCAGGTCCGACAACCCGAACGGCTTGTCGTCCTTCCAGCGGTTCAAGATCGCGATGACCACGGCGCCCTTGAGGGGCTGGTGGTACACGTCCATGACCTGGTTGGAATCCTTCTTCGGCCACGCCACGAACTCGTAGCGGGCGCCCTCAACGTCGAGCTGGAGCTTGCACATCTCCTTCTCTTTGTTCTCGCCGAACGCACGCAGCTCGTACGTCTCGACGTAGGCAGCGACGGCGACCGTGAGGGACTGATCGTCGACGAGCTTCTGGATCGAGAGCTGCTCCAGCTGCTCGGCCCCAACGAGGCCGACGACGATGTTCCTGCGGGTCTTCGAGTTGGGCGGCGTCCAGTTCAAGTAGCGCGTGCCACTCTCCGGGTCCGTCCCGAAGAATTGGTCGTTGTACTGGTACTCGATGAGCCGGCCCAGGTTGTCACCGTAGGTCGACAGCATCTGCTTGCACGTCTGGTAGCGGGGGAGCGGCTTGATCTCCCACAGCGCCGGGTCGACGGCCTGGGGCTTCTTCTTGCCCATGGCCTTGGCAAGCTCTGCTTCGAACATCTCGAACTTGCCGCCGACACCCAGGCCCTCGGGGAAGAGTGAGTCCATGGCGCCCGTCAGGATGCACGCGCGGATGACCTTCCGGTTGAGGGCGCTGGTGCCGCGCTTGAGGACCTTCTCCTGGACCGTGACCTCGGTCGTGATCTTCTTCTTGGGGTTGCTCGGGTCGGGGGACTTGACCTTCTTCAGCTTGTCCTTGGTGGTCCAGGTCCCGGTGGCGCGCTGGTGGTTGTCGATCTTCTGGCAGAAGTCGGCGATGTCCGTGTACGGAGCGTACCGTTGCAGTTGCTCCTTCGCCGCGGGGCCGAAGCCCTGGAGCTGCGAGAGCGGCATGCGGATGCGCTCGCCCTGGATCTCGTAGTTCTCACCCGACAGCTTCACGTCCGGCTGGTCGACGATGCGGTTGATGTGCCGCCAGAACTTGTTGTTGACCTCGTTCTTCGAGGCGTTGCGGAGAACCGCGCACCACCACTGAAGCGGGAAGTGGTGCTTCAGGTACGCGCACGCGTAGCTGACGGTCACGTAGGCGACCGAGTGCGATTTGTTGAACCCGTACTTGGCCCAGCTGATGAAGAAGTCCCAGGCCTTCCTGGCGGTCTCGACGTCACCTAGGCGGGCGCCGGCACTCTCCAGGAACGGAGCGTGGAGCTTCTGGATCTTGTCGTACTTCTTCTTCGCGACGAGCTTGCGGAAGTTCTCCGCCTCGCTCAGCGTGCAGCCCGTGAGCTGCTGGTACATGAACTGGAGTTGCTCCTGGTACACCATGACCCCGTACGTCTCCGGGATCAGCTCATCGAACACCGACAGGATGTCGGGCGTCTGGGGCGCTCCACGGGAGCGGCGGGCGAACTCGACGAGGGCGTTGTGGACGTGCTCGGGCTGCTCGGGGTCACGAAGCTCGACCTGGAGGGCACCGGGGCGATCGAGGGCCGTGAAGGCCGCCATGTCCTCGATGGAGCTGATGGCGTAGCGTCCGTCGGCCTTCTGGAAGGCGAAGTGCTGCAACCATTGAACCGCGCCCGGAGTGTTGAACTGGAACACCGTCTCGGTCTTGCCGGTCGCCACCTCCGAGAAGACGTCCTGGTCCTCGGGGAGATCCCAGATGTCAGCCAGGGTCCACCCGTTGGTACTCGGCACCGGAACCAGGTGGTGGGCTCGCACGAGCTTGCCGTTGATGACCTGGTTCTTGAATTCCACGCCCATGTCGCGCGAGAAGGCTTCGTGGATGAGGCGGATGCAGTCGGTGATGTCGTCGAGCGCGCCGAGGCCGAGGAAGTCCATCTTCAATCCCCCGACTGCTTCCACCGAGCCGGCGGTGTAGGCGGTGACGCGTCCGTCGGCGACGGTCGTGATCGGAATGAAGTCGCGGATGGGCTTGTTCGCGATGACGAAGGCGCAGGCGTGCTTGCCCTTGTGGCGCGGGAGGCCCAGGCACTTCGTGACGATGCCCCAGTCTTCGGGGAACATCTTGATGTAGGCGCGGAGCGCGGGATCGTACTCGATGGACCCCTGGATGTGGTCCTCGCCCTCCTTGTCGTTGCCCATGACGAACTCGTGGTCCGTCATGCCCTGGGGCGGCATGATCATTCTGCCGGTGAGGCCGTAGATCTCCTTGGGCACATGACCGCGGCGCTCGCGGGACACGTCCTGGATGGCCTGGCGCACGCGCAAGGTCGAGTCGACCGAGATCTGGGCGTAGTGGTCGCCGAAGCGCTTCTTCAGCCAGCCCGTCTCCTCGTCGATGAGGATGCCGCGGCGGAGCTTCGGCAAGTCCTGGTCGATGTCGGGCAGGCCGCCCGAAGCGATACGGTCGAGGGTGATGAAGCGCTCCATCGACAGCTTGTACTTGAGCGGGTCGACGTGGGTGATGCCGAGCAGGTAGGTGAGGATGAGGCCTGCGGCCGAACCACGGCCCGGACCCGTGAGGAGGCCCTGCTCCTCGAAGAAGCTGCACACCTCTTCGTCGACCATGAAATACGGCAGCAGGTCGATGACGCCGTTGTTGTGGAGGATCTGGATCTCGGCCTGGAGGCGCGAGGTCATCGCCTTGTTGCTCCAGTCCATGCGGCCGTGCTTCTTGATCAGCTCCATCGTGTAGCGGAGCGAGTCGTCCTTGTCGTTCTTGAACCACGGCCTGGTGGCGTAGATCTCCTCGTAGAACTTCGTCGGCAGGCTCGGAGGCGTGTTGAACTTGAAGTCCTTGAAGCGCCCGGCCCACTCGTGACTGTTCTCCACCCAGCCCTCGAACTGCGCTTCGCTGACGTTCAGCTTGCGCGAGATCTGGACGAAGGCCTCTTCGCTGCTCATGCGGTGGTAGCTGCCGTAGAAGCGCCACGCGCCGTCCTGAGCAAGGCGTACGTCCTGCACGACCTTCTCGTCCGCGGTCGCGTAATGGCTGTCGTCGCCGATGAGGATCTTGGTCCCGTACCTCTTTGCCAAGATCATCATGACCTTGTTGAGCCCGGCCTGGAGGTCGCCGTCGGGCGCCCAAGGACGGCACTCGTTCGGCTGGTAGCCGCGCTCCTGGATGACCTTCACGATCTCCTGGGGCTCGAACTCCTCCCAGGTGGCGCGGTTCTTGACCGCGAGCAGGATCTTGTGCTCGCTGCCCTCGAAGACCTTGGCGAGGTCGCCGGCTCGAATCTCACCGACGTTGGTCTTGAGAACCTTCTTGTCGTACCAGCGCTTGATCGTGCCATCCTTCAGGTGGATGAACACGCCCTCGACCCAGTTCATGCTGGTGTCGTGAGGATTCAATTCAACGTAGAGGTTCCCTGGCTTTGCGATGGACTTCAGCTTCTGGAAGTACCCCTCGGCAGTGCGAAGATCATCATTGTCCATGATGTGACGCTGAACCACGCCAATCATGCAGCCGGTAGTCAGGGTCACATTGTGAGAACCAAGCTCCTCCAAATCCCTCCACGTAAACATCGGCTTGCGTTCTTTGCCATGTTTACGGTCTTCGGGTTCCAGCTTGGGAAGAATTTCGTCAAGGCGTTCGTCGGCGTTAGACAGAAGTCGCACTGCGCACTCGTAGGCCGCCTGATCTTGGAAGTGTGCGCAAAAATGCATGTACTTGGGGGCGCCAATAAACTTCCCGTGCACGTTCTTGCGGTATCCGTTCTTCGCAAGGATTTCGCAGTCGTCGTCGCGCAGGTAACCTTCCATGCCCAAAACTGGCGTGAGGCCGTTCTCCTTGGCGAGGTCATAAATCTTCCGGCAAGCAGCCAGGCTTCCGTGATCTGTTGCCGTGAGCACACCACTTCCCAACTCCACCTCGCGAGCAGCAAAGGCTTCTGGCGTCGACCCGGAGTCGAGCGATTGGGGATGGCTATGACAGCTCGGGAAATTTCTCATGGTTGAAAAACCGGGGTACCAGGCCTCGAACACCGCCCGGTCTAGCTTGCTTCCGCCTCGGTATAGGAGGACCGAGGGCGCGGTTGCTACCAGCATGCTCCGAAGAGCTACCCCATCACCCTACTTCTAGCGAATCTTCTTCTCGACCGGACGCCGCCTAGGCAATTCATTGGGAGAGTGGCGAAACTCGGAGTCGAAGATCTGAGGGTTCTGGTACGTGAAATCTGGCATGGCCATATCCACGCCATTGGTGGTTGTACCGGCCATCCAGAACCTCTTGCAGTCCACGCAACGCAGGCGGTTGCCTGAGTTTTGGAAGAAGATGTTGGGGTGCATGCAGGCCGAACGGGCGGCGGCCTCTGCCTTGAGCAGGTCCTCTCGCGCTCCAGCAGCAGCCAATAGGTCCCTCTTCACGGCTCCTCGACTCCCATCTTCTCGCGGAGCTTGACGACGACCTTGTCGAACTCGGGCTCGACTTCCTTCTCCTCGATCATCAGCGCGTTGGCGATGACGTTGTCGGGAGCGCCGTCGGGGTAGCGCTCCTCCAGCTTCTGAAGGGAGTAGTCGTATCGCTTCGAGTTGACGAAGTCGGGGTCCTCGTTGACCTTCTTGCGTGCTTCTTCTTCGTTCATTTCTTCTCCGGGAACTTCAGGATCACGGGGTAGCCCGACAACTCCTCCCTCAGCTCGTCCAGCTCCTTCAGAATGTCGTTGTACTCTTTTCGGTGCGCGGTGACGGTCTTCAGCAGGTTGTGGTACTTGATCGACGCCTCGGCGAGCTTGTCGCTCGTGGTCTGAAGCAGCTTCTTGACACCGTCGAACTCCCTGATGTCGACCACCTCAGCTTTGTGCAACATGAAGTTCATGTTGTTCTCGTGCATCTTCCGATCCGAGTGCCATTCCTCCATGTCTTCGGCAGCGTGTGAGAGCGCAACCTCCTTCAGCTTCAGAACCCCCTCGCGCTCCTTGAGCCGCTTCTCCAGATCGCAGGCGTTGGACTCCAGTTCCTTTCGTGTGGGCACGTTACTTCTTTCGCAGCGGAGACTCCGTTTCGAATCCGAGGTAGGGCTTCACGATCTTGTCCAGGCGCGAGTCTTTGTCCGTGGACTCGTCGACATTCAGGAACCGGCGGTCACCGCAGATGTGGCCCGGGACGCTCTCCCAGAGCTGCTGGCCGCACTTCTGGCGCAGGACACCGCGGGAGACCGCGTAGCCGTCCGGAGGCACGAGGCATCCGTTGCTCATGAACGTGGGGCCCGAGGGGATCTCCACGATCGATCCGCAGTGCACGTGGCCGATGAGGAAGAAGTCGCTGTCCTTCGCGCTGCCGGCGTTCAGCTCGTTGATGTGGTTGCGGATCTTCTTGATGTCGATGGTGCTCGACGGGAAGCCCGCGTCCAGGACGGTGTCACCGTGGGTGACGAAGCCCTGCTGGTCGAACGCCTGGTACGTGTAGAAGGGCGCGTAGGGGATCACGACGCGAACGTTCGGCAGCGAGGCCACCGCGAACTTGACCGCGAGGTAGATCATGTTCTCGAACGAGTCCCACTTGCCCGTGGTCGCACGGTCGTGGTGGCGACGCTTGTTGCGGCCGTGGTTGCCCGGGACGCAGCGAACGGTGACCCGCTTGAAGCTCGCCGACCAGGCCGTGAGCGCCTGGGTGATGAGGTAGACGCACGCCCCGAACTGGTCGGTGATGCAGGCGGCCTCGCGAGGATCGTGCAGGTCGCCCTGCATGATGTCGCCGAAGATGTGGACGTACAGCTCCGAGTCGTCGCGGTACTGCGGCTTGTACTCGGAGACCTCCTCGACGATGCGCGCCGTGCGGCGAGCCTCTTCGAGCGGGCCGTACTCAAACGGGACCTCTCGCGGATCGAGCAGCGAGTGGTAGTGCAGGTCCGAGAGGGCGATGTTGACGATGCGCTTCTTCGGACCCGTGTCGAGGGTCTTCTTCGCGTAGCCGCTGGGCGCGGCCACTCCGTTCCCGAGGGCCTTCTTGAGGACTCCTTCGAGATCCTCCAGGAAGAGGTTCTCGCGAGCCATCGCAATTGTGGTGCGACGGTTGTCGCGAACGTTGGACTCCGTTCGTTCAGCATCCACGCGTTCCTTCAGGAACGACATGATGCTCGCCTCGCCTTGGAGGCGGCGGTCACGCTTGCTCATTCGGCAGCTCCTTAGCTGTGAAGATTGCTGGACGAACGGAACAATTAGCCGGCGGTCTGGCCTGCCAGATCCTCCACGAGTTGCTCCTCCACGGCCTTGGCCTCGGCCTCGATCTCGGCCGCAGCGTCGGACAGCTGCTCGACCAGCTTCGCCTCGGCCTCGGCGTCGAGCGGCTCCGCGTCCACCGGGGGAGTGCCGGCCGGCAGCGGAGGCGGTGGGACCTGCTCCGCCTGCGGGATGACGTCGTAGACCGTGGCGACGGTGAACTTCGAGCCCATGGGCGTCTCGATCGAGTCGCCACCGCGGGCGCCGCGGAGCTTGTCCTGGTACTCCTTGTGGAGCGTGGCGAACAGGAGCTGGACGCGCGAGGGGTACAGCTTGTTGCCGTCCTTGTCGACCTCGGAGCCGACCACGACCGACATGTCGCCGATGGTCTCGACCTCCTTGATCTTTCCGTCCTTGAGGGCCTGCTCCAGCGCCGCCGTCTCCATCGCGGAACGCGCCTCGACGCGCTCGATGTGGAGGCGCTTGACCTCCTCCTCGACCTGGGTCCGACCGATGAGGTTCACGCACGCCTCGTTGACCTCTTCGAGGTTCTGGAGACGCTGCTCGATCGCCTGGAACGTCTGGCGAACCGCGCGCAGAATCTCCCCGCGGAAGTCTTCGAGCGCTTTCAGGCGCTCCAGCGAACCGGGGCCCTGGGGACGGACGGGGCCTGCACCATTCCTACCGAACTTTGCCATCGGATCTCCTTACGCGGGATTCTGGAGGCCGGTGAGGGCCTTCTGGACGTTGGGGTTTGCTTCGAGCGTGGCTGCGCGGGCTCCTGCCTGCGCTGCCGTGACCTGAGAGAGCTGAGCGTCGTTGGGGAAGGGCATCATGCCCGCCGGGCGCTGGATGCGCTGGACGCGGACCATGCGGGGGCTGCCGTCCTTGTTGTACAGCGGTTCCTCGGTACCGTCTGCGTGCTTGCGGACCGCCGGGACCATCTGTTCGGTGTCCTTGGGCGGCCGGTTCTTCGCGCCCGGGGGACGGCCGGGGCCACGCTTGGGAGCCTCCGCCTGCTGGGTCACGGGGGCCGCCGGGGCGGGAGCGGGCGCGGCGCGCTGCGGAGGCGCAGGAGCGGGCCGCGGGGCAGGGGTGACGGGAGCCTTGGCTTGTCGAAGAACGGGCTCCTCGCGCGGCGCAGGGGCCTCTCCGGTGAGCCTGGCGACGACCATCTTGATGGCCGTCACGTGGGCCGGGGTCAGGTCGCCAAGGAGGCGCAGAATCTCGATCTGGGCCTCCGTGAAGGTCTCGGCCTTCTTCGTCTCGCCGGGCAGGCCCAGAAGCTCTCCCAGGCGCTGGCGGATGAATCCGGAGAACTCGTGCTGCACGATGCGGGCGGCCTTCGTGTCGTTGTCGAACATCGGGTTGGAGAGGGCCGAGCGGTAGTAGGCCGCGATCTCCAGGCGCTCCTCGACTTCGTCCATGTACGAATCTTGGGTCGACTCCAAGGCCTGCGCGACCGTCTGCGGGGTCTGCACGGGCGCCGACGTGCCCATGATGGCCGCGACGATGTCGTTCACGTTGCCGTGCTGGACCGGCGCCGACTGGATCACAATCGGCTGCGCCGGGGTACGAGCGATCGGTTTGCCGGTGTCGCCGACTTCGCCGGTCGTCTCGTTCTCGTTGGCACCGTACTCGTCGTTGTTGCCGTTCTCGTCGAAATCGAAGCCCATCGAAGATAATCTATCGAATCTTATCTCTCTTGGCCAAATTGTCGACCGCCCACAGAGGCTGTAGGTTCGTAAAGTGACAGGCTTGAAGGAATTGTTCTCTGTCTGTCAGATCAAACTTCGCCAACGGATTGATGTGGTCAATATGCCACTGTCCGTAGTTGTCCCATGTCATACCTGGCTGAAATTTGGACTCAAGATATTGTTTTAACTCTGGAATAGAACACCCCAAATCGCTCACGGCAGAGCCCGCCTTGGACTCCCATCTAATGGCTTGATAAAGTCTACTTCTGAGAGCTTCAGCCAACCGCCCCTTGGTCTTCTTGTAGTGCTTCCGCAACGGTTTAGCGCGTGCATTGATCCCCTTCCGCACTTCCTTGCCGCGTGCACTCTGCGTGTATTCCAGGCACTTGGCCTTACCGCGAGCCGTGGCCCGATACCTGGCCGTCCGTACCCTCTGCGACGCCAGCCTCTTGATCGGGTCCTTATACGGCATTAGATTTCACAAACACCAGAGCGGCAGGCGCCGCCTTCGACCTCAGCACTGGCACCTTGAATGTGCTCCATCGCCTCTTCGTGCGACATTGGAGTGAGCGGCTGATCAGCACGGCTACCTTCAGGATAGACGGTCAATCCCTTCAGCTCGGGCAGGAACTCCATGTAGAGGTCCGACAGCTCCGCCGCGGACGTGCCCGGCATGAGGTTGATGGTCTTCGAGCAGGCGTTGTCCAGGTGCTTCTGGCAGATGCGCTGCATCTCGAAGTGGTCACGGATCTTCAGCTGGTACGCACCCTGGAAGTGTTTCACACTGCGGCCATCCTGCACGAACTGCTGGAAGAGCGGGTGGACCACCACCTCCTCGCGAAGCTCCTCGCCGTCACGGAAGCGGCGACGGTAGGCCGGCGCGAACATGGGCTCGATGCCCGAGGTGACGTTCTGAACCATGGACGTCGTGCCCGTGGGCGCGATGGTGAGCAACGCGCAGTTGCGGATACCGTGCTCGGCGATCTTGGTGCGCAGCGACGGCTTGAGGGTCTTGGCGAAGCCGCTCTTCAGGAACTCCTCGGCGCGGAACTTCGAGAACGGGCTCTTCTCCTTCGCCAGGTCAATGGACGCCTCGTAGGCGGTGTTCTTGATGAACGCCATCACCTCGTCGACCAGCTCCAGGGCGCGGTCGGTGGTGTACTTCATGCCCAGCATCAGGAGCATGTCGTGGAGCCCCATGACGCCCAGGCCGATGCGGCGGAGCGACGAGCACACGTCTTTGATCTCGGGGAGCGGGTAGGTGTTGACCGTGAGGACGTCGTCGAGGAAACGAACGCCGAGGCGGACCGTCTCGGCCAGCTCGTCCCACTGGATCTTGCCATCCTGGACGAAGCGCGGGAGGACGACGGCGCCGAGGCAGCAGCAGTCGTACTCGGACAACCAGATCTCGCCGCAGGGGTTGGTGCAGATGAGCTTGGCGCAGTAGGCGACGTTGCTCATGCGGTTGGCGTACCAGCCATTGAGGACGCCGGGCTCGCCCGACCTGAGCGCGTTCTGGATGATCTTGTCCCACAGCTCCTTGGCGGGGATCTCCTTCACCGTGCGCCCGCCGAAGGTGAGCTTGACGTTCTCGCCCTTGCGGACCTGGTCGAAGAACTTCTCGGGGTTCTTGTCGAAGATGACCGAGACGTTGGCGTTGTTGAGCTTGCCGAGGTCGAGCTTCTTGTTCAGGAACTCCTCGACGTCCGGGTGGTCGTGCTCCAGCGCCATCATGAGCGCCGTGCGCCGGCCACCGCCGGCCTTGATCTCCTCGCCCTCGGCGTTGATGATGCTCATCAGGCTCGTGGCGCCAGTGGCCGTGCCACCGGTCCCGCGGATGTTCGAGCCGCGGTTGCGCACAGGCGAGTAGTTGGTGCCGACGCCGCCGCCCGTTCCCGAGATGACGAGGGTGTCGTACGCGAGCTTGCCCCAGCCCTCACGGCTGTCGGACGTCGGGACGACGAAGCAGTTGAGGAGCTGGCCACGCGGGCGACCCGAGCCGTACATGATCCTGCCGCCGGGGGCGAAGAGGCCGCTCACCAGGATGTGGTTGAACTGCTTCTGGTAGCTGGCGATGTCCGAGCCCAGCTCCGCCTTCGAGACGAAGTCGGCGACGCGCTTGCAGGCGTCCTGCCAGGTCTCCTCGGGGTAGATGGCGTAGCGCTTCTGGAAAATCTCTGCGGCGAGGCCGGTCGGCTGGTACTCGGGACGGTCGATCATGATGCTGCCTGTCTCCTGCGGATTGGTGGGGTCCATTGGTCCAACGCTCCGCTCTTTCGAGCCTTCTTCAAACCTGATGCGATCAGGTTCTTGGCCTTGGGAGGGAGATCGGTTAGAATGTGATTACATACCACGCAACATGGCGTGACGTTCTTACGCGTGTGGCCCTTACCGGGCAGAACCTGGTCGAGGCCGCCGCTTCCTGGCTTCCCACAGTAAGTACATGGCTCCTGCATCAAAGCTAGAGCCTCTTCCTTGGGAAGGGTTCCCCTTAGGCCGTGCCTGCTGTCCCATTGCTTGTAGCCGTACCAGCGCACGGTTGGCTTATTTTTCTGCCACCACCGATTTCCTAGACGAGCGTGTGACTCTTGACGAAGACGCCGGCTTCGGATCGGGTGCTCCTTGTGCCACGCTGCCGCCCGACGTGAGTTGCAAGCCTTGCAGTACCGATAGCCAACGCTCGTGTAGCCCCAATCGGAGCCCCCGCACTTTCCACAGCGAGACACAAGAGGCATGTAATTAGCCGGCAGCATGACTTTTTACGTACGCGAGGCCCATCAAGATAGCGTCAGCCTCATCATTATCCTTGAGCTTTAGGGCTTTCCCAAATCTGTCGTTCACCATCCGAACAGCGAGGTGTTTCTTGGAGATCTTACCTCGCTTCTTGCCGGCGCGCACCTCCTTGTTGTTCTTGAGGTCGTCCTTCGACATCCAGAGACCGACGATCGAGCGCCACTCGCTCGTGTCCATGTACTTCATCTTGACGAGGGAGTAGTCTCGGAAGTCAAGCAGCATCTCGTGGTGGATGAACTCCAAGACGCGCTGCGTGTGCCGGTTCTTGCCCTTGTTCGTGTTCTCGACGACGACGATGTCCAGCGGCCACTTCTGCTGGATGAGGTCGTGGATCAGAGACACCTCTTCGGCGGCTGCGTCCACGATGTTGTACGGGTAGTCGTCGGACTTCTGGGCGTTCTTGTCGTTGACGTTGAAGTTCCGGATCTTGACGGGCTTCAGCGCACCCGACTGAAGAAGTCGGCCGTCATCGAATAGAGCCCACCCAGTCTTGGTGGACGCGTCGAGAGCAAGAACGCGCATCGCGGTTCATCGAAAGATTACTGCGGCGCCATCGTCTTGATGATCCACGACCCCCAGCGACGACCGTAGTCGAGCACGACGATTCCATCCTCGCGAAACTCATCGAGCTTCTTGCTCAGCGAGCTTTCCTTCGTGAGCCGGTTCTCGTCATCGAACTCGGGATGTTCGTCGGCCACGCGGAAGTAGCGGTGCTGTCCGACGTCCCACTCGGTCGGAAGATCTTCGGGAACGAACGCCTCGGGCGCTGCCAGTTCCTGGTCGAAGATCGCAGTCAGATTCGGTTCGATGTTCTCGTCCACGCGGTTTTCCTCCGCGTCATTTCTATCGAATCACATGCCCTCGACAACCTCTTGCGTGTGAGTCCACACCTCGAAGCGAAGGTCTTCGAGCTTGACGCCCTGGGCGAGCTTCCGGTTGATCAGGGAGACGGTGGCCTCCATGAAGGCAAGGACTCGCTTCTCTTCGTCCGTGAGGTCGGAGTTCATCCCGTGCATCCGACAGCGCGCGGGCATGTTGTTGAACTCCTTGATCGCAGCGGAGCGAACGTCGACCACGTCGAAGAGGGAAATCATTTCCGGATAGAGTACGGTCATGACCAGAGATTACCTCCGTCCAGGGATCAAGTCAAGAGGGTGCTGACGCCGTTCTGGTTCTGCACCGTGACACGATGCGTGAAAAGTCCTTGAGTTTCGCTCATGTGGTCGACGATGATGACGAGCCGATCGTGAGCGTAAAGTTGGAGGATCTCCAAGCACGTCTCCTTCTCCCGCGGACCCAGGCCGTCGAAGCTCTCGTCCAGGATGAGCCAGCCGGGACAGACGCCCGTGCGCTCGGAGATGATCTTGCCGACCGCCAGGTCGACGGCCAGCTCGATGGCCGAGAGCATGCCGCCCGAGGGGCCGTACTCCAGGCTGGTCTTGTGGCCGTTGATGGTGATCACGGGCGTGATTTCCTGGCGGACCTTCCCTTCCTGCGTCACGTTCTCGGAGGTGAACTCCAGCGTGCAGTTGCGCGTGTTGGCGATGGAGGCCAGCATGGCGTTCGTCTCGGCGCTGATCGCTTCCAGGGCCTCGTCGAACACGCTCCCGCGGAAACCTTCGCGGCCGGTGAGGTGAGCGAAGTCTCGCTCCTTCGCCAGCTCGAACTGGAGCGGTCCCATCGACTCGCGGATGGCGTCCGACTTCTCGCGCACGTCGGCGATCTGCCGTCGCCGCTCACGGATGGCGCCTACTTCCTCGGCGAGCTTCTGGCGCGTCAGCTCCTTGCGGACCTTGGCGTCCTTCTCCTGGAGAGCGAGTTGCTCCACACCACGGACGCCCGACAGCACCTCTCGGTGCTTCGCCTCGGCCAGCGCGTACGATTCGTTCTTGAGCCTGTCCTTCTTCTTGCGCGCCTCCATGAGAGCATCGGCGTGCTCCTGCACCTTGGCGTACGCGACTCCGGTGACCCGTGCCTCCTCCTCCTGTGCGTCCTCGCGGCACTTCTCCAGCGCCGTGCGCATCTGAGCGATCGTGGGGTTCGGCTCGATGGTCTTGGGCAGCAGGTCGTACTCGGCCTTGAGACGGTTCGCCTCTTCCTGGACGAACTTCAGCTCCGCCACCTCGCCGTTGATCTGCTCCAGCTCGACCTTCAGGTCCTCCAAGCGTACGAGAGCGTCCTCCCACTCGCGCATGCACGTGGGGCACTTGTTCTCTTGCAGCGTCTTGATGTCGGCGACGACGCGGTCACGATCGGCGAAGAGCTTGTGCGTGCCCTTGGCCTGGAGCGCGAGAGCTTGCCACTGGTCGCGCAGCGCCTCCGCCTCGGCGAGCAGCCCCTTCATCCGGTCGAAGTCCTCGGCCTCCAAGCGCGTGAGTCTGGTTTGAATGGCGACCTGCATCGCCTTCAATTTCTCCCATTCGGGTGTCATAGGAGGCGCCGTGAGGGTGATGCCCTCCAGGTACTCGATGAGCCCGTCGGCTTCGGCAATCTGCACGTCGAAGGACCTCAACGTGGCCTCGTACAGCTCCTCCGCGCTCTTCTGCGAATCCTTGATGACCTTCTCGTACTTGCGCTGGGCCGCCTCGTGGTCCTGGATCTGCTTGGTGACCGCGTCGAGACTCGCTTCGGCTTCGAGGCCGTCGCCCTGGGCAGTGAGAGTTTCGAGACGCGCGATGAGGTCACCGAACCGAGCAGTCTCGATGTCCAGTTTGTCTTCCAGCTCGTGAACCTTCAGGAGCGCCTTCTTCTGTTCCTCGTCCCATCGGTCGAGGCGCAGGAGCTTGGTCAGGAACTCCTTCTGCTTCTTGTCGGTCTTGTTTAGGAAGAGGCCGGGCTTGCGCTGGGCACGGTAGGTGAGCGCGAGACGCATCTCCGCGTCCGTGCCAAACAGCTCGTTGATCTTCTCTTCCTTCTGGGCCGCGGAGCCGTGCTGGGCCACGCCGTCGATGCTCAGCTCGAAGCGCTTGCCGCGCGAGATCTCCACGATCTTCCCATCCACGTCGTACGTGGCGACGACCTTCGGCGTGTCCTTCGTGTACCAGCTCTGAAGCTCGGTGAGCGGCACGGGGCAGGTCCCGAGGGGGAAGTTGAACGCGTGCAGGAAGGTGCTCTTGCCCGACGCCGACGAACCCTTGGTGTCGAGGTTCTCGCCACGCAGCAGCAGAAGCCCCGACTCCGGGAACTTCACCTGGAACGGTGACGCGAAGGAACCGAAGGCGGTTCCAGCGAGGGAGATGATCCGTGGCGGTTTCATCCGTTCTTCTTGGCTCGATCTTTGTAGAGCTGCTCGGCGTCCTTGAGGCGTTCGATCTTGGTGGTCATGGCGCCGTTGTCGAGCGTCTCCTTCACGAGCGCGGAGGGACCGCTCGGGTCACGCTCCATCGTGTGGGAGACACGCGCCAGTCCCTTGTCCTCGTTGGGGCACGTGGCCAGCAGCTCTTTCTCGTCGGTGGTGAGCTGAGCCCACGGCTTCTTCGAGATCCTGGTGACCTTGACGAGGGCCTTGTGGAGCTTGCAGACGAAGTTGTAGCTAGGCATTGCCGCCCCGGTAGGTGTGAACGATCTGCTTGAGAGGCTTCATGTCGAAGTCCTTCCGCTTCAGTCGCTTCGGCTTCTTGCCGGCATCCTTGCCGCCGGTACGGATCTGGTACTTCTTGCGGCTGTACGTGCGCTCGTAGCGCTGCTCGCCCATCTCCCACCAGCCCTTGTCGATGCCGGAGTCGACGCCGCCCGTGTAGAACGTGTTCGGGAAGGGCGTGGCGTTGAAGTTGTGAGCCTGACCGTCGCGGCGGTACACGGGCTTGTTGATGTTTTCCTGCGGAACTTGAACCTCGCCAGCCGGCAGCACCTTGAGCTTGCCCGACTCGAACAGCAGCGTCAGCTGCTCGTACCTAAGATCTAGCGAATCGTCGTTGCGGAACGAACGCTGGGGTTTCAACATCAGCGCCATCAAGGCGAGATGCGCGTCCACGAAGGCTCTGGCGGCCCGGTACATGCGATGGGCAGCGTGGAAGCGCTGCTGCGCCGAGTACCGGTCCGGATCCTTGAAGACCTTCTTGGCGATGCGGATTTTCATGCTACCAGGGGAAGAGCGACCAGTCGGAGCTGAACGCGAAGTCGCCCTCCTGGCCGAACACCGGGAAGCCCACCTGCTCGTTGAGGCGCTTGTAGTCGCTCTCGTTCGAGAAGAGGAACGTGAACAGACCCACCTCCCACCGGAGGTCCGTCATGGCCAGCGTGATAGTCGACGGGCCCGAGAGGACGCCGTGTTTCCAGATCCCGCGGTCGGCCATCGAGTTGAGGAACATCGCCCAGCGGTGGATGTACTCCTCGTTGACGCTGCCGTCCGGCTCCAGCGGCACGCGCATGTTAGCGTACTGCGCGTAGGCGAGTTTGCTGTCGGGAGTCTGGTATATCGTGCTCTTGATGGGGTTCTGGATGAGCTGGAGCGCGCGAGCGTTGAGGTACTTTTCGACCCCTTGCAGAGGCTTGATCTGCAACATGGCCGGCACGGGACGAAGGCGGTTGGCGAGCTTCATGGCCACGCGACGCACGGCGATGATGGCCGCCGAGGCCTTGGCGCTGAACCAGGCCACGAGGGCGAGAGGCCAGTTGAACGCCAGCCACACCTTTTGCTGGAGCGTCTTCTTGAACTCCTTGACCGGCGTCTGGGCCCGCGCGAAGGCGAGGAACCCTGGCTCACGCTGCTGGAGTTGCTGGATGGCCAGGTTGGTCTGGTCGATGTCTTTCATCGGGGGAAGCCCCTGCGCAGCCGTGCGCGGAAGCTTGTGGCGCAGGAACCCCGTTTGCGGATCGATGACGACGTAGTCGCCATTGGAATCCCTCAGGGGCTCGCCTTCACGGCCTGCGGCGACGTAGATGGGGCGCCCGTCAGGGAGCCGTCGGTACAAGAGCGGCTCGCCGTTGACCAGTGCCGGCTTCGGCGGAGCGTCGTCGCTCAGCTCCGCTTTCACGTCGTCCGCCATCTTCTCCAGTTCTTTCAGATTCATCACGAACACCCTTCCTGGTGAGGGCAGATACCGCCATTCCTGGCTCGCCCACAGTTGCAGTTGTAACACATCAGTTGAAATCGATCTCTGGGAAACCCTTCCTTCTTCAACCATCGGTAGAAACCGCCACCACGTCCAACCCTGTTTCCAAACAACTCCCTACGATGTTCAGCTCCATCGTTCATGATGTGATCGATTGTCAAAAACACGAACTTGGTCTCACCACAACAGACACAGGCAGCCCCGTAAGCTTCGATCACTTCATGACGAAGTTTCTGAATTCGATTTCGTTCCTTTTTCTTTAGAACCTCTGGATTCTTTTTGTAGTAATCCTTCAGGTACCGTTTCATTTCCTCTTTGTGAGAGGCGCGGTACTTAGCGTCATACGCTTTCTTCTTTTCTGGATCGAATGGCATCAGGGTCGTTCGTCGGCTGGATTGTAACTCGACTCCCGCTGCCACTGAGATGCAGCGCGAGCCTCATTCCTTTCGAAGATTGGGTCTCTATGAAATACAACGCACCCTCCAAGCGTTCCGATCTGGGACGCGCTGGAAATGGCGTTGCGAATTGCTTCGAGCACCGCGGGGGTGCTGTCGAGGATGCCGCCCTCGAAGGCGTCGACGTGCTTCGACTCCAGGAAGTCGTACACGATCGACTTGCCCTGCGCGATACCCTGCTGGATGGGCATCTCGATGGCGAACCCCTCCTCGTCCGTCAGGAAGCCCGAGTTTTCGACCAGGCGACGGAACGGGGTCTGGAACGCCTCCCGCAGAATCCCGTTGATGGGATCGGTGGGGAGCAACGAGCAGAGCTTGAGCAGGGTCCACGCGCCACCAGGGAGGCAGCCGTACTTCACGGCGCCGCGGACAGCGCACACGGCGTCCTCGGCACGGTCGCGGCGCTCCTTCAGGTCGGCGTTCGACGAGCCGACGACCTTGAGCCGCGCGATGCCGCCGGAGAGCTTGGCGATGCGCTCCTGGAGCAGCTTCGCGTCCAGCTCGGAGTCCGGGTTCTGGAGCTGTTGCTGGACCTCTTCGAGACGCATCTGGAGCAGGCCCTCATCGGCGAAGCCCACGACGTTGCTGCGCGAGCGCGTGACCTCGAACATGTCGCAGCCGACGCCGAGATCTTCGAGGCGTACGGTGGGCAGTGGCTTCGAGATCGGGTCACAGAGCGTCGCGCCCGTGATGCCGGCGAGGTCGCGGAGGAACTCGAACTGCGCATTCGACTGCGGCGAGTTGTTCGGCACCAGGAGCGGGAAGATGTTCGGCGAGCGCGGGTCGTCGAAGTTGGTCGCGCACGTCGCGAGCACACCCTCCGAGAAACCGGTGGCGACCACCACGAGGTGGGGCGTGAAAGGCTTGTCGAGCCCGAACTGGGCCGGCTGCTGGTACGCCGACAGCACCTGCTCGATGATCGGGACCAGGTCGCGAATCTCGTTCACGCGGCCGTGGTAGAGCAGGAACGCGGGCTTGTCCAGGAGGGTGCGCTGGGTGCCGGGGTCGTTGATGAACTTCGGGTAGAACTTCTTGCACGACTCCTCGTATCCCATCGCGATGGGGTAGCCCTGGATGTGCTGGACCTCGTAGCCGTCGGGACCGCCCTCTTCGACGATCGTGACGTTGCCCTGGTCGCCCGTCACCTCGAAGCACTCCATGACCGCGTCGGCCAGGTCGGTGTCGCCGTTGGCCGACACCTTGGCAATGGCGTGGAGAAGATCTTGGTCTGACTCCAAGTTCAGCGACCTGGACAGCCCCTGAACGGTCGGCTCGATGAAGTCCCGGAAGGTCTTCTGGAGCGTGCGGACCACCCGCTGCGGAGAAACGCGCGGGTTGTCTTTGCAGTACTCCTTGGTCAGCCGGACGATGGCCTCGGACAAGATCGAGGCCGTCGTCGTGCCGTCGCCGGCTTCGTTGGCCGTGCGAACGGAGGCGTCTCGGGCCACCTCCATCACGCAGTGGGCGATCGAGTTGTCGAATCCGAGCGCCTGGTACACGGTGACGCCGTCTTTGGTCAAGATCGGCGGCAGACCGTGCTCGTAACGCTCCAGAAGCGCAGGCTTTCCACCCGGCCCTAGCGTCCCGCCGACGATATCGGCGATGGTTTTCATGGTTTCGAGGACGATCTTGTCGAGCTTGGCTCCCGAAACCTCGACCTGCTTGCCTACGGACTTGACCTTGGCGTAATCCATCTCCTAGCTTCTATCGAATCTATTTCTCGATGGGGTTGACCTGAAGCGTGGCGTGAGTGGCCCACTCAGGAGCTTGGGACGGCTCCCACTCCGTGTCCCCGCTTCGCATGCGCCCGATGCTGTACGGGTCTTCGTACGTTCCCAGGGAGGGGCTGTACGAGCAGAGAGCGGCGTAGCGGATGCGATCTCCAGCGCGGCACTTCTGGAGCTGGATGAGAGTGGGATTCTTGACCCACGACTTCGGCTCAACCAGGGAGCCTTCTGTGGACTTGCCGTTGTAGAACCCCACCTTCTCGTTCACGCGAGCAATCATGACCACGTTGGTCGCGACGGTCACGATCGCCTTGCTGCCCGAGATGTCCTCCATCAGCGGGATGAGCGGCGCGAACTTTCGGTTCTGCTTGCCGTCGCCCTTGCGCGTCTGTGCCGCGGCGACGATGGGGCAGCCGTCACCAGTCATAGCGAGGTCCGCCAGCTTGTGCATCAACTCGGTGACCGCCTTGTTCTGGTCGTTGCCGTCGAGGTCGATATACCCGAGGTGGTCGATGATGACCAAGTCGGAGTCACGAGCTTGCGTGAAGATATCGCGCTCCAAGTCCTTGTCGGTGTACTTGCCGTAGCCGCGGTAGAACGTGAACACGTTCTTGAGCCTCTGCTCCATGATTTCGGCAGCCATCTTTTCGAACGGCTTCAACTTCGCGTTGACCTTGGGCTCACCTTTCGCCCATGCGACACCGTCGAGAAATTCGCTGTTGCCCGGGTAGGCTTTGTTGAAAAGCTGGAGCAGGATCGTGAACTTGATCCGACGCTCCAGCTCCAGGTTTTCGGCTTCGAGTGCGAAGAAGGTGACCTTCTTGCCAGACATGCCCGCTGACTGTGCGATGGCCGTCGCGGTCTGCGTCTTGCCGTAGCCGGTCTGCGCGGAGATGACCCAGAGATCTTTCGGGCCGATACCACCGCCCGTGGCGTCGTCGAGGTACTTCAAGCCGGTCGGAATCAATCGGCTGTACCGACCGAGGCGTTCCTTGTCTTCGCCCCTCGAACGCTGAGACATCGCATCGAAGCGAGCGCCGGTCACAGCGAGACCGACGCGCTGAAGCTCCGAAGCGAGATCGAGGACGAGAGCCTTGGACTCCTCGTGCTCTTTCTTGCCAGCCACGCCGCCGTTCTTGTTGTACAGGTCCATCGACGTGTTGAACACGTCGGCAGCCTTTTCGAGCTGGTTCTTGAACACCTGACGCTCGCCCCAGAGCAGGAGGAACGGCAGGAGCGTCTCGATGCGGATGTCGTTCGCCGCCTTGAGACACTCGTCGAGACGCTTGGAGATGGCGTTGCCGTCATTCACCTCCATGAACTGCATGCAGTGGTTCCGCAGCTCGGCGACCGAGGGCTGGGTGTGGTTCTGCTCGACGAACTCGCAGAGTCGCTTGAAGAGCGAGGCGGTGAGGTTCTCGTCGAAGATGACCTTCAGCTGCTGAACAGCCGAGAGGACGACAGAGTCGATGACCGCATGGCCAAGGACGGCACGTTGCTGGGTCTGGGTGAAATCAGTTTCGGTGGACATGGAAAATCCTTTCAGTCGGCAGGGAGGTTTCGTTCTTGGGCGGGGTCAGCCACTTTCTTAGCGAGGGGTGCGACTTTCTTCGGAGGACCCTTCTCGTCACGCCAAGGTCCGTTCAGGAAGGTCAGGAGCATGCCGAGCTTGAAGCTGCGATCTTCACGGTCATCGACGTCGAATCGTTTCAGACGGAGGTGGACCTTTTCTGCAAAGTCGACCAACTTGCAACCCTTCCTACGAAAGGCCTTTTGGAAGTTCCCGAAGTTCTCACGGAACGGGGTACCGTCTTTCTTGGTAGGACCCCCACGATCGTACCACTCGTCGAAGAGGGACTGGAGGTCGAGATCGACCCCCTCCTCCTCCTGCACCTCCTCTACCCCAGAAGAACTTTCGTTGTCGTCTACGTTAACGTTATGTGCGAGTTCGGCTGAATTTGCGAAATTCGCACTTTTGTGAGGAGCCGAAATTAGCTGTGCACCATACCCTTTTTTCTCGTGATAACGCGCGTTGTCATTCTCCCTCTTGATCTCTTTGCTGACCAATTCTCTGTACTTGGGATGGTTGATGATAAGCCACCCACCAGTGATCTCCTTGATCCGGCGACCTTCATCCTCCTTCGTTCTGGAGAACGGGTCGGGTGTTTGGAGATACTCCAAGGCTTTTTGGCACTCCTCCAAGGTAACACCGGCTCTTGCGGCCAATCCGGGGATGGATGCTGTAACGTCACCACCCTTGTCTGACATCGCAAGTAGTGTAATCCAAACAACTTTTGTGGTGGCAGGCTGTTGCCAGACGCTGGAGTCCAGGATCGAACCGAACAGCTTTACGAAGGAAATCATCGACGCGGTGCTCCTTTTTGCGAATTTCGCAAGTTCACGCAATTCTCTATCGAATCTCCACCGGCCGTGACGCACCGCTCTGATTCGATAGAAACACAGGAGATGCTCGAACTCGTCACCCCCACCTGCATGTACCTGCGCGGCTACCAGGATCGGCTGGCACAGGTTCGAGCCAACCTGACCTACACCGACAAGCAGGTCGAGTGGGCCCTCCGCGGTCACATCAAGGGCCAGCGCTGGTTCGTGAAGTACAACGGCGAGGCCGCGTACCGCGAGAAGTTGGCCGAACTCCAGGCTGCCAAGGAGAAGTGTCTCCTTTTCGACGACGATGACGATCACGGGCCGTACACCTACACCGGTCTCCGCCAGCGTCTCGAATCTGCCTTCGACGACACGTCGCACGTGCGCTACACCCTCCCCTATCCGAAGCTCGTGCCTTGGGAGAAGATCCCTGACCACGAGCCGCGCTACTACCAGCTCGCGGCCAAGACCGAGTTGCTCAATCACGCTGCCGCGGGTCCGTGTGGCGTCGAGATGGGCACCGGCCTCGGGAAGAGCTTCATCATCGAGCTGCTGCTCAAAGACATCGGTCTGCCGGCGGTGATCATGTCGCCCTCGGTGAACATCGCGAAGCAGATTCATCGCGACCTCCTGAAGCACTTCGGCAAGGCGCGGGTGGGATTCTTCGGTGATGGCAAGAAGCAGCTCGGCAAGCTCTTCACGGTCGGCGTGGCCGCGTCGTTGAAGAACGTTGAGATTGGGACTCCTGCGTGGGATCAGTTCCGCGAGGCCAAGATCTTCATCGCGGACGAGTCGCACATGTGCCCAGCCGCTACGCTTTCCGACGTGTGCTTCGGCTTGATGGCGCACGTGCCGTACCGCTTCTTCTTCTCGGGCACGCAGATGCGCGCCGACGGGAAGGACCTGCTCCTCAACGCCATCACGGGTCCGATCGTGTACACGATGACGGTCCAGGAGGGCGTCGACCAGGGCTTCCTGGCGAAGCCGCAGTTCCGCATGATTTGGTGTGACTCCAACGTGCGCGACCGCGGGCAGCTCTACGAGTCTGACGACGCGAACGACATGACCCGCGCCCACGTGTTCTACAACCCCGAGATCATCTCCAAGGCCGCCGAGGTGGCCAACAAGGCGGTGAGCCTCATGGGTCGTCCGACCGTGATCATGATCGAGGAGTATGAGCAGCTCCAGAAGCTCATCCCGCACCTGCGCTACGACTTCCGCTTCGCTCACGGCAGTCTCACGAAGGAGTCGAAGAAGTTCGTGCCCGAGAAGTACTGGGATGACGACCCCACCGACCTCGTCGACCAGTTCAACCGCGGCGAGTTTCCGATTCTCATCGGCACGTCCTGCATCACCACCGGAACCGATATCCAGAAGGTGAAGCTCCTCATCAACCTCCGCGGCGGCAAGTCGGAAGTCGAGCTGCGCCAGATCACGGGCCGCGGCACGCGCAAGATTCCGGGCAAGGAGGACTGCGTGTACGTGGACTTCGGCATCCGCAACGTCCCGATGCTGGAGAAGCACGCGAAAGAGCGCGTCAAGATCTACAAGGACATCTACCCGAATTACCAGGAGATCCAGCAATGAGCGGTTTCATTCCCGAGCAGGAGCACTTCAAGGTGTTCGCTGCGGAGCTGGAGAAGCTGATCGCGCGCTACGGGTCCATCGAGAACTGGAACGAGCACCAGAAGAACCAGGTCGAACAGCTCATCGCCCTGGAGAAGAAGTGGCGCGACACCGTCGTGCGCCACAGCTACGGCCAGTGGGTGTACAAGCGCTTCGTCACGTTCATCTCCGAGGAGAAGAAGAACATTCTCGCCGCCCGCCCCTACTTCCGCGAGCGCCAGGAGGTGTTCGCGAAGCAGATCTCGAAGGCGCTCAAGAAGGGCCGCCACGGTGTCGAGGACCTGTACCGCTTCGCGATCAACTACCAGTTCATCCTGTTCGTCATGAAGCAGCGGAACTGGGGTCCGAACTCCCAGGTCACGAAGCTCGCGAACCAGATTGGGAAGCTCCGCAAAGACATCGTCGCCATCAACCTGCCGTTGGGCATCGCTCGTGCGCGCGTGTTCTACTCGCGCACGCCGAAGTCGCACCTCAGCTACATGGACGAGATCCAGATCGCGGCCGAGGGCATGATGTCGGGCGTGGACAAGTACTCGCCCGGCCCGCGCGGTCGCGTGTCGCCGAAGGTCTTCCGCTCGACGATGATCGGCCGCATGGTCGGGAATTTCATCGAGGAGTACAGCGAGACCCTCATCCACTTCTACCCGGTCGACAAGCGCAAGATCTACCGCTACAACAAGCTCATCCGCAACTTCTCCGCCGACAACATCGACTACGAGAAGATCGCGCAGCTGGTGAACGCGGGCATCAAGAAAGAGAAGGCCAAGCGCAAGGCCGAGGGCGACGAGGGGTCGCATCGGACCACAGCTGCCGAGATCGCGGACCTCGCCGCTGCCGCCTCGACCGTCAGCGCGGACAGCTCGCTGCCGACGGACCCGGACGCGCCCGTGCCCATCACCCGCTTCGCAGCGCCGGAGTCGGTGCGCCCGGACGTCCAGGTCGAGAACCGGGACGCGATGGCGCTCATGAAGAAGGCCGGGATGGGCCTGACGCTGTGGGAGACGAAACTGCTGCGCCTCAAAGGCGTTCGACTGGACGAAATCGGAGCGTGACATGATCCAAGGATTCAGCAAGAACATCGCGTGTGAGCCCTTCGCGGTGAAAGAGGACCAGGACAAGGGCGTCCACCAGGTCGGCAAGATGCAGCTGCGCATGGTCTCCCAACGCACGCAGCTCATCGCTCTCAAGGTCGTCTACGGCAGCGAGGAGAACGACATCGAGCCTGGCGACCTCGTGTATGTCACGCAGGCCGGTCAGAACCAGGTCGGCATGACGTCGCAGTGGACGAAGTCCATCGACATCGAGCTGGACGACGGCACGACGAAGTCGATCGTCATGGTCCCGCTCGACCAGGTCCAGCTCGTCGACCGCAAGCGCTCCAGCTCCTATCCCGACCTCAACGCCGTATGAAGTACCTATTCGTCGGAGACATCCACGCGGTTCCCGAGGAGCTGGACGACTGCGCCCGGCTCATGGATCTCGTGGACGAAACCGCGAAGGCGGAGAACGTGGACGCGACCGTGTTCATGGGCGACCAGCACCACACCCACAACATCATCCGCGCCGAGGTGATGGACTTCTACCGAGCGCGGTTCAAGAAGCCGGGGCGCCGCATGACTCTCGTCGGCAACCACGACTACGCGGGCGAGGGGAACCTGATTCACGCGATGCAGATGTACGAGGACCTGGTCAAGGTCGTTGACCACCCGTCAGCCTTCGCGTGTGTGCTCTTCATGCCGTACATGGCGGACCGCGAGAAATTCGTGGAGATCTGCAACAAGTACTCGGGCGCGAACACCTTGGTGTGCCACCAAACTTTCGTCGGCAGCCGGTACGAGAACGGCTTCCTGGCGGAGGATGGCATCGACCTCAGCCGCATTCCGCAGCAGAACATCATCTCGGGGCACATCCACACGCCCCAGAACTTCGATCGCGTGACCTACATCGGCGCGCCCCGCTGGCGGAACCTGAGTGACGCCAACATCGACCGCGCGATCTGGCTCTACGACTTCGACATCTCCGGCAACGTGCGGGAGAAGCGCTCCATCGACACGGGCAAGGTCTGCCGGCAGATCCGGTACGTCTCCATCAAGCCGGACGACCTGTTCTTCCCCGACACGGAAGACGGCGAGCTGGACCCGAACGTGGACTGGCGCATCGACATCACCGGGCCGGCCGATTTCGTGACCGCGCAGAAGAAGCTATGGGCGCGTCCGGGCGTCAAGGTGCGCACGTTCCTCACCGACCGTCAAACGGCCCGTGTGCGCGAATCTGAGGGCATTGGGAACGCGTTTAAGCGCTTCTTGAAGGACTACAAGCCGAAGAACGGGACACCCGTCGAGGTGCTCGAACAGATGGCGAGGGAAAGGCTGTCGGTATGAACGAGAACAACACGATCTGGGAGCAGCTCAAGGCGCTCCGCACCGTCACGGAGAACACCGGGGTCGTCCACGAGGCCCAGGTCTACCAGCTCAAGTTCTGGGGGAATCTCACCCTCCAGCACGTGAAGCATGTCGAGGTCGCCCTCATTCCCGAGGTCTTCTCGGACGAGGACGCTCTCCTCCTTGGACAGCCTCCGTGTGTCGAGGTCCGCGGGACCGAGGTCAACGCCGAGCCCCATGAGCAGTTCAACGAGATCTTGGACGGCCTCGACCGTTCCGTGAAGAGTTTGCTCGGAAGGCATTGGAAAACGAGGGTTTTGGTCGATGGCGAAGTAATCTTTGAGGGACAGGGAAGGCCCCGCGCAAAGAAGGACCTTGCCAGGACGATCCAGAGACTCAAAGATGCCGACGCCGCAGCCAAGCAAGGAGCTTCAGACAAGTAGCGACAAGGAGGTCCGTCTCGCGACGGCCATCAAGGCGCTTTCCGACCGCGAACGAGCCGCGTACAAGTACTTCGTCAACAACGAGGTCCGCGGCATCCCGGAGCAGAACCAGGAGGAGCTGTTCAAGCTCTACAAGGCCGGCAACGGCTGCGAAGAGCTGCGGCGCCTCTTCCCGCATTTCAGCCTGGGCCAGATCGTTGCCGCCCGCGTGATGTGGCAGTGGGACGAGCGCAAGGGTGACGCCGTCGCGACGCTCAAGAGCGAGGTCCCCACCAAGGTCGAGACGGTCCAGCTGGAGACGCAGGACTTCCTCGCCAACCTTCTCCGTGCTTCGCAGATGAAGCACAACGATGCCCTCAAGCGCTACATCGCGACGGGCGACGAGTCACACCTCAACGGCGTCCCGCTCCCGAAGAACATGAAGGAGCTGCGCGACCTGACCGAGCTGTACATGAAGGCGTCCGGAACGGACGCGAAGAAGGTCGAGGTCAAGCACACCGGTCAGATCCAGCACGTCGCTCAGAAGGTGTCCGCGGAAGAGGCGACGAACATCATGGATGACCTCCTGGCCGAGGACATCATCGACGCCGAGGTCACGGAGCCGCCGAAACAGATCGCAGCGCCTCCCGAGACGCCCGAGGAGAAGATCGAATTCCTCGTGAAGGGTGGCATGGACCGCACCAAGGCGGAGGAGCTGGTCCGTGGCTGAAGCTAAGAAGCCCAAGTCGCCGGAAGAGATCCTTGCCCTCAAGCGCAAGATCGCCTTCGTGCCGTGCACGACACGCGACGCCCTCCACAAGTGGATCCGGCTCTTCTTCGAGTTCGACGTGCCCGACTGCATCGTCGACCCCGACTCGACGAGTACGCCCATGGACATGCTCTGGGAGTGCTACTCGAAGGCGCTGTACAACAACGACCCCACCTTCGCGCGCGTCATGTACTACGCGTCTCGCGACTCCTTCAAGACCCTCTGCGCCGCAATGCTGGAGGTTCTGGCCGTCGTCCACCTGCGCCGCAACGTCGCGCACATGGCCGCCATCGAGCCGCAATCGGAGAAGAGCCAAGAGTACGTCAAGAAGTTTTTCAGCAAGCCCATCCTCCGTGACTTCGTCTCCGGCGACAACGTCCGCCGCGTCGAATTTGCCCGCTACATCCACCCGGAGACGGGAGAGAGCTTCTCCGAGTCGAGGTTCAGGGCTCTGTCGCCAGAGCTGCGTGACGCGCAGTGGGAGGAGGTTCGCAACTACATCAAGATCGTCATCTGCACCCCGGCTGGCGCCAACTCTGAGCACGTGCCGTTCTTCGTCGTGGACGAGGTCGACGTCGTTACGAACGAGCGCGCGTACCAGGAGGCGAAGTTCATCCCGGCGCCTATCAACGGCTGGATGCCCACCACGGTGCTCACGTCGACGCGCAAAATCTCCACCGGCCTCGTGCAGCGCGAGATTGATGAGGCCGTCGACCAGGAGACGGGTGAGATCAGGCTCCACGTCCGCCACTGGAACATCCTCGACGTCACTCGCGCCTGCCCGCCGGAGCGCCACCTGCCCGAGCAGGGCAAGATCCCGATCTACGTTGACCCCAAGCGCCTCCAGGCCATCGGCGAGGCGAAGTGGAAGGGTCTCACCGAGCCCGAGCAGGCGAAGTTCACCAAGGAGGAAGGCTTCGTCGGCTGCCTGAAGAACTGCAAGATCTTCGCTGCGTGCCACGGCCGTCTCGCGACGCACCAGAAGTCGAAGTCGGAGCTGCTCAAGCCCATCAACCACGTCGCGAACATGATGAACGCGCCGATCGACTACGTCCTCGCGCAGCTGCTCTGCAAGCAGCCGTCGACCGAGGGCTTGGTCTATCCGAACTTCTCGCGCGACAAGCACGTCATCACCGCGGCGCAGATGGCGGAGATGATCTTGGGCTTCCCGGTCGACCCGCGGATGGACAAGAAGGGCCTGATCGACATCATGCGCCAGCGCGACATGCTCTGCTACGCGGGCATGGACTTCGGCTACGCGCACAACTTCGCCGTGGTCACCATCTTCTGCGACGGCTACCGTGCGTTTGTGGTCGACGTCATCGCCGAGCCCGAGCTGCTTCCTGACCAGATGGTCGACGTCTGCAACAAGCGCATCAGGGACTGGAACCCGGTCATCTTCCCCGACATGGAGAACAAGCAAATGATCGCGGTGCTCCGCCGCGCCGGGTTCCGCATGCGAGAGTGGCAGAAGGTCGCCGGCACGGTGGTCGGCGGCATCAGCGCCGTCCAGCTGAAGCTCCAGCCGCCCATGACCGAGCCCCTGCTCTACTTCTTGGCGGGAGACCCAGGCGTCGAGCTGCTCGTCAAGCGCCTCATGAAGTACCACTGGATCACGGACGCGGCCGAAAGGGTGACGGACAGGCCCACCGAGGTCGAGGACGACGAGTGCGATGCCCTTCGTTACGCGATCATGAACGTTTTCGGGGCCGAAAAGGGTCGCCCGGCGGTCGCTGGCGATTCCCCAGCCCCGGCCCCGACCCATCCGCCGCACGTCTACACCGTCGAGAACTGGATGTCGAAGGTCATCGAGGAGCGCGGAGGCCTTTCCGAGGGTAGTGCCGGTTCTTCGGGCCGCCGGGGCCGTTTTGGCTGGGTTATCTAGCCGCAATCTTGAGGGTTGAAGACCATGTCGGCATTCACTCTCCTCCTCAAAGTCCTCGGGTACGACGACGTTCCCCCGACCAGTAATCCGACGTCGAGTCCGATCGACTATTCGATCACGCAGGCGAACATTCCGGTCGACAACCCGGAAACGCGCTCGATCCAGGTCGACCCCGGTGCGAGCGTCACGGTTTTCAACGGAACGCGCAACACGACCATCAACAACAACACCGCGTTCAACCTCTCGATCAACCCGACGACGCTGAACACCTACCGGCTCACGCACTTCGCCGGCAACCCTCCCGGATTCAGGACCGACCGCGGCGCGGACTGCTCCAGCATCGTCCTCACTCTCGCGGTGCTGCCGAACTTGGCCCTCCAGGTGACGGCGGGCTCGGGCACTCCCTTCGCCAGCGTGGTTGCTGGCGATCAGGTCTTCATCCCCGGCGTCAAGACGGGCGATCCCGCGGGTCCGTTCAACGACCTGAACGCGGGCCTCTGGACCGTCCTCACGGTCGTCAGCTCCAGCGTCATCGTCCTCGGTCGTGACCCCGACGCGGTCTGGGAAGGCATCAGCGAGGTTGTGACGCCTGTCGCGTCGACCGACTTCCAGGCCTTCTCGGCCACGGGCGTTCAGATCGGCGACACGGTCGACCTCTCGGCTGGCTTCGCCGCCTCCGCGCTCAACTCGTACGACATCACGATGGTGACGCCGCGGTGGATCGAGTTTTTCTCGACGTCTCCGCTCGGTCCTCAGTCGGACATCCTCCCGACCACCGCTGGCATCGCGATCTACACCGCGCGCAAGCGCTTCATCGGCATCCGCACGGATCAGTCGATCGTGTTGCAGTTCAACGGCGACACGGGGACCTACAACCGCGTCGAACCGCTCCTCGCCGGCACTCCGGGCATGGAAGGCTCGTCGACCAAGTGGGGCAGCGTCTGGAGCCTGACGATCCTCAACCGTTCGACTGCGCGCGCGACCGTCAAGGTTGCGTCTGCGGAGTAACCGATGGCGAACTTGCCCATCGCAGGAGCTTCGCTCGTCAAGTCGTTTGACGAATCGATGGCGGCGCTGCCCAAGCGTCCGGCGACCATTCGTTTTGCGATCGAGGAGCCCGGCGAGAAGAAGGAAGCTCCCGACACGCTCGCGAAGTCGATCCTCGACCTCCTGAACGGGCCGAAGGAATCGGTCGAGCGCCTCGCGTTCGAGACTGACCCCAACCTGGTCAACCAGTACCAGTCGGTCTACCGCGCGAAGGTCAAGCTCCTCCCCGACTCGCTCCTCAAGCGCATCATCATCCAGGACGACCTCGTCGCCGCCATCATCCGCGCTCGCGAGACGCAGATGGGGTCGTTTGGTCGCCCCCGTCCGGACCGCTTCGCCACCGGCTACGTGATCGAGCCGAACGTCGGCGTCAAAGAACGCCTCACTCCGGCCGAGCTGAAGGAGCTGGACACTCGCAAGCAGGAGGCGGTCCAGAAGTTCTGGACGTGCGGCAGCACCGATGGCGTCGACAAGAAGGACCACCTCTCCTTCGCGCAGTTCATCCAGATGGCCACGCGCAACGCGGTCGGCCTGGGACGCATCGCGGTCGAAATCGTGTACCAGGACCAGCTGGGCGCGGAGAAGAAGTTCCACCACTTCCGTCCGACCGACGTCGGCACGATCTTCAAGGCTGCCCCGCAGCGCACGCACGCGCAGGCTCTCCGCGAGCAGGCCGTCAAGATGCTCAAGGACCTCCAGCACGGCAACGACTCGGAGAGGGTCAAGAGCAACATCGACGAGTCGAAGTTCGAGAAGGGCGAGTACGCCTGGATCCAAGTGATCGACGGTCGCCCCGTGCAGGCCTTCACGGACGACGAGATGCGCGTCCACAACTTCTACCCGGTCGTCGACGTCGAGCTGGATGGGTACCCCGTCACGCCGATCGACACGATGATCAGCGCGGTGACGACGCACATCAACATCACCACGCACAACAAGCTCTACTTCCAGACGGGTCGCGCCTCGCACGGCATGCTCGTCTTCAAGTCGGACGACGTCGACCAGACGACGCTGCACCAGGTGAAGCAGCAGTTCAACGCGAGCATCAACAGCGTGAACAACGCGTGGCGCATGCCCGTGTTCTCGGTCGGCACGAAGGACGACATCGAGTGGCAGTCGATCGACAACTCGTCGCGCGACGCCGAATTCCAGTACCTCACCGACATGAACGCGCGTGTCATCCTCTCCGCGTTCCAGATGTCGCCGGACGAGCTGCCGGGCTGGGCGTACCTCTCGCGCGGCACGAACAACCAGTCTCTCTCCGAGTCGAACAACGAGTACCGCCTGGAGGCGGCGCGTGACCAGGGCATCCGCCCGATCATGACGCAGTTCGAGGACTTCATCAACGCGGTCATCTTCCCGCTCATCGACCCGAGCCTCGCCAAGCTCTGCTCGTTCCGCTTCAAGGGCCTCGACGCTGACACCGAAGAGAAGGAGTCGACGCGTCTCCAGCAGGACATGCCGGTCCACATGACCTACGACCAGGTCATGCAGAAGGTGGAGAAGCCCATCATCGGCAAGGCATGGGGCGGCGACTTCCCGCTCAACCCGCAGCTCCAGGCCATCCAGGACAAGTTCCTCTACGTCGACGAGATCCGAGAGCACTTCTTCGGTCTCCCGCGTGACCCGCAGCTCCACTACATCCGCGATCCGTTCTACTTCCAGAACATCCAGGTCGCGCAGGCGCAGCAGCAGGCGGACGCGCAGGCTCAGCAGGCGCAGCAGCCGGGCGGAGCCGCGGCCGACGAAGGTGGCGGTGACGGTGCCGACAAGGGCGGTGGCGACGATGGCGGTGACAGCGGCCCTCCGGGGCAGGGCGGTGACCCGCAAGCCGCGGCGCAGGACGCGGCCGGTGGCCAGTCCGCGCCCGAGGCCGGTGGCGCGACGAAGCTCCAGCAGGAGCAGAACCCGCCCGGCCAGGACCTGAGCCGTTCGATCGACCAGGCCCTCCACGTTCTCTCGAAGGCTGAGGCGGACCTGCCGCCTTCGCGCCGCAAGCTCGTCGCCCAGCACCGCGTGATGATCGACCGCCTGCGTGACGGCCTCAAGGAAGACCTCAAGGACGCCAGCAAGGAAATCCTGGAAGAGGCCGCCCGCATTAGGAAGAGCTAATGCCTCTGCTCACTCTCACGAAGCGAGCACTGCGGCTGATCCACACCACGGTCGACAGGGTCTTCACTCGCATCAAAGGTCGCGTCCTCGGTCCGGGCTACTTCAAGGACGAGGCGGACGTCAAGAAGCACATCAAGCGCTACTCACTGCCCGGTCTCTACCGCTCGGCCGCCGCTGAAGAGGCGATGGAGCCGAACGAGAAGATGCTCCACAACCTGACGGTCATTGCGGAGGGCTACCTCGACGCGGAAGCGGAGAGGACGAAGGCTCGCGTCGTCCACGCTGTGCATACGGCCCTGAACAAGGACCCGGAGGCGCCGCTCGAAGACGTCCTCATGAGCGAGCTGGAGCCGGTGTGGGATCAGACCACAGCTGCGGTCGTTTCGATCGTGGACACCGAGGGCACGACCGCGCGGAACATGGCGACCCTCGAAGGTGTTGCTCGTGCAGGTGACGTCATCGGCAACGAGGACCCGTACGTGTTCTTCATTCCCGTACGGGACAATGACCTCTGCAAAGAGTGCAAGAGGGTCCATCTCCTCCCGGACGGGAAGACGCCCCGGGTGTTCAAGATGTCCGAGGTGTCAACCGGATACCATGACCGCGGCACCGACACTCCCAGCGTCAGCGGCCTGCACCCCCACTGTCGGTGCAGCCTCACCGGCATGGCCCGCGGGTACGGGTTCGACGGGGCTGGGATGATCAAGTTCGTCTCCCTCGACCACGACGAGTACCGGGCTCAGCGCGGCTGAGTGCTCTCGGCGCTCGGCGACCGACGTGGTGGCCACCAAGTGGCCGTGGGCGACGATGAAGCCGAAGGGTAGCTCCTTCAGGCCGTTCTTGGCGCAAAACTCCGCAACCTTCGATGGGTATTCGGGATCTTCCTCGGTGAGAGTGGGCATTTAGGATCAGGCTACCACAATCTTCTGGGGGTGTCAACCGGCATGATGATTGACGGTGTCCTCGGTTCCGAGGCCATCGATTCCTCGGGCGAAGTCCTCGACGTCGCGGGCGCTGACATTTCCGATGTCGAGAAGGGCACCTGTCTTCTGAACTGGGAGCACACCCCCGGTGACAAGAGCGCGACCACCCTGGTCGGCATCGTCCTCAAGGCGAAGAAGATCTACAAGCGCGACGACTGCGAAAACGACCGCCAGCGGCGCTACTGGGACGAGATCAAACTTCCGTACATCTACGGCGTCTGCCGTCTGTATGACGGCGCCGGCCACGAAGAGGCGAAGCGCATCGCCGCCATCATCCGCGATCACGCCGCGAACAACGAGCCCATCGTCTGCCGCTACTCGGTCGAAGGTGCGACGCTCAAGAAGGAGGACAACCGCCTCGCGGAGTCCGTCGTGCGTCGCGTGGCCGTCACCGTGAAGCCCTGCAACCGCACGGCGGTGTCGGGACTCATCGAAGATCCGAACGCGCCCGAGGGATTCGAGAAGAAGCACGTCAAGACGAAGGTGCGTGACCTCCTCGACTTCTCCGACGCCGAGAAGAGTGAGACCGATCCGATGTTCCAGCGCCTCGGCAGCTCGTGGGGCACGGTCGGAGACCCGATGGTCGACGACCTGAGCAAGGCGCTCGCCGCGGGCACCGCTTCGGCCGCCCCGAGTGCTCTCGAAGGCGGCGCGGCTCTCCAGAAGGAAGATCTCGGCCCGAAGAAGCCCGGCAAGGCGAAGAAGTGGACGACCGGAGACCTGATCCAGAAGCTCTCCGAGGGCGGCTACATGGAGGTCTTCAACCGCAGCGAGTTCCGCGGCTTCGCGAAGACGCTGATGCCCGAGGCGAGCGACGATTTCATCGATCACTTCACGGATGTGGTCGAGGACTACCACGTCAAGAAGCAGCACCTCGCGAAAAAGGAGCCTTCGGCCACACCGGCAGCCAAGATCGGCAAGAAACCGGCCGCGACGCCGAAAAAGGCAGCGCCCAAGCCCGTTTCCGCGGCTCCGAAACCGGCAAAAACTCCGAAAAAGACCGGCAAGGTCGCTGCGCCGAAGGTTGCGAAGCCCGAGGAGCCCGATGACAACCCGGTGAAGCTCGCCGTGGCCTCGATTCGAGGCGTTCCGGTCGCTGCGCCGAAGGTGAAGACCAACAAGTGGGTGTTCGACGAGCAAAAGGGCATCTTGCACACGCGCAAGGGCTCTTTCCCGATGTACAACCCCGACACGGGCTTCGAGCAGAAGACTCACCCGCTCGCGAAGCTCTCGCCCTTCTACCACAACGGCGTTTTGCACGTGGCGCCAGGTGCGGACATGAATCAGATCCCGCACAACGGTCCGAACCCCGAATTCGCGAAGATGTTGGAGACTCCCGAGATCAAGGAGTTCATCCGCAGCAAGGTTCTGCCTGGATTCGTCCGCAACAAGCAAAATCTCGAAGCGAAGACGCTTCCGCCGGACATCGTCAAGATCGCGTACCTCATGTCGGCCATGTCGCCGAACACGCCGGTCTCCGTCCAGCAGCTGATGGAGGGCCACCTCTACGACAGCTGGCAGGAGCATGGCCTCGACCCGGCGGACCCTGAGTTTCGCAAGCTCCGCAAGGACTGGAAGGCTCGCGACAAGGCGAACAACCTCCCGAAGAACGACACCGAGGAGTATGCCAACGACAAGGGCAACTTCCTGAGCAGCGACAGCGAGAAAGGCGGTCGCCGCAAGGTCGGTGACGTGAAGTCCTTCATGCTGGCGAACAACAAGTTCGACAACATCGCCCAGTACCACAAGCTCCACCCGACGATGATGGAGCTGATCCAGAAGCACGGCACCGATGCACGCGCCGCCACTGCGGAGCTGATGCAGCACAAGGTGAAGGAGATCCAGTGGAAGAACCAGCGCAACGCCTTCCGCAAGAAGCTGAAGGCGCAGGCGGCTGCCGCGGGTCTGACCGACGACCACAAGAACTACGTCGACCAGAAGATGAACGAGGCGAACGCTGCTGGCAAGTTCACGAAGAAGGGTCAGGCTCCGGCCGAGCGTGAGCCGGGCGCTGACGACGATGACGATGCGCCGCTTCCCTTCGATCCGCGCATGCTCACGGGCAACGACGACACCGACTTCAACCCGGACGAGTACAAAGAGCACCCCAGCATCGCGAAGTACTCCGCCTCGCGCCTGACGGGCAAGCGCTGGTACCGCGCGAAGTTCAAGCAGGAGGCGACGGACGCCGGCCTCCAAGACAAGCTCTCTCCCTTCGTGAACCGTGCTCTGCACGAGAAGTTCCCGAAGTACGAGGGCACTCCTGTCCCCGGGCTGGCCCCGAAGACGGGACGATACGCCTTTCTGTTGACCGGTGGCTCGAACGCCGCCGTGCACGACACGCACTACATCCGCCACATGTTCGGGATGGACAACGCGACCGACGGTCGCACGCTCCAGTACCTGAAGACAGGCCTGTGGCGCGCCGGCAACCACCACATCCTGGAGGCGATGGATCGCTGGTACGCCAAGAACCACCCGGCGCCGCGCTCGATCGCGCAGGACCCGGTGGCGGGCAAGCACTTCAAGGACAACGAGGACGCTGTTGGTCCGGGCTTCTGGTTGCACTGGGCGACCATCCCCCGTGACGAGAAGGCCCGCGGCATCGACACGACCGCCTCGCAGAACGAGCTGAGCACGCACTCGGCCATGTGGAAGCAGATGGAGCGCGTGTTCGGCAGCGAGGCGCCCCAGCTCAAGAAGAACGCGTTCTCCGACAAGGAGCCGGACGAGCACATGATGGGCAAGCTCGTCGCGCTCTTCCTCGCGTACCAGCAGGAGTTCGGCGAGATCCCGGCGATGATGATGTACTACCAGCACATCGTCCCACACCTCTACGAGATGGCCGAGTACCGCGAGAAGCACGACGACCTGTCGGACTTCGCGAAGTCGATGCAGATCGAGAACCTCGGCATCCAGCTGCGCAAGAACGTCCACGACATGCAGGTCGCCAAGATTTCGGACCCGAACGTGCCGACTGTGCACTCCGTGTTCTTCAAGGACAAGGACCACGGCAACACCGAGCACCTCGCGGGCCGCTTCGTCCTGCACCAGGGCCAGGTTCACCACCTCGAAGACTACCACGGCCTCATCGGGGCGACTCTGCCTGAGGGACCGCTCACCATCCAGGGCCTGACGAAGCTGCACGGACTCAAGATGTCTCCACACGTCCGTGTCGAGGTCGAGACGATGGACGGTCAGAACGACAAGTTCCGCGAGCACGCGCACCCGGAGAAGATGCAGAACAACGCACGTCTCCCGCGTCCGCCGTCGGTCTTCGAGTACAAGCGTGCCGGCCACGACAAGCCGCACACCCTCGAAGTGAAGGACGGGCACTACCTGCTCGATGGCGAGAAGCTGTCGCAGCCCGAGGTGCAGAAGATCCTCGAAAACCACAAGTCCGGTGCCGCCAAGATCTCGTACAAGGCGAAGCAGAAGAGCCAGTTCGACTCCGTCATGAAGGCGGAGGCCGCGTTCGAGTCGCTCATGAAGGCGGATCCGGCGGAGATGGAGCCGCACGAGCTGGTGCGCCACATCCGCGATGCGGAAGCTCGTGGCGCCATGCCGAAGGGCTCGGGCGACATCGCCACGAAGCACTTCTTCTCGGACCCCATGGTTCCGGGGCTCGGCAACAAGCTCGCGTTCACCGACCACCTGAAGCAGAACCCGGGCGGCAAGACCGGCGCGTACATTCAGATGGACGGCAACGACTTCCGCGCGATCAACGAGAAGTTCGGCCACGCGGGCGGCGACTCCGCCATCAAGGCCTTCGGCAACGCCGCTCGTGAGGCGATGGACGAGACCGTGGGCAAGGAGAACGGCAAGCTCTGGCGCAACGGCGGCGACGAATTCATCGCGCACGTCCCGAGCCACGAGCACGCGGCGCAGTTCCACCGTGCGCTGAGCGACAAGCTCAACTCGCTCGCCCCTCTCGGCGGCCAGCACAAGATGAGCATGTCCTTCGGCTTCGGCCCGGACCCCGCGTCCGCCGACCTCGCGCTCTACAAGGCGAAGGAGCAGAAGGTCGCGCAGCCCTCAGCGATGCGCCAGATGGGCAAGAAGCTCGGCATCATGGGCGACAAGCGCCAGTACAAGGTCGGCCAGGTGCCGAACCTCGCCCACTCACTGATGCCGGGTCATGAAGGTCCGCTGCCGATCCACGATGCTGGCCAGCACGCGGTCCACCAGACCGTTACGCCGGCATCGCCGACCGTCGCGACTGCGCTGCCGAAGCCGCCGAAGACGCCGAAGGCAGCTGCCTAAGCTTCCGGCACGACTTGCACGTCGTGCGCTTGCCGTCGAACGACAGCAGCGCCGGTAGGAGCGATCCGCACGCCCCGCGGCACTCGCGCAGGCCGGAGTCCTCGTTGCACTTCTTGCACACGCGGTTCTGGTTCAGCGGTCGATGGCGCCGGCACTGCCCGCACACCGTTTCGTAACGGTCGGTGAAGTAGTCCTCGGATCGGCACTCGCGGCAACGGGAGGTCACGACGCGCTTGCGGTCCGTGTAATGAGCCTCGTGGAACTCCCCGCGAGGCTTAGGGTTTTTGCAACCCGAGCAGACGTACAGGTTAGGCATGGGCTAACCCCTGGAAGATTAGGGCTCTTTCACGATTTTTGTTACGGGTGCGCGGCAATCTCATGGAAGACGGCGGGATCGGTCCCGCACCAAGATCCCACAGGAGAAAATTTCAATGGCATCGACCAGCACCAAGTCTCAGAAGCTCGCTCTCGAACTCTCGGACGAGCTTCGCCAGCGCGTTTCGAGCTACGCCTCGATCGTCGACGGCTTCGACGCGAACGGCTTCGCGACGATCTCGCTCAACGACGGCAGCGCCGCCACGACCGAGGACAACGTCTTCATCTGCGTCCGTCCCCGCGACTGGAACCTCCAGAAGGACATCGTGAACAACACGCAGCCCGTCTACACCCCGAGCGTGATCCAGATCGCGGTCGAGGCCGGCACGGGCGGCAACGCGTCCTGCATCGCGGCCTACGTGAGCAAGGCTCACTGGCTCGCCCTCTCCTCGACCTGCTCGAAGCGCGGCACGCGCGTCGAGTACTGGGAGGAGACGAACGGCACCGTCCCCACCATCACCACGTTCAACACCGGCACCAAGCTGATCGCGTCCTTCGAGCCCGACCTCTACTTCCCGCTCCTGTCGTCGCAGTAAGTCGCCTCGACACCCAAGCACGGGAAGGAACACATCATGTCCAACACTGCACAGATCGACGAGAGCCAGCTCTCGGCCATCCTCGCGGAGGTCGAGAAGGAGCTGGGCAATCTCGCGAAGTCGGAACTCGCCAAGGCTCGCCCCGGCGAGGACACCCCGGCGGACGACAAGTCGGACGCGTCGGACACCGATCCCACGGGGGACAACACCTCCGCGGCCTCGGCGTCTCCGGATGCGGCCTCGGCTTCGCCCGACGCCACGGGTTCGGACGGCCCTCCGGCCGACGCTTCGGCGTCGCCCGCGGGTGACGACGGTTCGGCTCCGCCCCCGGCGGACGCTGGCTCGGCGTCTCCGGACGCTTCGGCGTCTCCGGACGGCAGCGGTGACCCCGCGGCCGACCAGGGTCCGATCGACCCGCAGGCTCTGATGGCGGAGTACTCGAAGCTCTCGCCGGAAGACCAGAAGCTGCACTACATGTGCCTCAAGCAGGTCCTCATGCAGACCCTCGCGGGTGCTGGTGCGGACGCTGGCGCTGGCGCCCCGCCTCCGGCGGGCCCGGATGCCTCTGCTGGCGCGCCGCCCCCGGCGGCGTCGGCTCCCCCCGCGGATGCGAGCGCTCCGGCGCCCGCGCTGAAGGCGGAGTCGGGCATGAGCAACGATCCCAAGGCCAACGGCGACCTCTCGAAGGTCAAGGGTGGCGAGTCGCTCCACAAGAGCGAGGCCGAGATCACGGCCGAGATCAACGCGAAGGTGCAGGAGGCGGTCCTCCCGCTCGTCAAGGCCGTCAAGCACGTCCTGGAGGCTCCCCTCCGCAAGTCGGTGAAGTTCGCCGCCGACATCCCCGCCGCGGCCCCCGCCGCCGATGTGACCCAGATGTCGCGCGAGCAGGTTCGCGCGAAGCTCCGTGAGAAGGTCGTTGCCGGAACCCTGTCCAAGTCGGAGAAGACGCTCGTCGTCGATTTCGACCTCGGCAAGGTGAAGGTCGACCAGATCGCCCACCTGCTCAAGTAACCCTTCCACCCCAGATTTCCGAAAGAACCAGGAGAAACTCAAATGTCCGATCTGATCGCTGAACTCCAGTCCCTCACCAAGGCCTTGGAGGCCGGCAACTACAACGCCGCTCCGAGCACGCTCGTTCAAGGCGCGGCCCTCCAGACGGAGGACCTGTCCAACGTCATGCAGGTCGTGACCTTCGACGAGTCCCACATCAAGCTCCAGAAGATGGTCAAGGTCGAGTCGTGCAAGTCGACGCTCGCCCAGTTCGATCGTCAGCTGAGCTACGGCATCTTCGGCGGCTCGGCCCAGCTCGAAGGCGCGATCGGCCAGGAAGAGAACGCGGACTACGTCCGTGTGACCGTCCCGATGGCGTTCTACTCGCACACGCGTCGCGTGACCATCGTCGCCAACATGGTGACCACGGTCGACGGCGTGAAGGCGGAGGAGCGCGAGGCGGCCAACGCGGCGAAGAAGATCGCGGGCGACATCGAGTTCGACCTGTTCCGCGGCCTCGCGGACTTCTCGAACGCGGGCGTCTTCGACGGCAACCCGCTCTCGGTGGCTCCGCTCCCGAACATGCACGGCCTGGATCTCCAGGTCCGTCAGTCGGACAACCAGCGCCAGGCGCGCGACCTCATGTTCGCCGAGTTCGGCTCGGACGACACGGTCGTGATCGCGGGCGGCGGTCCCCTCACGCAGGACATCGTCGAGGACGCGAGCGTTCGCTCGGCCCTCAACTTCGGTGACGCCGACAAGCTCGTCGTCGACCCGAAGGTCCTGAGCGCGTACAACAAGATCGTCTTCGGCAAGGAGAAGATCATCCTCGCGGGCAGCCCGCAGGGCGCGACGGGCGGCGACCTCCGCAAGCAGTGGGTCTCGGGCGGCACGGTCGAGATCGAGGGCAGCATGTTCCTCCGTGGCAAGGCCAAGCCCGCTCCGGCGCGCTCGACCGCTCCCTCGGCCCCGACGATGGGTGCTCCGACGGGCGCGACCGACGCGAACGCGGTCTCGAACTTCCTCGCGAACGACGTCTACATCTACAAGGCGACGGCGTGCAGCGAGCTGGGCGAGGGCGTGGCCTGCGCGACTCAGTCGGTGACGATCACCAACGCGGGTGACAAGGTCACCATCTCCCTCACGCCGGTCTCCACGACCCGCTACTTCAACGTCTACCGCACTCTCGCGGGCGGCGCGGCGGGCACGGAGAAGTTCATCGGTCGCATCGCGGCGAACGCGGGCGCGGCCGTGACCTTCACGGACCTCGGCAACAAGATCCCGGGATTCGTCACGGGCTTCCTGATCGAGGGCGACACGATGGCGATGAAGGAGCTGGCTCCCTACAGCCGCCTCAAGCTCGCCGTCACGGACCTCAGCCAGCCCGAGGCGCACTTCCGCTTCTGCACGCTGGCCGTGATGCAGCCCCGCAAGAACGTCCTCGTCGACAACCTCCAGTAATCCTGGAGGCCCGATAGGGCGTCACGAAGGCCCGGCTCCGAAAGGATCCGGGCCTTTCGTGTATCTGGGCGATGATTCGATAGAAATGGGGTGTGCAGGTCCACGGCATCATCCTAGTCGAGGGAGACTACAACCCCGAGGAGACGATCTCCATCGCGGGTGCGGACATCTCCAAGCTCGCGCACGGGACCGTGGGGTGGCTCGACAACAACATCGACCACCTGCTGGGCTACATCGTCGACGTCCGCAAGGTCATGGGGCCCAAGGACTGCTTCCAGGACAGTGACTGGGCCCTCCTGGACGTCGCCGAGGGGCGGCCCTTCGTGCGCGCCAGCGCGCGTTTGACGACATCGCCTCTCCTACCCCTGATCGAGGAGATCGGCCTCCAGTACGTCAGCTGGAGCGCTTCGGGGTACGTCCTGGAGCGGGTCGGCAGCCACATCACCAGCTCGGTCCTGAAGCAGGTCTTCTTGGCGCCACTCCAAGGTGGAGATCCGGGCGCCTATCGTCTTTTTCGAGGCCTCGGCTGATGTCGAGCCTCTTCACGCCCGAGGACGCGGAGAAGGTCAAGGAGCTGGCCACGAAGCTTGGCGTGGAGGCCTTGGCGGTCTTCCAGGAACATCCTCTGTGCCCTCTTCTGGCGCTCGCTGCGCTCACGACAGCCGCGACGCAGGTCGCGGTGATCTCGGACACCACCTACGCGCAGCTCATGGAGCTGGTGACGGTGCACTACCAGGCCGCCGCGGTGGGCGTGGCCGTGCAGGAGCTGGAAAAGCAGCTGGGACTGAAGATCGCGGCCACCAAGATCGAAAAGGAGCCGTCGTGAAGTTCCTGCGCTGGTTCTGGAACGGCCGCGAGTGCCCTCGCTGCCACGAGTACACCGGATACCACTTCTGGCCTGACTGCGACGTCTGCCAGGCCATCGACCTGATCGGGAAAGTGATGCTGAACCGTGAAATCCACGATTGAACAAGAGCTGAAGAAGCAGGACGACGACGCGTACCGCGCGAAGCTGACGAAGGGGGTCGTGGACGACCTCAAGATGTGCACTCGCGGCGGCGCGCACAACTGGACGCTCATGGGTTGGCACTCGGAGCGCGAGTCGCGTCCGGTCTACTCGATCCACAGCCCGCATCCGATCGGGTACGAGCGCACGCCGACCGACATCACCGCCGAGATGATGTGCGGCGGTTGCGGCGCGTCCATCTCCTTCAAGCAGAGGAAGTGGTAAGTGGCCTATCGCGTTCGCATCCTCGCTGACTCTGTCAGCACCAACGGCGTCCGGCTCACCACCTGGGAGCTGACGTACCCGCGGTTCGTCCACGCGGAGCTGATGACCCACCGCCTCTTCTCGCGCAACTCGGCCTCCAGCCGCGCCATCCCGACGAAGAAGCTCATGCAGCAGATCCGTCGCGACCCGGCGATGCCCGTGTGGTGGGGCAAGAACCAGAGCGGCATGCAGGCTCGCGAGGAGCTGACTGGCTGGCGCCTGGCTCTGGTCAAGCGCCTCTGGCTTTCCGCTCGCTGGGGCGCGCTTCTTGTGGCGTGGCTCCTCGGTGTCCTCGGCTTCCACAAGCAGATCGCGAACAGGGTCTTGGAGCCGTGGATGTTCATCACGGTCATCTGCACGGCGACGGAGTGGACCAACTGGTTCAAGCTCAGGTGCCATCCCGACGCGCAGCCCGAGATCGGCTGGGTTGCAAAAGAGATGCAGCGTCAGTACAACGCAAACACTCCGCGCTTTCTGCAACCGGGCCAGTGGCATCTGCCGCTCATCCAGGAGGATGAAGAAGTTCTTCCCGGTGACCCGTATTTCTGCAAGGTTTCCGCAGGTCGTTGCGCGCGTGTCTCATACCTCACTCACGATGGCAAGCGCGACATGCGGGAGGATGTGACGCTTGCAGACCGTCTGATGGCCTCGGGCCATTGGAGCCCTTTCGAGCACGTCGCGCAGGCTCTCGGCGCTCCGTGCGGCCACGCCGAGTGCAAGGTGTGTGAGCGGAGTGGTTTGTCGACGGAGAATTCGTGGTCGGGCAATCTCCGCGGCTGGATCCAGTTCCGCGAGACGGTCGACCCCACGTTCACGAGGGTGGGACGATGAGCACCGACATCAAGAAGCGCCTCGCAGAGATCGCGGCTGCGATGGAGCGCGGCGAGCCCCGCAAGAAGTTCGAGAAGGAGCTGGACAAGCTCCTGGGGACCGAGATGCCCGAGCGTGACGAGGATGCCGAGGAGAAGTGGGAGAGCGAGTACCGCAACGGTCGCGCCACAGACTGAATCTATCTTAGGTGCACCGCCAACGTCGCCCCGAAGACAAGCCGGACACTCCCGAGATCCTCGACCAGACGCACGTCGCGCTGCGGAGGATGCTCATCGACAAGGAGATCCCGGAAGAGGTCTACGCCAAGAACATCGTGGCCCTCGCCGCCCGTTGGATCATCCTGCGCCGTATGGAGGATGCCAACGCCATGATCTGCGAGTTGACCGACGAGTACATCACCCAGGACCTCCCCGTCCAGATGCAGACGGACGACAACTTCAGGGAGGTGGCCAACATGGTCTCCGAGCGCCTTTCGGAGATGCCCATGGACCTGGATGATGACGACGTCCAACTGGCCTCTTTGATGGTGGAAAAGCCCACAGCCAAGGCCTAGGTAGCCGCAATCTTTAGGAGGTGCTGACCTGCAACTCCTGCCATCTGGAGAAGGTGGAGACTGATTTTCATCGCCGGAAGGCTTCGCCTTCGGGGCGTCAGGGTACTTGTAAGTCTTGCAAGAAGACCATCGGCGCGCAGCCTTCTTCGCGTACCCACTATCGACAAAATTGGCGTCGATATTGGCTATCCACCAGGTACGGCATTACTGAGGGCGCTTTCAAGGAAATGGTGCGCGTTCAGGAGGGTAAGTGCGCTGCGTGTGATGAGGTTCCGATGGGAACCCTGTGTGTGGATCACGATCACGCGACAGGTAAGGTTCGAGGGTTGCTCTGCTCGCCCTGCAATGCTGCTCTAGGACTTTTGGGCGATTCCACTGCTCGTTGCATTGCTCTGGCGAACTACAAGGACAAGTACCGATGATTCTAGGCTGCCGCTTTCTCACCGACGTCACTGGCGTCAACACCTTCCAGGTCATTTCCGCCGCGGAGATGTACAAGGGTGACACCCAGAACCTCTACATTCAGCTGACGAACGAGGCGGTCGATCGCACCGACCAGGGCTTCTCGCCCGCCGGCCGTCGTTACTGCCCGCCCGCGACCTCCACGCTGATCGTGACGTTCAACAACATCGACGACGCGAAGGTGGTCACGCGCACTGCGGTGCAGGCGTACCCGACGCTCGATGCGAGCATCTGGTACATCCCGATCCTCTCGACGGACCCTCTCGCCGGAACGGTGACGATGTCGGCGGCGCTCACGGAGCCCGGCCCCATCGTCCGCACGTTCGTCAATCCGAAGGGCGTCCTCCTCCGGGTGCGATGATGGAGACTGACGTCGCAGTAGACCACAATGACCGCACTCGCCGCGGCACCCTCATGAACATCCAGGCCGACATCAAGGACTTCTTGAAGGTCGACTACGACCAGGTCGACTGGGAGATCATCGCGGAGCTGGCCTCGACCGCGCAAACGATCAACATGCTTCTTCACCCCGAATCGCGAGACGACTGATGAGCGACTACACCAATTCAAAGCCAGGCATCGGCGACATCTACCCGTCCGGGCAGGTCGACAGCACCTGGCAGCGAGTCGAGCCGCTCATCACTCCGGCCCAGCTGAAGCGCAAGCACCTCTTCGGCATCCCGCTCGTTTCGGGCATGAAGGACCCGATCACGAACCGAGCCGATCGCCTTACCGACGACGACCTGAAGGTCTACATCCACTCGGCCGTCAGCACTGCCGAGACGGAGACGGGGCTGCTCATCTTCCCGACGCAGATCAAGGAGAAGCACGCCTGGGACCGCCAGGAGTACGACTCGTTCGGCTACTTCCGCCTGAACCGTCGTCCGTGCAACAGCGTCGAGTCCATCACGGTCAACCTTTCGAACAACGACGACATCTACATGGTGCCGCTGGAGTGGGTCGAGACCGCGAACCTCCACAAGGGCCAGCTCAACATCATCCCGCTCACCATCGCCCTCACGAACGGCAATCCGACGGCGATCCCGACGACGGCCGGCGGCGCGTTGCTCCTCTCGGTCTTCCAGGGTAAGTCGCAGTGGGTCGCGGCGTTCTGGCAGATCGTCTACACCTGCGGCTTCCCCGACGGGCAGGTTCCGATCCCCATCAACGAACTCATCGGCACCATCGCGGCGATGGACGTTCTGTCGCAGCTCGCGAGCACGTACGGCAAGTCCTCGGGCTCTAGCTTGAGCATCGACGGCGCGTCGCAGTCGGTGAGTACGCCGGGCCCCGAGATCTTCACCAAGCGCATGGCGGACCTCGCGGAGAAGCGTGAGATGCTCGTCAACAAGATGAAGAACTACTACGGGCTCAAGTTCTTCTCCGACAACGTGTAAGGGTTCCATGGATGTCCGCAAGCAACCCATCGGAGCCTGTCCTCACGGGCTGAAGATCTTTCTCGTCGACGGAGAGGTCATCCGCAACGAGCACGACTCGGACTTCGTCCAAGGCGGCAACCCGGAGCGCTACAAGTGGATTCCGCAGGGCCAGATCTGGATCGACAACAACACGCCGCGAGATGAGATCCCGCTCGTTGCTCTGCACGAGTGCCGCGAAGCGCACCTCATGCACGACAAGCACGAGCAGTACGAGCAGGCACACGACGAGGCGAAGGAGCTGGAGAACAAGTTCCGCAACCACGCCAATCGCGTCGCGATCATCACCTGCTACAACGGCGAGGGGCAGCTGCTCGTCGGCAAGCGCAACGACAACGACTTCTACACGCTCCCCGCCGGCCACTTCGAGGAGGGCGAGTCTCCCGAGCAGTGCGCGACCCGCGAGCTGTACGAGGAGACGGGGCTACATGCGGTGAGCCTGTCGCACCTCAAGAACTACACGCTCCCCGACGGCACCGAGGCGTACTGCTTCAGCGCGTACGTGTCCGGCTCTCCGCATCCGAAGAACGATCCCGATGACGAGGTCTCTGAGTGGGAGTGGATCGACGTCGAGGAAGGCCTTCCGCCGAAGGTCTACAACCACCTCCATGGCCCGAAGGATTCGACGAACCTCCTGCGCCAGATCTTCAAGGTCCAGAAGTCCGAGGACTGGGACACGCTCGAAAAGAAGGAGCCCAAGGTCTGGCACTCGGACGACTGGGGCACGAGCCGCATTTCCATCCCCTCGATCCAGCACCCGGACCGCCCCAACTACGACGCCGGCTACGTGTCCGCGTTGAAGGACCACTACGGCCCGACCATCAAGCCGATCACGGTGACGACCGACAAGCTCGTCCCGAAGAACGACGTCAAGAACAAGTCCCGCTACGACCTCTACCGCAAGATGTACCGCAAGGAGGGGAAACTCCCACCCCTCGTAGTGAAGCGGAACTCGACGGGGCTCTACGAGGTCGTCGACGGCAACCACAAGTACCACGCGGCGAAGGCCGAGGGTGGCGGCAAGCTCGACGCATACGAGCTGCCCAGCGAGCATGTCGACCAGGCCGCCATGGTCGGTACCCATCTGCCGCATCTTGCGAAGGCGGAGGACGAGGTCTTCCGCATGCTTGACAACCCGGACCCGATCGAGCGCGGCATGGCCCTCAAGCTCGACACGGTCCGTCCCGAGCACCTCTTCCAGGCCGCCCTCGATCCTGACCCGTCCATCTACCAGGCCGCCATCAACCACCCGCTCTTCGGGCCCTCCCAGTCGCTGAGCTTGATGGAGGCGGTGGTCGGCAAGAACGGCGCCTACCCGCAGGCCCAGAAGGACTTCTTCCTGGGCCAGCCCGGGAAGCTCCAGCCCTACCACTTCACCGCGCTCGCGCGCGCCGCGCGCATGTGCGGCCCCGCCTGCTACGCGGCGACCGTCGCCCAGATCGCGGCTCATCCAGAGGCGCCCGAAGGGCTCCTTCGCTCCATGTACATGGACCCGGATGTCGTCCACGATTCGCGAATCGCGATTCTGAGCCACAAGAGGGCCGCCGCGGATGTCTTGGATCACGCCCTGAAGACGGCCCTGACGGTCCCTGGCGGCGGGTCAGGAGACCTCGGCTCGCGCGCTGTGGAGCACCTGGAGCTGCCCTACGGCTCCCTCCGGGCCCTCGTCCAGCGCGCTGCCGACCGCGGCGAGCCCCACGTGGTGGCGCTCGCGGAGCGCGCCTTGGAGTCAAACCAAGGTCTGTCGACGCCGGCTCTGGCCGAGATCTTCAAGGACCTGCTCCCCAAGGCCCAGCTGCTGCCGACCTCGGCCGCGCCGGGCCTCATCGGGGCGCTCCTGCGCAACAAGAGCGTGTCTCCGACGCTGGCTGACGAGGCGACCCACGCCCTGCACCCGGACACGCTCCTTCGTGCCGGCGTGATGTCGAACCCCGCCTTCGGCCCGCAGCACCTCCAGAAGATGCTCTCGAAGGCACTCGATCTGCTCACCCCGGCCGCCTCGGCTCCGATGGAGGGCGTGGCGAAGCATCCGATCGTGACCATGCAGCTCGGCTTCGAGCCGGCGAACCACCGCGCATTCAAGGCAGCCAAGTTCCTCGCCAACGGAGCGCTCATCTCGGACGAGTCGATGCGCCAGGCCCTCTACTTCGAGGATGGTGACGTGGATCGTGCTGCGCTCCAGGCGTACGGCCTGCCGTGCAGCGAAGAGAACCTGAAGGCCCTGCACGCCATCTGCGGGCTGACGAAGTCGGATCCGATCATGGAGCCGACGCCGACCGCTTCGAAGGTCGTGACCGCGCATCTTGAGGGTGAGGATGTGGCGCGAATGATCGAGCGTGCGTTCAAGACGCACTTCGTGTTCCCGGTCGCGCTCGGCGGCAAGCACTCGAAGGGATCGTTCATCGCCTACGATGAGCAGACGAAGACGACGCTGTTGCTCAAGTCCGGCAGCGGTGGAGCTGGCGGAGCCGCAGGCTCGAAGGAGGACCCGTCGAACCCCAACGCTCGCGAGGCCGCGTTCTACCACATCGCGAAGCAGTGGGAGATCGGCAAGTGGTACCCGCGCGCGGAGCTTGTCATCATCGACGATAAGATGTACTCCGCGCTCCACCTGCTCGCTCTCGACTTCAAGACGCTCGACGAGATGGAGCGCAAGGAGCCGGGCACTGCTCGCAGCGTCCTGCACAAGTACCTGCACGAGGGTCTGGTCCACAAGTGGGCCGTGATCGACTACATCCTCGGCAACCCGGACTCGCACGGCCAGAACGTGATGGTCGACCCGAAGGGTGACGTGCAGCTCATCGATCACGGCTCGGCCTTCGCCGGCCCGAGCTTCGATCCTGGCCACGACGGCAACTCGTTCGTGCCGTACTACCTGCGCGCGTGGTGCCTCGACGAGAACTTCCACCAGCTCGACACCGCAACGAAGCTCAAGTCGTTGCCGCGGGTGCCGGCGTCTGTTGCTGAGGAGCTGAAGACTTGGTTTGGGAAAATCGTTCCGGGTGACGTGCGCCTCATCTGCCAGCGCTACGGAATCAACACGATTCCCACGATGGATCGCTTGCAGAAGGTGTCTGTCCGCCTCGGCAACGAGCCCCTCGATTTGATCATCAACTCGTTGTGGGTAACGACCTAATCTTAGGGTCGGAGGGATACCACATGAAGCTCAAAGCGTTTCTCACTGTTGCATTCGTTGCCCTGCTCACTCTGTGGGCGGGCTGCGCCACCTCGCGCCCCTACACGGGCGATGAGGTCAACCCCGTCGTGACCGACGTGCGCTACACGCACTGGAACACGGTGGCCGATCCTCGCCGCCCGTACTGGGTGACCAATCACGTCCTCACGTTCAAGAACCCGAAGCTCACCTCGGTGACCTTCGCGGTCGACTGCGAGAACAACTACTACAGCGTCGACGTGCCGGCGCGCACCGCCCAGGACCTCCTGATCGTCCCGAGCGATGGCGCGTGCAAGATCACCCGGACGCGCTAAAGGCGGCGCTTGCGTGGGCGACCTTTGTCGCCGACGACGAGTTTCTGGATGAGCCAGCCAACGGCTTGTTCCAGCGACATCGAGTAGTCTTTTCGGCCCCGGAACGGGCGGATGTGCAGCGTGAGGGCCTTGTCGATCGTGACGATGGCGTCACGCGGCCGGCCGCCCTTGCCCAGGCGAGCGGGAACCCGAGCCCGGAAGCGGATGGTTTTCCGGACCGGGTCGGCGGGTGGCAGCGGCTCTTTGAGTAGGTCGCGGCCGGCTCGCTCGGCCTCCTCGGCGAAGGTCACTTGAGGCGCCCCGCGAGGATGAGCTGGAGCTTCATGCGATCGCTGGTCTCGGCCAGCGAGGCAGCCAGGCCGATGGCCTTGCCGTGCTCCTCGCGAAGGCGCTTGTTCTCCGCCTCCAGCTGGAAGATGCGCTTGTTGAGCTTGAAGACCAGCTCTTCCCAGAGGTCGCTCATGCCAGGCTCCAGTACCCGTAGACACAGCGGGTGCCGCCACGGCTCGGGTCGTGAGTGTCGTGCACCACGCCGTCGATCATCGCCGCCAGGTGCTTGGACAGCGAGAGGATGATCTTGCCCTTCGGAAGCTCGTCCGCCCGGACGTGGACCTTGCAGCCGCTCCCGATGCTCATGGTGGGCGTCCACTTCCACTGGGGGAAGTTGTCGCGCATGATGCGATCGATGGTGGCCTTGAAGACCCCGTTCTTCTGGTTGGAGCGCCGGCCCTTGCGCCGCTTGGCTCCCGGGCGTTCGTAGAACGCCGCGTTGGCGACCATGGCGCACACCTGATCGTACGGCGTGCCCGTGGCGATGGCGATGGCGCGGTAGACGCAGTCGCCCGTTGATCCTTTGAACCCCGCGGCCTTGCGACCGCCGTCGTCGAACGTCCAGTTTGTTCCCATGGTCAAGAAGGTACCACGATCAAAATTCCTTGTCAAGCCCCTAATCTTTAGGGTATGCAGATTCAGCCCCAAGAGATCGATTACAAAGAGCGAATCGGCTCGACCAGCGATGGGAACCCCGTCATGGAGCTTGGCCTCAAGGGAGGCCTCCACATCGTCTGCTCCGTCCGCGGACCGAAGATCGACTACCTCGGAGTCGGCCCTCACCGCGCAGTCGCCCGCTACCTCGCCAAGAAGCGCGAGCCCAGCATCAAGCTGACCACGCTCGCGAAGTCGGACTGGGTCGATCCCTCGACCTTCCAGAACATCGTCCCGAAGTACGACGCCATCACCGACGCCTTCAACAAGGGTCGCAAGTAACGGACCATGGCGATCCCCCGCGGACCAGAGGGCAACGTCGATCTGACGACCACGTTGACCACAGTCAACTGGGACGCAGATGCCTTCGACGTTCTCATTCGCTCGCAAGGAGCGAAGCTCGTGCATTGGCGTGGCATGCCCTGTCCGGTCGGCATGTCAGATCGGTACGACGTGCGCCGCACGTTCCACGACCACTCGGGCTGCTCCAACGGTCACATCTACACCAAGGCCGGTGAAGTCACCTGCCTGATGCTCAGTGCTGGCAACAAGATGGACCAGCACGACACGGGGCTCATGGCCGGAGGCACGGTCAACGTCACCGCGCCGTACGCGTACGACGACAACAACGACACCATCGTTGATGTGATGCCGTTCGATCGCTTCTACCTCCAGGAGGAGTCGATTCTCGTTCCGCACACGCAGCGCGTGGAGCACCACGTGACGTTGCACGACCGCCTCGACTTTCCGTGCGTGTCCGTCGTCGACATCATCGACTCGAAGGGGATGAAGCACGGTCCGGAGGAGTACACGATCGAGGGCGGTCAGCTCGTGTGGAAGCAGTCCATCGGCTACGATCTCGTCGCTCACAAGGGCACGATCTACTCCATCCGCTTCATGTACCGCCCGTACTGGTACGTGAAGAATCTCCAGCACCAGGTGCGCATCGCTCAGGTCGAGACGCCCGATGGTCGCGAGGTGAGGCGTTTCCCGCAGCAGTGGCAGATGACCCGCGAGTACGTCTTCGAGAAGGAAGACAACGACGATCTCGCGGTGAACCCCAACAGCGAGCGCCAGGTGAAAGGTCCGCGCCAGTCCGACTTCGGACCGCGCTAATCTTTGGTGAAGCAGATGTCTTTCAACCGTGCACAGTTTCTGATCGGCGTTCTTGGCGCTGACGCAGCTCTCGCCCTTGCGAAAGCCGCAGGTCGCTCCGAGTACCTCGCGCAGATGATCGTGCCGCGCACCATCCTCGCGATGCTGGAGGCCGTTCCAGCGTACGCCGGAACCGTCCCAGGCTTTGGCGAGTGCAGTCTGAGCTACGCGAAGTCGGAGAAGGGCTTCACGGGCAATGTCACCCTCGGCGAGGACATGTACAAGTTCGAGGAGCAGTCGATCTTCCACGTCGCTGGCGCGTTGTCGACGGCGATGGGTCTCGACTCGCTGTTGTTCAGCAACGGCCGCAATACCGAGCTACAGCGTCTCGGCAAGTCCATCGATCTGATGGCGAAGGCGCACCTCGTTGGCGAGAGTCTGGTCAAGGCGCAGCTCAGCGATGGATCAGGAGAGACGCCCCCGTCGGACCTTCCTCACGAGTGTGACTTCTGCGACAAGCCGGCGACCCACTACGATCCGAAGAACGTGAAGGAGACCGGCTACGTCGCCTGTCCTGAGCACAAGAGTCACCTGAAGCATCCGAAGGCGCTCCTTCGGGTCGTGAAGCAGGAGCTGGAGAAGAAGGCGATGGGCGAGGGCAGCGGCAAGACCGCCGGTCCCGTCGCTCCCGCAGCGCCTGTAGCTCCGACGGCGACGTCAGCTGCGCCCACCACGCAGCAGAAGCTCCCGAAGATGGCTGCCTCGCCTGGCGCGAAGCCAGCGAAGCCCGTCACGTCGTCGACCGTGAAGCTCACGCGCTCGGAGCAGGAGCGGGCGTGCCCGGTGTGCTCGATGCGCCAGTTCAACGCGGACCACAAGTTCGTCGGGTGCCTCTGCTTCCGAGCGCTCGCCAAGTCAGTTGACGTCACCGACCATCCGGAGTACAGTGAGCTTCACCTCGGTGAGGATTGGGATCGGGAGACGGTCGTAACCTTCCTAGAAGCTGTGGGGCGCAAGTAAATGGCATTCCAACTCTCCCGCCTGCCCATGTGGCAAGGCAAGTACCCGATGTCCGACACGACGCACGAGGCGGATCTCCAGATGCGCTCGGACATCTACGAGCACATGCACCGCATGCCTCGTCACGAGGCCCAGGCGCGTGCTCACGAGGACTACCGCAAGGATCAGATCGCCAAGGCGGCGGCCCACCACTGGAACGGCATGAAGGCCTCCCACGCCGCCGGCAACGACGAGGCCGCCAAGAAGCACGGCGTGATGTACGCGCTCGCGCTTCACCAGCTCGGCCACAAGGACCTGCTGTCGCCGCCGCCGGAGGTGCTGGAGCACGCCAAGGACCCGAAGTCCGAGATCGCTCGTTTCAAGGCGCATCCCGGGGACGCCTACTCGATGCCCGAGAACCCGGCGGAGCCTCCGCAGCGGGATCGGCTGGAGCCGCACGTCAAGGGCGCGCCGGCCAAGAAGACGAGCGACGCGTGAAGCTCAAGATGAACCCGGGCTCGTACGCCGAGTACGAGATCGAAGGAACGCCGGCCGAGATCGCGGAGCTGCTTAGGGCTCTTGGAAAGGAGCCGCCAGCTGTGTTTCAGTGGGGGCCGGTATCGGTCCCGACGGTGTGGACGTTCCCTGACGTGTGCCCGCTGGATGGCGCAGCTCATCGCTATCCGGCGGTGTGGAACGGTCTGAATCCTCCTCCGTGCGAGAAGTGTGGTCAGGCGCCGCCCAATCTAATCGCCACGTGGACGTATACGGAAGTGGTGACGAACCCGGCGATGCCTCTGCCAACGACGACCCAAACAATCGTCGGCCTGCCCTTCGCGCCATACCTAGATCCGTGAGGATCCCCCGGCTGTAGCGCGACGACTTGCAGCCCGTCGCCGGCCGATTGTACTTGGTTAGCCAGCGGCTCGCGGTCGAGCACTGGGGAACGAAGGTCCCCAAGTACTGCATGCCGATGCGGACGTTGGTGTCGACGTCCTCCAGCTGCTTGCGCGTGAGCTTCAGATCGGCACCCTGCACGGCGCCGTGGCGAAGTAGCTGCGTGAGCCCCACCTCGCCGCGGGTCCCGCGGGCGGTCTTCTTGAAGCGCGACTCGTGCCAGATCAAGGCCGCCTCGATGTGAGCGGGGACCTTGGTCTCGGGCGAGTACTTCTGGATGGCGGTGACGACTTCCTGGATGAACGGTGTCTGGCAGCGTGCGTCAGCTGGCGGGCCCACTTCGAGTGTACGCAGAACGCATGCGAAAACGATTAGCTCTGGACTCAAGCAGGCCTCCTTGGTTACTCGTAGTCTCGGATCCCCTTCCCGGTCGGGATGTAGAGCATCCCGTCGGCGGTCCACCGCTTGAAGTTCACGGTGAGCTGCTTCCCCTGCCACAGCTGGGGCTTCTTCAGAAACTCGCGCTTCTTGGCGTAGGTCCCTGGCGAGCGCACCGGCATGACCTTGCCGTTCGGGAGCTGCACGTCGAAGGTGGTCACCACGTCCGCGTCCTTCCCGCGGCCGGTGTTGGCGCCGACGATCGGGAACTCCTGGTCGATGAACTCCTTCATCTTGAGCAGGAACTTCGAGCGCTTGTCGGCCTCGTATTTGCCCTCGGGAGAGCGGTACATCGAGCCCTCGTAGCCGCGGGTCAGACACTCCTCGTAGAACAGGAGCAGCTGCTGCATGGTCTCGACGGCGACCGTCTCGACGCGCTTGATGGGCGACTGGGGGTCGAGGCCGCCGAGCATCGCGCTGACGGCACGGTTGCGGTGCTCGAACGGCGCGTCCTGCGTGTGCTGCGACGCCCGCACGAAGCGCTCGGGACAGTCGTAGACGTGGAACTGGGCGTTGAGGTACTCGCCCTCGGGGTCCGGCCCGTCGCCGCGTAGGATCGACATCAGATCCTCGAAGTGGTCCTTGTACTGGTGGTTGTACAGCTCGCCGTCGAGCACAACACGCTGCTCGGTCGGGAACATCTTGGCGAGAGCATCGACGATGTGCGGGATCGTGGGGATGCGCTTGCGCGTGCGGCTCCAGACGGTGGCGTTGCCGCCCTCGATGATGGCGATGCAGCGCATGCCGTCCAGCTTCGGCTGGCCGTAGGCCGGGAACTTCGCGGTCTTGGCGAGCAGGTCGTCCTTGGGGTGCGACTTGTTCGGCGACAGCATGGGCGGGAGGCCGCCCTCGATGATGGCGTCGACCTCGCCGGCCTCAGCGGCGGCGATCGTGTCGACGTAGCCCTTCTTGAGCTGTTTCGTCCACTTCGCCTTCGCCTCGCGCTCGGCCTGCATCTCGGGCGTCGTCTCGTTCGACTGCCCGATGTTCTTGCCCTCCTTGATGGTGTCGAGGGCCTCCTGGAGCTTGCCTCCCACCTGGCCGTGCACGGTCTTGATGGTCGTGCCCTCGACCGAGATGGTCCATTGCTGGATCGCCCCGGCGTTGGTCTTCTGGTACAGTGTGGGGAAGTTTTTCATGGGTTTACCGTGCGCGGGTGTCGAAGTAGTGGAACTCCATCTCGTCCATGACGCGCTCGTACAGCTCGTCGAAGGTGGAGTCGTTCATGATGGTCCCACTGTAGAAGTGTTCGGGGATCGTGTCAAGCTCCTTCTCGCTCCGGTGGCCTGCGATGCCCACGGTCTGAGCCGCCTTGGAGGGGCGGATGACGCGCAGCGCCGCGCCGCCCAGGAAGCGCACGGCCAGCATCTCGTTCCGGAACCGGCCGTCCGTGATGATGGCGTAGTCGAAGGACTTGTCCTTGTCGTGCCGCAGCCCGACGCCGCGGGCGTAGCCGAAACCACCCTCGACCAGCTTGCGGGCGTTTCCGACGGCCTTCTCGATCCACATCGACGGCTTGATCTCGCGGCCCCATTCGGTGCCCATGGTCTGGAGCACGGTCCGCGGCGCGATAACATCGTTCTTCAGGTACTCGGCGAACTGGCCCTCGTACCAGTCGAGCAGCTTGCGCGCCTCCCATCCGTTGCCGAGCCCCATCTCCTCGCAGAAGTCCCGAGCGAGCTGGACGGTGTCCATGGCGTCGGGGTTGACGGGGGTGCACTTGGTGGCCGCGTTCCGGCATTCGCTCGGTCCCCAGAGCTGGGTCTCGGTGAACCCGAAGAGCGCTCCAGCCAGGCGTTTCATCGGATCTGCCTGCGCGATGCAGACGCCGTTGTACTTCTCCGCGATGAACGCGGCGACCGTGTCTTTGCCCGAACCGGCCTTGCCACTGACGATCAAAATCGGTGTTGAACCCATGGTAATCCCTCCGGGCCATTTCTATCGAATCAGCAGGAATCTATTAAGAGTGCCGTCGATCGACTTCAAGAACTTCGCGCGCAACCGTGCCGACAAGATGGCGGGGTACGTCGTGTGGTTCCGGGAGGAGCCTGGCGGGGAGAAGAAGCTTGGACGGGTGGTCGGCTACTACTACGACATGGCCCAGATCGTCATCGAGTGCGCCTGGAAGCCGACCTACACTGTCGATCCTCAAGCCCATCACCTTACCATGACCGCGGGCTTCCGTCAAGGGACGTGGCACTACACCTGCGTGGCTGCGATCTTGGTGGACGAAGAGCAGAAGCAGAAGTCGTCCAGGTACCCGCACACGTGCCTCGTTTGTGGGGGAAACGCCTTCATTCTCTTCCGAACCATCGAGTGCAGCAATACGGCCTGCAAGCACTACCGGGCGTAATCTTAGGGACATGGACGTTTTCGTTTGCTGGGACGGCGACAAGATCGGCCGCCGCGTCGGGCGAGCAGTGCTCGCGAACGACGTGGGTGAGGTTCGTCGAGTCGACCAGGCCATCAACGCCGGCAACGAGCTGTGGAAGAGCTTCGCCGTGAACAACGGCGGCTCGGTGATCGAGATGGGTGGCGACGAGGGTCGCATCGTGGTCGACGCCAGCAAGCTGGCCGACATGCCCTCGATCGCGAAGCAGTACTCGAACCTGGTGGGCGCCACCGTCTCCGTGGGCGTGGGCATGCAGATGTCCGACTCCGCCAAGGCCCTCGTGGTCGCAAAGCTCCGCGGCGGCAACCAGATTTTGGTGTGGGACCAAGACGCGATGGCGGCCGAGTACCAGCGCGCGGTCGACGCCCCCAAGTCCGAGCAGGAGAAGCTGACGGACGAGTACCTCGCCAAGGCCGACACGCCCAAGCCGCCAGAGCACAAGGCGGCCGGCGGCAAGGACACGCAGAAAGTCCTGGAGCACAACACGGCGAAGCTCTCCGGTCCCAACGCGGGCTTCGCTGTCCAGCACGACCCGGGCTTCACCGACATGAAGCATGTGGGCGATGTTCTGGGTGACGATCCCAAGCCGGCCTCGCCCGAGATGACTCACGCCGCGGGCGACATGGAGAACATGAACCAGGACATGGAGTCGCAGCTCCATGACGCGGCCGAGGACTCCAGCAAGCAGGACGAGCAGGCTGCGGGCGACGGTCAGAAGCAGACCGAGTCCGTCAAGAAGAAGGTCACGGACGCGCTCACGAACATCCGCAAGCAGCTGCCCGACATCCAGCGTCTCCAGCAGTACGCTCCCGATGCGTACGCGGCCATCATCGGCCTCGTCCAGGGCGTCGTGCTCCTCGGCAAGGAAGTGATGGGCGATGGTCCTCCGATGGACGACGAGCCCGACGTCATCAAGCAAGCGATGGCGAAGTCGGAAGATGCCTGCCCGCACTGCGAGGAGAAGGAGTTCATCCCGCACAAGGACGGCTCCAAGACCTGCAAGGGCTGCTTCAAGGACTACGGACTGGAGAAGTCGAGCAACCCGATCGAAGGTACGCCCCCGCACCACAAGATGAACTTCCCGCTCGGCTCACAGGTCGGCGACAAGGTGAAGGTCCAGCACGGTGACGGCAGCACGGGCTGGAAACAGGTCGACTCCGGCATGGTGCAGGCGCAGGACAAGGACGCGCCCATCATCGGCCCGAACAGTCATCCCGTCTCCTCCCGCGAGCCTTCGAGCAGTTAACCATCCCGTCTTAATCTTCTTAACATGCCCAGGCGTGTTCAGACTGTAGATGGCAAGAGGATCTGCGCTCAATGCTCGGTTCCTAAACCTGTGGAAGAGTTTCAAAGCTACATCCGTAATGGAAAGGTCGTTTACCAGTGGTGCTTCCCGTGTCATCGCGAGTACAAGCGAACCCATCGCATGACAGAAGCGGCTGAGGTAAAGATCTTGGAGAAGCGCGGTCTGGTGGCAGAGCTTAAGTCAAAGCCTTGCACCGACTGTGGTAGGCGTTTCCCTGGTGTTGCAATGGACTTCGATCACGTGCGTGGCGTGAAGAGGTTTGGAATTGCTCAGATGGTTTCATGGACACATTCGATGGAAGCTCTTAAAGAAGAGCTGGCAAAGTGTGAGTTGGTGTGCGCCTGTTGTCACCGCATTCGAACGGCTCAGCGAGCCGATGGTGTCGCGTGTTCTCTATAAACGTTGATCTCAGTCAGCTGAACGAGCTGATGGAGGTCGGTCCGGCGCTCAAGAAGATCGCCAACGACGCAGGCGAAGAGCTGTCCAAGATGGTCGTCGCGAAAGCGAAGGAGATGGCCGCGGACAAGCTCCACACGCGCCGCAAGATGTACCAGGACGGTCTTCGCACGGAGAAGGTCGGCGACGACACCTGGCTGGTCACCCTCGACGCCAAAGTGCGATGGATCGACGATGGTCAATCTGCGTTCGACATGCTCAAGTACCTCCTCGCCTCGCCGAAAGCGAAGTCGGGTAAGAACGGCAAGTACATCACTGTTCCATTCAACCACGGTCCTATGGGGCCTCAAGGCGATGATAGTCGTACTGGGCGTACTGCTGCTCAGCAAGATCTTGTCAACGCTGTCAAGAAAGAGCTGAAGGCTCGCGGCATTCCCTTCGGCAAGATCGAGAAGAACGCGGACGGCACGGACAAGTCCGGCAAGCTCCACTCGTTCACGATCTCCAACGCGCCCCTCAAGCAGGACCCAGGCGCCGGCCAGCGCCGCGGTCCCGTGGGCGAGGTCATGCAGGGCTCGAAGAGCCCCGGACAGAAGTCGGGCATCCCGTTCCTCCAGGGCGTCTCCATCTACCAGAAGAAGGGCAAGGACGGGAAGACCAAGCGCTCGATCCTCACCTTCCGCGTGGCGAGCGAATCGCAGTCGGGCATGGCGAAGTGGGAGCACCCGGGCAACGCCGCGGTGAACATCCTCGAAAAGGCAGCCGAGGAAGCCGTCGAGTTGTGGCAGAAGGAAGTCGCCCCCGCCCTCTTCGACAAGGCCGTCAGCGACCTCAACAGCTAGTTGCTGTCGGGGTCCTCTTCCGCGTCGATGTAGTTCCGCAGGGTCAGCACGGCTGACTCGGCGACGTCGATCATGTCGCCCTTGGAGAACTTGTCCCTCGGGTGAGCGGCGTTGAACTCCCGGCCGAACAGCTCCAGCTCGTGGATCATCCGCGAGATACCCTTGTGCATCCACTTCATGCGGTAGTGGTCGGGCTCGATGCCCTTCGCGAGCTGCGCGTGGATGTAGCGCCTGAGGACGGCGCCGACAGCCAGGCGGTGCTTCTCGTTCGCCAGGACCTTCTGGAAGACTTCGACCGTGAAAGCGACATCTTCGTCCATACCTAAGAGATTGGGGGCGCGGCAATCTTCTGATCGTGGCCGATACGGAAATCAAAGGCGTATTCCAGGGAGACGTCGTCGTACGCACGGCGATCATCCGCTCCATGGACAACGTCCGTAACGACCCCAAGCTGCTCAACTACATCTTCCACTACCTGGCCGAGGACGAGCTGACTCGCGACGTGTACGGCGAGAAGCAGATCGAGCTGGCGAAGGAGTGGTTCCTGAAGACCGACGTCCCGGTGTTCATGAACTTCCGCGTGGCCGAGGAAGCGATCCCGTGCATCACCATCTCGCTCCAGGAGTCGCAGGAGTCCGACCAGACCCACGGCGACGTCCACTACGTTCCGCAGGAGCCGACCGCAGGTGACTGGCCCGCGCTGACGCCGCAGTTCACACCGCTCGCGTACTCGCCCACCTCGGGCATCATGGTACTGCCGGAGGCTCTGATGGGCGACAGCACCGTCGCTGCCGGCATGATCGTGCAGACGCGCGCCGGTCGTCAGTTCCCCATCCAGCAGAATCTTGGCGACGACGAGATCTCGCTGAAGCCCGGTACGGTCGCGGATTTCACCGATGCCGTCATCATCGGTCCCAAGGAGCGCTACGCGACGACCATCGAGAGCGTGACCTTCAAGGAGGTCTACCAGATCGGCATTCACGTGCAGGGAGACCCCTCGTACCTGCTCTACCTGCACTCGATCCTCCAGTTCATGCTCCTCAAGTACAAGCAGGAGCTGTTCGAGACGCGCGGCTTCGAGCGCACGCAGCTCTCGTCGACCGACTTCCGTCGCAACCTCGAATTCGAGAACGAGGTGGTGTTCTCGCGGTTCATCACGGTCACCGGCTACGCGCGCTACTACTGGCCGAAGAGCGTCAACCCACTTGTCGAGGTGGTCGAAACGCAGCCCGACTTCTCGGCCATCGAGATCTCTGGCGTCGGCGACGACGACCAGTTGCCGCCCGTGAACGACCAAGGACAGTCACCGCCTACGCCCGACGATCCCTGGGGCGTCTTCCCGCTGGAGTAACCGATGCGACCGCTGCGCAAAGACGAAATCGAAAACAACGAACACAACCTGTACCACACCGTTCCGCCGCAGGTTGCGGACCATCCGTTGTTCAACAAGGGGCACACGGTTGGAATCATGACGGCGGAGTCGCCGCGTTTCCCAACGGCCGAAGGTGGCAACGAAGCCCTCAGCGCGGACCTGAAAGCTCTTGGTTTGCACCACGAGCCCACACACGGATCGTACGGCGCGCCGGAGAACAGCTTCATCATCCACAACCCCACACGCGAGAACATGTACGCGCTCGGCCGCAAGTACGGTCAAGAGGCGATCATGTACTCGCAGGACGGCAAGCACGAGCTGCTCTACACGCACGGCCCCAACGCCGGCAAGCACCACGTGTCGAAGCCGGAGATGCACTACTCGCCGACGCAGCCGAAGGACTTCTACACGCACCTCCCCGGCAAGGGCTACGTCAGCCTCCACTTCGGCGACGAGCTGCACGACTCTCCCGTGAAGGGGACCGTGCCGCTGGAGCACCACACGGCGAAGCCACCGCTCACGCCGATGGAACGAGATCTGATGCGGAAGTTCGCAACGGAGCTGAAGGACGTCATCGGGCGCGTCCTGAAGAAGGCCGATAAGTGAGCGTTTTGTTCCGTTGGGGATTCCAATCTTGGAAGGTGATATGGAATCTTTGTCTGTACGGAACAAAATCTGCCCCAGGTGTGAAGAATCGCTCCTGTTGACGGATTTTTCCGTGGACAAGCAGAAGCGGGACGGGCGTTCTTCGGCGTGCAAGACGTGCGAGAGCAAGCGCAAGAAGTCGTACTACCGATCCAACAGCGACCGCGTTTTTGCTAGGACCTTGGCATACCACATCCGCAAACGAGCTACGGATCCTCAGGTTCGTATTTCTGACAGCCTCCGCTCTCGAATCAACTCGATTGTGAAACGGGGTCGCGCAGGGTCGGCCGTTCGTGATCTCGGCTGTACCGTCACTGAGCTGAAGATTCACTTGGAATCGAAGTTTCAGCCGGGAATGTCTTGGGGCAACTATGGTGAGTGGCACATTGACCACATCAAGCCACTGGCCAAGTTCGACTTGACAGATCGGGGACAATTTCTTCAGGCCTGTCACTTCACCAATCTTCAGCCACTGTGGGCAGAGCAAAACCTGTCCAAGGGAGCCCGAATCTTTTCTTCGGAGATTTCAGATGCCCAAGCAGCCTGAAGACGAATTGGCGGCACGTCGTAAAGAGAATGCCGGGATCACCGCGGCTCGTCGAGACGGGAAACTGAAGACCGACGAGGCGTGTCCGAAGTGTGGAAGCAAAGATTCAACCCCTCATAAGGACGGGTCACGGACCTGTCTGGGATGCTACGGCGAGTACACACCCAAAATGAATAAAAACGAATCCAAGCTTTCCGCGCCCCTTCAGAAGTTCGCAACCGACCTGAAGGCGGTGTTGGTCAAGACCGAAACTCAGATCCGTGAGATGCGCGCCCGCGAGGCGTCGACGAAGGAACGCAAGCTGGAGAAGCACGAGCTGTGCCCTCTCTGCGGTGGTCCCGACGTGAACGGTGCCTGCAAGTGCATCTCGACCCTCCAGAAGAACGCGCAGCTCGGCTACGGTCCCGGCCCTGGCGTCGGTCCGGCCGGTGGCGGCGACACCGCCCCGCTGGCGATGGCGGAGAAGTCCGAGATGTGCAAGGCGTGCGGCTACGAGCACGTGTACGGCAAGCACAAGGATCCCGATGGTGACGGTGACCACGACGAGGACGGTCACAGCGAGTACGTGGAGCACAAGGACGGCGTGACTCAGGGCGCGCCGCTGGGGAAGAAGACCCCCGAGGGCATCTCCGAGAAGACGATGCACAAGCTCAAGGACGAGTACGGTCACGACAAGGAAGGCAAGGCCAAGGCCTACGCCACGGCGAACGCCATCGCGAACGGCACCGTCAACCACAAGAAGGGCGAGCTGGAGGCGATCGCGAAGCACATGCCGTCGTCGAGCGCCGCTGCGCTTGCTCCCCCGAAGCCCGCCCCCGTGACGCCGGTCCACCAGGCCAACGCGGAGCTGGGTGGCGCGAAGTCGGTCTTCGGCGCGCACCCGTCGATGGGTGGAACGTCGGCTGTCGTCGGCGCCCCCAAGCCGCTGCGCAAGCCGGTCCACGCGATGGGCCGTCCGACGGTGTCCGTGGCTGGTGAGATCCCGAACGCGAAAGCCGAGATGGGCGCTGGCGACAAGCGCTACGGCGGCCCGGGTCACGCGAGCCAGAAGAACATGCCCTCCGCTCTGAAGGACAGCATGGCTCCGGTGGCGAAGGGTGGTGAGACCATCCCCGCGCAGCACGCGGCTCCCGCCGCTGCCGTGAAGGGCACGAAGCTCCCGAAGGCTGGCAAGGACGCTTCCGTGGCCAAGCAGGGCTCGGGCGGCGAGATCAAGAAGGGCACGGAGCTTCGCAAGGACCAGATGGCTCTTCCGGGCGTGGGTGGCGCCTCAAAGGCGAAGGCTCCGAAGGGCAAGGGCGTCGGCGGCAAGCAGCCCGTCGGCCAGGGCGGTGGTGACAAGCACAAGGTCGCGGCCCCGGCGAAGGGCGCTGCGCCTGCGAAGGGTGCGACTCCCGCTCCGGCGACGAAGGCGGCTGGTCCGTCTCCTGCGGCCAAGGTGCAGAAGCTCAAGGGCGACCTCGCGGCGATCCAGGCGAAGCGCGCGGCTCCGGCTCACCCGGCTGTCGCCAACAGCCTCGCGGACGTCAAGGCTCTGCGTCCGGGCGGCAGCCCCGAGTCCGTCGACATCGACGTGTCGGATCTGGCGGCGCCTGCCGCGGCTCCGGCCAAGCCCCAGACGCTCGGTCAGCGCCTCAAGGCCAGCCCGGTTCCGGCTGGTGGCGGCGCGGACGCTCTCAGCGGCGTGCGCGACAACCTCAACCTCGCGGCTGCCTCCAAGCAGCGCGGCGGCGTCGGGTTCCTCCGCGGCTTGATGTCGATGTTCCACTCGCCGAAGCCGCAGATGGCGATCGCGGGTGCTCCGCAGTGGAAGCAGCAGGGTCAGACCAGCAGCGCTCGCATGCACGGCGCGATGCCGCTCCGTCGCGGCGAGAAGGAAGCCGTCAAGCCCGAGGCTCCGAAGCCGGAGGCCGCGAAGGTCACCAGCAAGCGCTTCCATGGCGCGCTCCCGCTCAAGCGCAGCGAGGACCTGAAGAAGGCGTCTCTCTCGCTCACCAAGAAAGATCTGGAAGCCGACGAGCTGGACAAGGGCTTCAACAGCATCAACCACAACCGCACGATGCTCCGAATCGGAGAAAAGCGTCGCGCCAAAAAGAATCGTTAAGTTCCGCAACGTCACAATCTTTCCTTACGGAGATCGACCAAAATGGCTCAGAATTACCCCACCGACGCTGGCGTCCTGACTATCCCGGGCGGCTACGCTCGCTACAACGTCGTCCAGCAAAACTCGGGTCTCGCGACCACGGGCGTGATCATGCTCGTCGGCGAGGCGGAGCAGGGGCCGGACTTCACGCAGGAGACGGACATCGCGTCCAACTTCTTCGGTCCCGGCCAGATCGGTGACGTCAAGGCGAAGTACGTGTCCGGCCGCCTGGTCGACGCGTTCAACGGCGGCGCTGTGCCCGCCAACGATCCCCAGATCCAGGGCGCGCCCGCGGGCTTCATCCTCGTGAAGACCAACCCGTCGACCAAGGCGACGGCGCACCTCTACCACTGGGACAGCTCCGAGTACGGCACGGGCTACGCCCCGGGCGTCGGCGCGCTCCAGGACAAGTCCTACGGCAAGCTCGGCAACCTGATCTCGTTCCAGGTCACGGCGAAGACGTCCGAGGCTGTTCCGACCACGGGCGCGTTCGCGCTCATGCTCCCCATCGCGGCGACCGACGTCGACCTCCGCCTCAACGGCGGCGCTTCGCACGCGGCCAACATGGCGGCCCTCGACCCTCCCACCACGTGGATCACGACGCTCGCGGGCATCGCGGGCATCACCACGACGGGCGGTGCGGCGGAGTCCCCGCTGACGGGAACCACGGGCACGCTCGCGATCACGGTCCTCACGGGCAACAACGTGCAGATCGATCGTTCGGTGGTCTTCGACCACCTCCCGGTCGCGGGTGACACGCTCTACATCCCGACCACGTCGGCGATGGCGACGTCGAACGCGGCTGCGGCCGGCTCGTACATCGTGACGGGCACGGGCGGCGCGGGCAAGACCATCTACGCGACGAAGCTCCTCGACGTCGCGGGCACGCCGAACCAGCTGACCACGCCGACGTCCAAGGGCGCGACGGCCATCGTTGGCACGGCGGACGTCCAGACGTTCAGCGCCATCACGGTGAGCCTCGCGAGCACCAACCCCGTCCCGGGTACCGGCAAGAGCCTCCAGATCGACGAGCTGTCGAGCCACACGGGCCTGCTCAACTTCATCTGCTGGAAGCTTGTGAACGGCGTTCCGACGAAGGTGAACTGGATCACCAACTCGACGAACGGCAACCTCATCACGTCGGCGACGGAGTACGTCGCGGACCTGACGGAGTCGCGCCAGGTCGACAACATCGTCAACGACATCTTCGCGGGCGGCGCCATCGCCCTGGAGATCGGCTACGAGGGCACGACGGCCACGGCGACGATCGACGGCGTGACCCTCACGGTCACGGCGGTCGGTGGTGCGAACGCGGGCACGTTCTCGGCGGTCCTCGCGGACTACCCGACGATCGCGGACCTCGCGGCGTACTTCGACTCGCTCACCGGCTTCACGTGCGCCCCGGGCACGGCAGTCCTCGGATCGCAGCCGTCGACGAGCCTCGACCAGGGCACGTACGGCATCTGCTCGACGTTCGCCAGCGTCGCCCCCGGCCGCATCAAGCAGGACGCGTACAAGTTCTTCACGACCCTCGCGGCCAACGGCTTCCTCACGCAGCTGAACAAGGCGGACATCAAGGGCCTCCCGGCTCCGACGGTGGGCGTCTCGTTCCTCTCGGGCGGCGCCAAGGGTGCGACCACGGACGCGCTGATCCAGCAAGCTCTCGACGCGCTCAAGATGGTTCGTGGCAACTTCGTCGTGCCGCTGTTCTCGCGTGACGCGAGCGCCGACATCGCGGATGGTCTGACCGATCCGTCGTCGACGTACACCATCGCGGCCGTGCACGCGAACACCCGCTCGCACGTCCTCCAGATGTCGACGCTGAAGAAGCGCCGCAACCGCCAGGCGTTCCTCTCGCTCCGCGACACGATCGCGAACGCGAAGGAAGCGGCCGGCGAGCTGGCCTCGTTCCGCTGCTCGCTCTCGTTCCAAGACGTGCGCGACAACAACTCGGTCGGAACGCTCGCGCAGTTCCAGCCCTGGATGAACGCGGTCAAGGCCGCGGGCATGCAGGCCGCGGGCTTCTACAAGGCGATCTTCAACAAGGGGATCAACATCTCGGGCGCTCTCCAGGCGGCCGGGGACTTCAACGACCAGGACGACGACGCCGTCGAGCTGGCGCTGGAGGCGGGTCTCCTCACGATCGCGCGCCCGCCGACGGGTGGCTTCCGCTACGTCTCCGACCAGACGACGTACGGTCGCGACAACAACTTCGTCTACAACAGCATCCAGGCTGTGTACGACGCGGACATCATCTCGCTCACCACGGCGCAGATCATGGAGCAGGCGTTCGTCGGTCAGTCCCTCGCGGACGTCACGGTGGCGCAGGCCCTCTCGGTCCTCGACGCCATCATGGACAACCTCCGCCGCGTGAAGCTCATCGCGTTCAGCGACGACGCGCCGAAGGGTTACAAGAACCCGGTCATCAAGATCTCCGGCCCCGCCATGGTGGTGAGCGCCGAGGTGAAGGCGGCGACCGCGCTGTACTTCATCCCGATCACGTTCAGCATCACGCAGGTCCAGCAGTCCTCGTAACGACCTGACTCAATCTTTCACTTAGAAGGAACACATGGCCGCCACCAAGCAAACTGCCCCGAAAGTGATGTCGGGCGCCCGCGCGAAGCTGAACGTCTTCAACCCGAATGACGGTACCAGCCACGTCGTGGGTCTGTTCAACAACGTGAGCTACAACATGACGTACGAGACGCAGCCAGCCTACGTGCTGGGTCGTTTCGGCGCCGCGGAAGTGGACTACACGTCGATGGACCTCGTCTCGATCACGTGCTCGGGCTTCCGAGTCATCGAGCACGGCCCTTGGGTCGAAGCGGGTCTGCCGAAGCTCCAGGACCTCCTCCTGACCGAGTACCTCACGCTGGACATCTACGACCGCCAGCGCCAGGCCCTCGGTCTGCCGGACTCGATCGCGCACTTCAAGAACGTGCGCTGCACCGGCTTCTCGACGACGATCTCGGCCCGCAACCTCGAAGAGCTGACCGTCACCTTCGTCGCGCTCGGCATGGACGACGAGTCCACGCAGAACTCCGAAAACGTCACCGCGGCCGACCTCCCCGCGATCACGTAAGCTACCGGGTCTTTCCCTCCTTTCGCCCCGGCTGCTGGACTGGGCCCCTCCTCCCCGGAGGGGCCCTTTCTTTATCTGGACCTTGACGCCCAGAGGAAGATTCGATAGGATGTCTTTGGTGACTCTCATCCTGTTCCACGTCGGCGTCTTCCTGGCCCTGTTCCCGGGTTCGCTGATCATCGCCCTGATGCTGCTGTGGCGCGCTGCGCGCTCGCTGGCGGGGTTTTCGGACCGATCCCTGCCCATGGTCCTGGGCTCCGGGATGGTCGTTTATACGCAAGCTGGCTGGGAAGCGTATATGAAGGCCAAAAAGCCCATTGGTTACGCGGTGTTCGAGACCTTCCCGCGCAATTTGCGCCGATGGGCCCTTGCATTTCGCGAACGGATCCGCTAGACTCTGAACCTGGAGGGCCCCTTACATGATCCATCGGTACCACGATTCGTTCCCCGCCGCACCTCAAGCTCTTGTGTCAGGTCTCGCGGCAGCCTGTCAGATCCCGGTCATCGTGGGGGCGAGGGTGGGCAAAGGAGACGGGTCGGTCTACTTGGACGTCATCCAAGACGACGACTTCCACGTCGACCTGAGGGTTCTGTCGGACATCGCCGAGTTCTTCGAGGTCGAGGAGGAAGAGGTCAGGGTCGAGAACGGTCCGCGGGCGGACACGATCACGGTGACGGTCTGCTCGTCCAATTTCGACTTCAGCGCGTGCTTTCGGAAGCCCCTTCCCGGCGAAGAGGATTCCGAGGAAAGTGTGGAAGCCAGTGTGGCGCTTTCGGCGGCCAGAAGGAGATAATCCTGTGAACACGATCGACTGTGCCGTGGAGGGCTGCGGCGGGAAAGCCGTGCCCACGCAGAAGGACGGCAGGTTCTACATCCACCGCAGCAACAACGTGGACTACCCGCAGGTCTTCATCAATGTCCCACCCTCGTTCGTGATCCCGAAGTGCAACCGCTGCGGGATGGACATGTTCACGGACGAGCTGTACAAGGCCCTGCTCCAGGTGCTCGAAGTCGAGTATCAGCTGCACGCCGATCTCATCAAGGCCATCGTCGCCAAGCACGGAGCCAAAGTCAAGGCTCAGTAGGAGTTTTCATGCTCGTGTTCGCTCTGATCGGTCTCGCGCTCGCTGGCGGAGTCGGCGGCGTCGTCTGGTATCTCAAGTCGAAGAACGGCGCCGTCAGCGGACCGCCGGCCGCGGATCTGGCCAAGGCCATCAAGATCATCTGGAACGACACGTACAAGCGCACGGACGCGCCCCCGGTCGTGACCTGGATCGGCGGCGCCGGGCTCAACTGCAAGCCTGGTTTGGCCTGGAAGGACGACTTCGGCCGCTGCGTGGCGGGGCTCTCGGAGGTGGAGGCGAAGACCTCGCAGGTGGCGTGGTCGACGCTGTACAAGCTCTCGACGTGCGCCCTCGCGCACGAGTTTTGCCACCACTACCTCTACCGCACGGGGCAGGATCCTGACCCGAATCACACCGGCCCTGCCTTCGCGTTCGGCGGCGTCAAGGACCAGGCCAACGCGGCCCTGGAGGCGGCGGGGTTGTGATCAGCGAAGAGTCGACGATGGACTGGGACGAGGAGGAGCTGATCACGCAGCCCGGGACCGGGGCGGCCATGACACCGTCCCAGCTGGTCAAGGAGTACGGCTACCCCAAGGTCACCACCGAAGGTCTCATGAAGACCGACAAGTGCTACCTCTGCGGCTCGAAGCAGTTCATCGGGCGCTTCTTCCGCGCCTCGAAGGACAGCATGATCGCCTGCGTCCGCTGCATCTACGACCACCTCGGCTACGAGGTCCAGGCGGACGGCTCTTTGATCCCCGTACCCAGCGACTCCTAAGGGTTTTGTCCCGAACGGCACCCCAATCTTGGGTGTATGCCGCCCCAGAACCCAGCGCTCGTTGAAGTTTACGAGGACCGCATCGCACGCCTTGAAGAGGGTGTGACAGACGTCAAGGTCGATCTGGGGGTCGTGAAGACCCGCATCGACGACGGTGTGAAGATGCTGGCGGAGAAGCTGGACGCCGTGGCGTCGCTTCACGAGCGTGTGACTGTGCTGGAGACCACGGAGAAGGTCAAGGCGCAGGCTGAGGCGCATCTCGAAGCAGATCGAGCCAGGCGTCGGGAGCGCCGGATGCTGATCCTCAAGGTCGGGGCGACTGCGGGGTCCCTCTTCTTCGCGGCGTTGGGCATCTTCCTGAAGATCGTGTTCGGCGGCTGATGGGCAAGAACAAGGACAAGAAGGGGTTCGACCTCGGTCACCTCTCGTCCCAGAAGTTCGCGGGGATGGTGTTCTGCGTGGCTGTGCTCATCGCAGGCGGCTTCTGGCTGCCTCTGACGGCCTTCGGCAACCTCGTCATGGGCGTCACCGGCATCTACACGGCGTTCGTCGGCGGTCGCGCGTACAGCGACATGCAGACCCTGAAGTACGGCGGTTCCGTCGGCGGCGGCGACACGGCCGAGATGAGCCGCCAGCGCCAGGCCATCAATACCGATCTGCCCGCGCCCGAGAAGATCGAGGTCAAGGACAAGGGCGAGGAACTGGAGATCGACTGATGTTCAACTGGATCAAGCGCGTTCGCAAGAACCAGCCCCCGCACAAGAGCCGGGTCATCGAGCTGGAGATCGGCGGCCCCGTCGGCCGCTTCATGTGGAACCACGGCTGGGGCGCGATGACCATCCCTTGGCCCTTCTTCTCCACGATCTGGTACTGGACGCTCGACGCGCAGCCGACCGGTGACGTCGACCCGTTCGTTCGCGTGCACGAGTGGGTGCACATCGCGCAGGACGACTCGAACCTCTTCTTCGGCGTGTCGTGGGTGAAGTACGCGTGGCAGTCCATCGTGCACTTCCCCTTCCGTGACCTCTTCAAGATCGGCGTCACGCAGGCGTCGATGGAAGCCTACTTCGGGAACAAGTACGAGGCGGCGGCGTACGCTGTCGAAGACCTCGCGGAACAAAACGGACTGCCCGACTGGGCGAAGTGAGGAGCACGATGAAACGCAAGCACGGCTGGAAGCCAGATCATCGAGACCACCGCGACCACGTCTTCAAGAAGGCGGAGGGCACGGTTCTGCCGGTGAAGTTCGACCTGCGGAAGATGTGTCCGCACAAGATCCAGGACCAGGGACAGCTCGGCAGCTGCACGGCGAACGCCATCGCCGCAGCGATCCAGTTCGACCTTCTGAAGCAGGGGCTCCACCCGTACTTCTTCGTCTCGCGCCTGTTCGTCTACTACAACGAGCGCGACATGGAGGGCACGACGTCGACCGACTCCGGCGCTGCGATCCGCGATGGCATCAAGACCATCAACACGCTCGGCGTGTGCAGCGAGACGCTCTGGCCGTACAGCGACGCGAATCCGGGCCCGTTCTCCACGAAGCCCTCCGCCGCGGCGTACACCGAGGCTCTCAAGGCTCGCTCGCTCAACTACCAGTCGGTGCCGCAGACGCTCGACGCGATGAAGGCGTGCATCGTCTCGAAGACGCCCTTCGTTCTGGGATTCACCGTCTACGAGTCGTTCGAGAGTGACGCTGTCGCGCAGACCGGCGTCGTCCCGATGCCGGCCAAGGGCGAGCGGGTCATGGGCGGCCACGCCGTCCTCTGCGTGGGCTACGACGACGCCACTCAGCGCTTCGTCTGCCGCAACAGCTGGGGCGCGAGCTGGGGCATGGGCGGGTACTTCACGATCCCGTACGCCTACCTCACGAACCCGAGGCTCGCCAGCGACTTCTGGGCCATCAACGTGATGGCGGATTCGATCGTCGGCGCTCCCTGACATGATCAACCCGCTGAAATTCATCCGCGACCACCAGCCGCAGAACTCCGGGGTGCTGCCCGTCGTGATGTACTACGTGTGCATCGCGGCGGTCACCTTCGGCGTCGGCTTGGTTGTCGGAATTTTGTTCTAGACATTCCCTAGATTCGATAGTAATCTTCCGAGTACCAATGTTCACCCGCTTGCTATCCCGTCTGTCGTTGCTGCTCGCGTAAGCGAGTACAGCATTTTTGCGCTTCGGCGCCGACATACGCGATCGTGGGGGAATTGGTAGACCCGCCGGATTGAGAGTCCGGTGCCCGTAACGGGCGTGCAGGTTCGAGTCCTGTCGATCGCACTCACGCCCGGGTAGCTCAATCGGCAGAGGCAACGCGCTCAGAACGCGGAGGTTGCGGGTTCGAATCCCGCTCCGGGTACCAAGCCCTCGTAGTTCAACGGCACAGACAGCCTGCTCAAACCAGGAAGCTCCGGGTTCGAATCCCGGCGGGGGCACGATTCGATAGTTCTTGCTTTCGGTTCCTAGATTCGATAGAAAGAAAACGAGGATCGCCATGAACAAGACCTACGAAGAGCTGTTTGGACCCGACACGGACTACGGCAAGGCCTACCCGAGCTACGAGCAGATCGTGGACGCGCTCGGTAAGACCGTCGTCTACGAACGCGCGGGCGACTACCAGGGCGACCTCTTCTACCTCATCCAGGACGGCGACCGCTACGGCTTCGTCTCGATCGGCTACGGCTCGTGCAGCGGCTGCGACGCGATGGAAGCCTGCGACTCCAAGGAAGAGGTGATGGAGCTGGCCGGCAGCATCGAGAGCGGCGTGCGGTGGTTCGACAACAAGGCCGCGGCGCGCACGTTCTTCGAGGAGCACGACTGGGCCGGCGACTGGAGCTTCTATCACGTCCAGACGTTCCTGAACGAGTGCTGGGCGGTCCTGGAGTGCGCGGGATCTCCGCCCTCGAAGCGCGAGTGATTCGATAGAAGGTACACGAGGAGCCCGTACGGCTACGGGAAGAGAAGTACAATCTGGGCCCACAGGATCGGGCTCCTCTTTTTTCTTGACTCCAACGATCGTCTGAGGCAGACTTAATCTACTGAGTGTTCCAATGCTGACCGCGACCACATACACCACGATTCGAACCGGCATTACGACCGGTGGCCGGATCGTGCGTTATCCGCGCCATCAGCAACACCAGCGCCCAGCACAGGGTGCGCTCGATCGCTTCGATCCCTCCGGGATCAAGTAAAGCGACAAGCCGGGAAGCCCGGCACAAACGATCGAGAACGCACCCTAGCTCAGTTGGTAGAGCACCGGATTGAAATCCCGGGCGCGCAGGTTCAATTCCTGCGGGTGCGACAAGCTCTGCTGCTGTAAGCATCTGGTGAGGCTGCGCGACTGTCTATCGCGTGAGGTCGGGTTCGAATCCCGCCAGCAGCGCAAGACACGCAACCTCGCCGTGCGCCCCGATCTCTGGGTGTAGGCTATTGGTTAGCTCCCTGGCCCGGAACCAGGTTATGCAGGTTCGATTCCTGTCACCCAGACTGTGGCCGTGGTGAAATTGGTAGACACGGCTGACTGTGAATCAGTCAAATTGTGGGTTCGAGTCCCACCGGTCACCCCGAAAGATTCTCTGAAAATTGAATAGTCGCTCATGTCACTGGTTTGGGTTACTAGACCGCTATGGAGGCGGGCCTGTCTGTAACACAGGCGTCCTTTACGTTCCAGCTAGGTTCGATTCCTGGGTAGCCCACCAATGCCGATCTCGTTCAACGGTAGGACGACTGCCCAGTAAGCAGTTCACGAGGGTTCAATTCCTTCGATCGGCTCAGATGCTACTGTCGTTCAACGGCAGGACACTCCCTTCGTACGGCAGAAATGAGGGTTCAATTCCTTCCAGTAGCTCAAATACATTGCCTTGTCGTCTAGCGGCAGGACTCCGGTCTCTGAAACCGGCGACGATCGTTCGAATCGATCCGAGGCAACCATGCGAGATTAGCACAATGGTAGTGCGGCTGCCCGATTAGCGGCTGACGTTGGTTCGATTCCAGCATCTCGTACCATCTCTTTGGGGAGTGGATCCCATCTAGCCCTGCGAAGGCCGGAATTCAAGTTCGACTCTTGACAGAGAGGCCATGCCGCTGTAGCTCGACTGGACGAGCGACCCGCTTCGAACGGGAAGGGCGGGGGTTCGAGTCCCTCCGGCGGCACATTGTCCGATACTCCCTTGTCGTCTAACGGCAGGACCGACGGCCTTGACCCGTCAGATCATCGTTCGAATCGGTGCGAGGGAACCGAATCTTCTTGGAGTCTCACCAAGGTGGCGGCGCCCGCGGTCTGGATGGTTCCCTCTCCCGAACATCGACCCGGGCGCCGCCCGTTTCGTAGCTTACGGATCCTACTTGCGTTTCTTCGAAAGATTCGATAGAAATAGAGTTGGAGGTTTTGCGCATGAAAGCTGCCCTGGTTGCTCTGTCGATGCTCCTCACGATTCCGGCCTTCGCCAAGCCACCCCAGCCGACCCAGCCACCGCCTTTTGTGCCAATCATGGCACCGGCTCCTACCAAAACGGCCCCGCCGCCTCCGGCGATTCCAAGCACGGAGCCGACCGAGGTGGAGCCCGAGGACATCAATCTGATGGACCTTCTGGGGCCCGAGCCGCCCAAGAAGCCCAAGATCGAGTGTGACACGCACCCCTGTGTCCCCTACTACCGCTTCTCCGAGAGTATCGACGACGACGCTGCGGGCAAGTTCAAGGCCTTCATGGAGGCCGCGGTCGAGGCCAGCGCCGACCTCGTCATGGTCGAGCTGAACACGCCTGGCGGTAGCATGGATGATGGACATGAGATCTCGCGCGCCATCGAGGCGGCTCCGTTCAAGGTGGTCTGTGTCGTCGATGGTACGTCGGCGAGCATGGGCATGTATGTGCTCCAGTCATGCGACCACCGCGTGATGACCAAGCGTTCGATGCTCATGATCCACCAGGTGTCGCTGATGGTCTCGCCCGGCATGCGCTTGACCGACTTGAGGGTGGAGAACTCTGCGGCTACGATCCGCGTCGCTACCCGAGCCTACGTCGAGTGGGTGACCCATCGGATGAACGCGAAGGTCCCCGAGGTGATGACGCGTATCCAAGGTGGACGTGAGTGGTGGCTGGATTGGGAGGAGGCCCAACAGCGCGGTGCCGTCGACGTGGTGATCGACGGCCCCCCGGGCAAGTACCTTCTCTACCTCAGGCAGAACGGAAAGCCCTGAGCCGTCTCTGGTAGTCTTGGACCTTGGCTTCGATCTCCTGCCAAGTGGGGAGATCGTCGTCCACGGTAATGACCCAGATGGGCTTGTGGGCGACGCCGGCCTTGCGGACGGTGTCCATGGTGCCCTTCGAGGGGCCGTGGACGAACGCTACGAGCGCGTCGCATTCGTTGGCGATCTGAGTGTTACGGATCATGCCGGCAGCGCGTCCTACGCGATCCCAATCGGCGTAGAACACGGTGTAGGGTCGGTGCTGCTCGGCAGCGGCGTCTTGGGCGAAAGTGTCGACGCCCGGAGCCCCTCCGGACACGATCTCCCAGTCTCCGGGAAGGAAGCGGACGAACGTCTGCACCTTCTCCCGGCTGGGGAAGGCTCGGGCCCCTACGACGGCGATCTTCATCGGAAGAAGACGCCGAACGGGGTCGTTAGGTCCGGGACGCAGGGGATGCCGGCGATGGAGAAGTCCTCGTCCATGTTGGCCCCCAAGACCTCCCACTCCAGCTGGCCCAGGATGGTGATCTCGGGGAGCTGGCGGCGGTCCTTCTCGAACATGATGATCCGCTCCTGGACGTAGGCGACCACGCCCATCATGGCGTACCGATGCGTGCGTTCGTCGTTGTTCATCTTGCACCAAGAGTGCCAGATCTTCGCGTGGTTGTCAAGATTCGATAGAAATGGGCCGTGAAGTCCTTTCTGATTGCCACGTTGCTGGCCTTCGCCCCAGCGAAGCACCCGCAGCCGGCCATCACCGACCAGATCTCGATCTTGGTCGTACCCCAACATGCGTCTCCCGAGTGGGAGCGCCACATCACCGTCCACAACCCGTTCCGGAGGTCGATTTGGTTCTGGATCGAATGCGAGTCCAAGCTGACCTCGAAGGCGGTCGGGATCCGCGGACACCGAACGAGCGAGTACGTTTTTCCTGGCATCCCGCCGGGGGAACAGTGTAAGATTCACCATTGGCAATTCAAGATCCCAGGACACAAGCCGAAAGAGTGGAAACTATGAGCAGTCTGAAAGATCAGCTCACGCAACGCCTGAACGACCTCAAGGGCCAGCCCGGGAAGCACGGCCCTCTCATCGAGACGCAAGCCCGACTGATGCTGTTCGAGGACCTGATGTTCGCCTGCGACATGGCGGAGGAGGTCGTCAACAACAGTGGCGCCGAGCAGTCGCCGACGATCGAAGATGTCCTCGCCATCAACAGCGTCTACCAGAACTACATCGGGCCGGCCTACCAGACGCTGGTGGGTCGCGGTGACATCCCGGCGCCGTCTGCTCCCACCACCCCGTCGTCTGGGAAGACGAAGGACGAGCTGATCAGCTAATGTCCTTCGCGATGTTCAGCGGCCTGGTCGTTCTCGCGCTGCTCTACAGCTGGGAGTACTTGTTCACGATCTGGTCGGTGTTCAAGGCGCTTTTCGCGGTCGCCATCTCGCCGATCATCTTGGTGGCGTTCTTCTTCGACAAGGCCACCTTCGTCCACCTCATGTCGGCGCTCTGGCCTCACCTCGACATCTTCACGCCTGAGGGGAAGCTCTACCTGCGGCGCTGGTTTATGACCCCGAAGCAGAAGTGGTACCGGCCGCGGTTCCTCCACCTGATCCTGCTCCCCGACGAGGGGCGCGACCCGCATGACCACCCCGGGCCCTTCACGACCACGATCCTCATGAACGGCTATGATGAGGAGGTCTACTACCCGCGCGTGCCCGCCCGCGAGGGCGGCTACGGCAGGCCAGGCAACCCCCGTGTCAACGTGGCGCGCGTCGGCACAACCTTGCACAACCCGGAGGGTCACGTCCACATCGTCAAGCTCATTGGCCCGACGCTGTCCTGGGTCGTGGGCTGGAATCGGGGCAAGAAGTGGGGCTTCTGGAAGATGGACCCGAACGGCGACCACACCAAGGACGTCTGGATCGAGTCCGAGGAGTACGGCGAGAAGGGGGCCGAACGAAAGTCCTGGACGATCGACGGGAAGTGAGGTAAGGTACGTTCATGGAGAAGCTCAAGTGTGAATGGCGGCGGTGCCGGCTCGATCTCGTCGAGTCGAATCACCCGGTCGAGGAGCGTCACAAGTCCATGCTCGGGCACACCTACTACGACCCTCGGGTCGAGGGGTGCTTCTGCCTGTACAAGGACAACGGCAACCTCGCCCGCACGAGCGTCATTAAGGAGGTCGTCAAGACCGTCGACGGCTTCGAGTTCGACACGCTCAACTCCACGTACCGCGTGACGTGGCTCCCCGAGGAGCCGTGATGCTCGCGGTTCTGATCATCCTCGCCTACGTGGTGTTCTGCATCGCGTGGCTCTACATCGGTGCGTGGTTCTTCGACGCGCATCTGGAGACCTGTCTCCTGCCGGCGATGCCGGTGATCCTTCTGTTCCACTTCATCCGTCTCGGAGTATCATGTCTCTTTCGGAAATGAACAAAGCCGGGCAGCTCGTCCCGGTCAAGCTTTGGGCACCGATCCACGAAGTGGACTCGATGGCGCTCGACCAGTTGTCGAACGTCGCGAAGCTCCCGTGGGTCTACCACCACGTGGCCGTCATGCCGGACGTCCACGCTGGGAAAGGTTGTACGGTCGGCTCGGTCATCGCCATGAAGAATGCAGTCGCGCCGGCCGCGGTGGGCGTCGACATCGGTTGTGGCATGGGCGCGATCCGTACGAATCTCGTCGCCTCGGACCTCCCGGACAACCTGGAGCCGATGCGTGCGGCCATCGAGGCTGCGATCCCGGTGGGCTTCAACGCCCACGATCGGGCGGTCTTCCACTTCTCGGACCACGCGACTGCCGTCGAGCACATGAAGCTCTTCGATCGCTTCAAGGACCTGCACCAGGGCGAGCGCGTGGACTTCGCGAAGGCGAAGAAGCAGATGGGTACGCTCGGTGGCGGCAACCACTTCATCGAGGTGTGCCTGGACAACGGCATCTACGACTGCGGTCAGGACAACTGCGGCGAGTGGCACCAGTACAAGCACGAGCCGCGCGTGTGGCTCATGCTGCACTCGGGCTCGCGCAACATCGGCAAGGAGCTGGCCGAGATCCACATCGACATCGCGCGTGGCCTGATCCACAACGAGCGCATCCCGGATCCGGACATGGCGGTCTTCCTCTCCGGAACGAAGGAGATGACGGCGTATCGACACGACCTGTTCTGGGCGCAGGAGTACGCCATGCTGAACCGCATGGTCATGTTCGACATCCTGAAGCGGACGTTCGCGGACTTCTGGGGCGGCTCGCTGGAGGTGACGTTCGAGAAGCCGATCCTTGCGCATCACAACTACGTCGCCGAGGAGACTCACTTCGGCGAGAACGTCCTGGTCACCCGCAAGGGGGCCATCAACGCTGAGGCTGGCCGCCTGGGGATCATCCCGGGCAGCATGGGAGCGAAGTCGTTCATCGTCCGCGGGCTCGGGAACCCCGACTCCTTCAACTCGGCTTCCCATGGGGCCGGGCGCAAGATGTCTCGCGGGCAGGCAAAGAGGACCTTCACGGTCGAGGATCTCGCCGAGCAGACGAAGGGTGTCTGCTGCCGTAAGGACTCCGGAGTCCTGGACGAGATCCCCTCGGCCTACAAGAACATTGACCAAGTCATGGAGAACCAGAAAGACCTGGTCGAGATCGTCCACACGCTGAGGCAAGTCCTCTGTGTCAAGGGTTGATCCTCGCTACGTAGCCGGTTTCTTCGACGGCGAGGGCTCCGTGGGCATCAGTTCGACCTGCGCACGGCGCAGAGGTTGAAAGAGATGAAGCGAGCGGTCTGATGGACGCCAACAAGCTTGTGGTCCTGAAGGACATCGGCTACACCGTACAGCCGACTTGCGGGAACTGCATTCACGCCAACATCGCTCGCGGCTCGAAGTGGGGCACGTGCAACATTCACACGTACTTGCACCAGAAGCACACGGGCGAGGAACGGCAGCTCTCGATCAACGTCAGCGGGCGATGCCAGGAATGGGAGAACGAGGGCCTGGTGGCTGAGTTGGAGGGCTTTGCGCAGCTTCTGGAAGAGATTCCCGAGAAGTATGGCGATGAGTTCTAGCCCACGGCCGCCTCTCCAGCAGACCCTCTTGGTGGGGTTTGCGATGGTTTTGGTCGAGCCCGTCAACGGCGTCATCCCGCGGGGTGGCATGTTCTTTGACGCTAGGCTCCAACGTGCCTTGGATTGGGACGACGTGTGGTGGGAGCGAGGTCCCATGAGCCCTTGGCGGAGAATGGGTGGCCGCCGCAATCTTCTCTTGCAACCGATCCCCAGCCCTGCTATTGTCAGTGGGTCAACTGAGGGAGAACAAAGATGAACGAGCAGATCAACAGCGACAAGGTTCGTGAACAGGTCCGCCGCGACGGCTACGACGCCGCCAAGCAGGCCATCGACACGGCGACGAAGAAGCTCACCGACCGCGGGTTCGACCCGGGCCAGGTGCGCACGCTCGTCAAGGAGGGCGCCAAGAAAGCAGCTTCCGAGTAGCATTTCGGGCCCGAACCGGCATCGACCGGGAACAGAGGGACTGAGACGCGTGCCGAGGTTGGTCATCAGGCCTCGTAAAAAGAAGACCAAAAAAGAAAAGCGAACGATGAGTTCGACGTTCCCTTCGATCTGATCGAGGCGAACGGTTTCGGTGGCTACGGCGCTCGCGCGCTCGCGGCTTAATCGAATCTCAGACGGTGAGGCCCCTTAGTAGCCGCCTGAGAAACAACTACAGAGGGAAACCAACTGTTCCTGGTCAGCAAAACCAGGTGGTGGAGGGCGCCGTAGTCCGGGACACCTCGATCCCTAGCCCCCGAAAACGAGGAAACGCACGTACAAGCTCGATCGCAAAGTTTCCGACATCGGGGTTCGACTCCCCGCGGGTCCACAAATCAGGTCCTTCACCTCACAATCCCTTACTGCACGGGAGTCTCCGGTAACGCAGAAAACGGAGAGGGTGCGGGACCTGACCCTTCCTTCTTTTTTGTTCCGCTCTTAATCTTGGTTGTCAGGAGGGATACCTGATGGCAGCCAAGCCCGTGAACTCGAATTCCGAAACCTTCGTCCTCGACGGTGTCGTGGGCGAAACCACCGGTACCAGCTGGACCGGCAAGTTCATCGCCAAGAAGCGCCTGAGCTTCAACGACCAGCTCGCTCGCGACAACTTCCGCCGGCAGATGCTCGGCGCCGCGGTCGGGGAGCCTTCAGCTCGCGCCGCTTCGGTCGCTCAGATCTTCTCCGAGCTGCTCGTGCGTCTCGTCGAGGCCCCCACCTGGTGGGTCGACGCTGACGAGGGTCGTCTCCTGGAGGACGAGAACGTCATCGTCGCCGTCTACGACAAGGCCCTGAAGGTCGAGAACGATGCGCGTGAAGCGGTCGCCAAGGCTGCTGCCGAGGCCCGCGGCGACATCGCCAAGACCGTCGAAGCCGTCGAGAAGAAGTAAGTGCTGATCACGGCCAAGACCAAGCTCGGGCGCAAGGTCCGTTGCCTCGATGTCGACGGCGGCGTGATCATGGCCTCGGCGGTCGACACTACCGAGGGGTGGGTGGATCTGTACGTTCCCCGCTCCGGTGGAAGGGTCTTCGTTGACCGTAAGAAGCGCGAGCTGGTCAAGATCCGCCTGCACACCGACTTCGACATCGTGACCAAGAGGGGGCGCAAGCTCATCAAGGTGCGCTGGTCTTGGGACGGCAAGGCCTCGCTTCCGATGGAGATCAAGGTCGGACCGCTGCCGGAGTAAGATCCCTTGGCGGACTTCTCCGACATCGAGCTGATCGCTCTCCGCGACGTCTGGCTCACGCGTCTGCGTCAGCCGGGCGTGTCGGAGGACTTCCACCTCCGCCGGATCTTCCGCGAGTACAGCCAGAAGTTCTTCACCCCGCTGCATCTCGTGTACGAGCTGCCAGTGGAGTTCGTCGTGCAGGCCTGGATCGAGGACGTGTACGAGGACTGGAAGGACGAAGACCTCGAAAAGGAAGCCCGCTCCCTGACCAAGCCGCGCGAGCAGCTCCTGCTGGAGCGTCGTTTGGAGGACGCGGACGACGCCGAGATGTACATCCTCGGCCAGGAAGTCAAGAAGTCCGAGGAGGCCGCCAAGAAGATTGAGGAGGCCGTCAAGGCGCTCGGGAATGTAGCGTCCATGCTACGCCCGCCCACGGCCGAGGAGAAGATCACGGGCGGCAAGCTCTCGAAGCCCGCGGAGCTGACGAACGTGAAGGTCGACCCGGGCCGCAAAATCGAGATGAGTTTCGAGACCATCGACCTCGACCAGGACTCCTTCGGCCTCCTCGACAAGCCCGAACCGAAGGCAAAGTAGCGGCAATCTTTAGGGAACGATGGCGGCGTCAGACAAATCAATCAAAATCACCATCGTCGTCGACGACGCTGCGGCTCAAAAAGCCAAGCGCTCGATCATGGAGATCAAGCAGGAGGTCGACCGCCTCGTCGAGTCGACCCAGCGCTTGGGTGGTTTCCTCGGCGGCCTCGGAGCCGTCAAGGTCGGAAACAAGGCAGCGCAGCCCGGCATGTCCGGCGCGACGCAGGCCACGCACGCTGGCGCGGGCGGAGCCCTTGGTGGCGTCACGGCCGCCATCGCTGGTGGCGCGAAGGCCGGCGCCGCCGAGATCCGCAAAACTGCCGAGGAGACGAACAAGTCCTTCAAGTCGATGAAGGACAACTTCAAGTCCTTGGTCGACGCCCAAGACCGCGACGTGCGTCGCATGGAGGGCATCTTCGGACGCTTCCGCAGGATGTTCGGCGGCATGGGCGGTGGTCCCGTGTCTGGTGGTGGCGGTGGCATGGGAGGTGGCGGTGCGGTTGGCGTGAGCAATCCGCCCAACGCTCCTCGTCCAGGCTCTACGACTCCGGGTGGAGGAGGTGGCGGCGGTGGAGGTGGAGGAGGCGGTGGTGCCGCTGCGCCTTCGCCGGGCAACTGGGGTCGCCCCACGTGGGCTGGTCTCACGAAGGGCGGCGGTGCGAGCTGGTGGCCGGGTGGCTCGGGTGGTCTCGTGGCCGGCATCGCCGGTCAGTTCGGTCTTCCCACGGGCATCCCCACTGCTGCCATGGCGGTGACCAAGGGTGTTGAGCTGGCTCAGGCCGCGATCGGCGCCTCGTACCAGAACCAGATGGCCAACATCAACCAGGCCCTCACGGGGACGATGGTGGTGGCCAACGCTCGCGCGCAGCTCGGTGGTACTTTGGGCCAGAATGCGCTCTCGATTCGTCACGGCGACATCGCTCGCGTGCACGCGATCCACGCGCTGGACTCGGACCCGAACTACAAGCGGATGATGGCCCAGGATGACCTCCTGGAGCTGCGTCGTCAGAAGCTGCACCCGACCAACGCTCTCGATGCTGGCGTTGCTGGCAGGGGTGGGGAGTACGTGGGCGCGGCGGCTGGAGAGCTTGCTGGCCAGCGCCTCGCTGGCACGCAGATGGCGGGCATCCAGAGCAGGAACGTGATGGTCATCGAGCAGGAGAATGCTCGCAACGCTGAGATTGCACTCCAGGCGCAACGTCGCCAAGACATGCTCGAAGCGAAGATGCGCGCCGATCCCGAGTACAACGAGCGCATGAACGACCAGTATGCCCGCTCGATCGGTGACTCGGGCATGATGCGTGCCCTCGGCATGAGCGGCAAGGACGTCTACTACGGCAGCAACAAGAACGACCCGACCGCCATCCCGCTGACGGCCGGTCAGTACGTGCGCAGCTTCGCCGCGACTCATGGTCGTGACGCCGGAGAGTACGGCGGCGCGTTCGCGAACGTCGCGCAGTACGGCCGTGGCTTCGCCAACGGCGCAGGCCTCGGCGGTCTCGACAATCTCTTGAACATCCAGGCCGGTGGTCTCCACAACGCCGCGGCCCTCCAGTACGGCGGCGCTCAGTTTGGCAAGCCCGGCGCACTGCTCGGCGGCGTGCAGCGCATGATCGGTGGTCCGAAGGGGCTCGACATCACGGGCGGCATGAACCTGTCCAACATGGCCATGGGGCTCATGCAGCGTGGAGATTTCTACGCTGGCTCGGGCACTGGCGGCAGCGGTCTCATGGAGACGCTGATGTCTGCGGCCGTCGGAGCTGGTGGCGCCGGCATCGGTGGCCAGATGCGCGTCGCGCGTGAGCTGTCCCAGGGCCAAGCCTTCGGTGATCGCGAGGCCGGCGGCAGCGTCGACAACCTCAACAAGGCGTTGAACATGCGCGCGGCCATGAAGGCCTCGCCGGAAGCTCCGTGGGCGATCCGCAACATGCTCACGAGCTTGAGCGAGGGCCAGCTCAACGACATCATCAAATCCGGCGGCAAGAACATGCCGTCGATCCTCACCGACAACGGCATCACGTTCGACATGGTGTCGAAGTACTATGGCGCGAAGAACGCGACGATGTTCGCGCGCTTCGGCACGTCGAACGAGTACGGCACCCAGCAGCAGCGTGACATGGTCGCGCAGTACCGTCAGGCTGGCGGCCTCGGCTTCCTGAAGGGCAAGTCTCCGCGTGAGATCGAGAAGGCCCTCAACGTCCTCGCGGGCGCTGGGGCTGCGGGCGCCGGCTCGATGAACGACAACCTCACTATGCTGCGCAAGCAAGCCGCCAACATCGGCGTCTACGGCAAGCCGCACGGGCCGGGAAGCTACCACAAGATCGCCGCTGGCACCACCATGGACACGGCCAACAAGGCTCAGGGTGCCATCGAGGGCCAGGTCGGCCAGCAGGAGCACGAGGAGGGCAGCGCCACTCGCAAGGACATCAGCGCCGCTCCCCACACCCGCTACGAAGAGAACAACGCGCGCACCAACGCCCAGGCCGGCATCGTGTCGGGCGGTGACACGGTGAACGCGATCCACAAGGTGACCGAGGCCCTCAACCTCCTCGCCTCGTCGCTCTCCAGCATGGACCACAGCGTCCCCGCTCCCCAGGGCGGCGGTAAGCGCGGGTACCACCACTAATGCCGCGCGCAGGAATCTACCCGCTCTCCGCTGACTTCGGAGTCGACCCGGGCGCAGATCTGTTGGAGATGGACCCGTACTGGGTCATCGCCATCATCCGCCTCGGTGAGCCTCTGTCGTTCAACCGTAAGAAGATGAAATCCGACTCCACCGACCTCAGTGCTGGCGCTCTGCTCCGCGCCGACGAGCCGTTGGTGATCACCAGCGACTGCTTGTCGATGAACGTCACGATGAGCAAGAACGCCGAGACGAAATCGATGAACGCCACGCTCAAGCAGGCGGACATCAACTACCTCATCGAGATCATCCCCGGCGACTGGGTGATGGCGTGGATGGTGAACAACCGGACCGACTTCGAGGACCTGCTCAGTCGCATTGGCCCGGTCGCCTCGGGCGCCAACACGACGGACTCGTGCAACAACTTCAACGACGGCCTCAAGTTCGTCGGGCGCGTGGATGACATCTACAAGGACACCACGGTCATCCCCAAGGTCGGCACCAAGATCTCCAACTACAACCTGAAGTGCACGGGGTTCTCTGAGCTGAACACGTACATGTACTACGACTACGCTCTCGCCACGTCGGATGCCCAGGGCGGCAACTTCGGGTGGATGGCTCGCTTCGGTGTCAGCACGGACGCGCTCTTCGGCAGCGGCTCCGAGGACGGTATCGAGCAGAACAACATCAACAACATCATCCCGATCCTCCTCAACATGGTGCTCGGCAAGGGCCCGGACAAGAAGGGCGACATCACTCTCGACGGCGAGGGCGGGAACATCTCGGCCACCCCGCAGCTGTCGGACCAGAATGAGAAGGGCCGTTCCAGCGACAACGATCCGCCGTTCTCGTACCTCGTGCCCGTCTCCGTCGGCAACCTCCTCGGCAAGCGGGTCGCCAGCAAGGGGCTCATGTCCTACGCGGACATCCTGGAGCTGTGGACGGGCGTGCAGTCGTATGCCAACAAGAACGGACCTTCGGCGTTCACTCCGGAGTTCAACTACTCCATCGGTCCCAACCGCAGGATCATGAAAGGCGGCAGGCTCCTCGGCACCTTCCTGCCGTTCATGCCGGACTTCGCGAACCGTCCGCTGTGGGGCGTGCTCCAGCAGTACGTGAACCACACCATCAACGAGATCTACACCGCGATGAAGGTGAACCCCGAGGGCAAGGTGGTGCCCACCATCGTGTTCCGTCAGATCCCGTTCACCACGGACGTTTTCACCTTCCCCCCGAGTCCTGCAAAGAAAAACACGCTCACCACCGACGAGCTTACCGCCGCGGGTCATGACAGCTTCCTGATTCCCACCGACAACAAGATCGCCACCACCAAGTTCCTCGATCTACCGCGCTGGCACATCCCGTCGGCGATGGTGAAGCACGTGCACGTCGGCCGCAGCAACGCCACGCGCACCAACTTCGTTCACATCTACGGCACGGCGACGAACCTGGAGAACGGCGGCACCCCGCAGCAGTACCAGATGCTCATCAACCCGCCCGTCCGTGACGACGTGGACATCTTCCGCGCCGGCTGCCGCACACATGTGAGCCACGTCGACTGCTGGGTCGACGACACTGTTGGAAAAGTGCCGGGCCAGTGGATGGCACTGGTCGCTGACTGGATGATGGGCTCGCACCTCACCCTCAACGGCATGATCGATCTGTACGGCGTGCAGGCTCCCGTCGCCGAGGGCGACAACGTTCTCTTCGATGGCGTCGTCTACCACGTCATGCAGGTGGACCACTACGTCTCGATGGACACCGAGGGGGGCAACAAGCAGTTCGGCACCATCCTCCACCTCACCAACGGCATGCGCGACCAGGACGTCGACCCGGCCATCAACGAGTCGGATCTGGGCAAGGGTCTCCAGCCCATCTACCCGGGCTTCGACCCCAACGACAACACCCAGTACGACCCGGGCCTCACTCTGACGGGAGATCGTACGACGGGTGGAATCACGAAGCACAAAGAGCGTACCGAAGATCCGAAGCCCGCCACTGACGTGCAGACCAAGTCCCCGCTCAACCACTACGACACCGAAGCTGCCATCAAGAAGGGTGAGGTCTTCGGACCGCCTGACACCAACGATGAAGCTCTGAAGGATCTGCTCTAATGCGTCCCGTAGTCCCAGGCCACGCAGACGGCGGCTTCCTGCCCGACAACGGCGTCTCGGGCAACGTCATGCTCCGCATCGGCGAGGTGCAGAACATCTACTACCCCGAGGATCAGGAGAACGTCTCGAAGAGGTTCATCGAGTACCGGGTGTGGGTCGCGCACAAGGCGAACGGTACGGCGGTCACGAAGATGTACGACCACTGCATCGCCATCGACAATCTCGCCGGCATCGCGGACTACTCGTACGTCACGTACCGTGCGGACTCGTCCGCCTCGGGACAGAATGGACAGAAGCGTCCGGCGCCGGGTAAGGGCGCGCGTGTGATTCTCCTCTGCATCAATGGCGAGTCGCAGAACGCAGTCATCCTCGGCGGCGTCCGCAACGCGAATGCGCCTGACGTCAAGGACACGATCGATGATGGACACCATATGCACTCGGTGTTCAACGGCATCGACATGCTCATCAACAAGGACGGCGAGCTGACGCTCACCTACAATGGCGCGACGGACCTCTCGGGCGATCCGACTGAGGACACCAACACGGACGCCGCCGGCACGTTCGTCAAGATCGACAAGGACGGCAACGTCACCGTCTCCGACGCCAACGGTGACAACAAGATCTTCATCGACCGCGTGAACGGCAAGGTTCAGCTCACGGCCAAGACTGAGATGGACCTGATCTGCCCCGACGTGAAGCTCGGCGACGACCAGACCACTGACCCGGCCGTGGGCGGGAACGAGCTGAAGGACCTGCTCAACCAGCTCATCCAGGCCATCCTCGCCCAGACCCACCCCACCGCGGTCGGCCCCTCGGGCCCTCCCATCAACGCGGCCCAGTTCCAGCAGATCCAACAAAACCTTGACTCGATCCTGTCGGGTGTGGTATATGTGAAAATGTGAGTAGAGCAGCTTATATGCGCCAGTATCGTGCTGATCACCCCGAATCCAAGGTGGGCCAACGCACTCAAAAGAATGCTTGGAACGCGAAGAATCGTGATCGGGTTCGCGCTTATCACAAGAAGTGGAGAGATAGGAACCGAGATACCATCCACGACTACCATCTTCGTAGAACCTACGGCATCACTCTAGCTGAGTATCGTGAGCGACTTGCAGCTCAGGGCGACGGATGTGCCGTCTGTGGTGAGAAGGATCCTAGCAAACACCGTGGTCGGTCTCACTTTCATGTTGACCATGATCACGTGACAGGCAGGGTTCGTGGAATTCTTTGCGGGCAGTGTAATACGGCTGTCGGTTTGCTGAAGGAGTCTCTCGTAAATGTTAGGCGTTTGGTAGATTACCTGGAGAAGGCTTGATGCCTCTTCTCGCCGCCAAGCTCAAGCAGGGGCTACTCGCGATCACCGGCAACGGTAGCGACTACCCCAAGACCCCGAACGAGTCTGCCGCGCGCTGGGCTCGCGCCTACGCCGATTACGCCCAGGACGCCATCTCCCTCGCCGGCTGCTCTCCGGCGCCTCTGACGGCGAACGAGGAGGCCCTGGCGGCCACGCTGCTGCCGGTGTTCGCCAACCCTTACGGGACACCGGCCTCGACCGCCCAGATCTACGACGCGGCCTTCTCGGCCTTCTGGTTCGGGCCGCCCGTCGCCTTCCCGCTCACGCCCGCCGGCACCCCGCCTCCGCCCCCAGCGCTGCCCGGGATTGTCACCCTGGTGGGCACTGGGACGTTGGCGCCGGCACTCATCTCAGCTTGGGCCGCCAACTTCGCGGCCAGTGCTCCCGCCGATCAGGCCATGGCGCAGGTGGCGGCTGTCATCGACGCCTTCACCCACACCGTCATCGTCACCCACCTGATTTCGGTTCCGGGACCGCCGATCGTGGGCCCGATTTCTTGACCCGGCCGCTCGGCTTCTTCCGGAGATAGGCCAGCACCTCCTCCCAGTTCTGGGCCTGCCGGCCCCAGATCTGGAGCGCCTTCGAGAGCACGTCGGCCTCGCGGTTGTTCTCGCGGCGGGTCCACACGAAGCGCACGTTCATGTGGCCGGCAACACGCCGGCAGGTGTCGCGCAGGACCATGAGCTTCGGGTGGTAGCAGTTCTGCTTGCCCGTCAGCTGGTAGATGACGACCTGGGAGTCGCTGAGCACCTCGATCTGGTGGTGCTTCCAGATGCTCCCGTACAGCCAGGTCAGCGCGGAGCGCACGGCGAAGTACTCGGCCACGTTGGCGGACATGTACTCGGCCTCGCCCAGATCGAGCGAGCGCCACTGGAGCACCTTGCCGTGCTCGTCCTTGGCCCACCAGCCGGACCACGCGTGCGGGAGAGATGCCTTGGCGTCCTTCTTCCCCCACGCGCCGCCAGTGATGCTGCCGTCGCAGAAGACCTGGATCATCGGTCGTTCTTGACGACCAGCTCGCCGTGGTCGCGCAGCCAGCGCTGGTAGCCGATCTTGAAATTCTCGGAGGCGAGCAACTCGCGCTGGCTGGCGATCTTGCGGACCTCGGAGATCTTCATGTTGGCGCCCCCCATGCCCCAGCCGTCGTGGAGCGTGGCGCCGAACCGGCCCTTGTTCCACTTGTCGTCGTAGATCTCGGTGACCACCCAGAGGCGCTTGCCGCCGCCCTTCATGAAGACCCAGTCGCCGGCCTGGATTTTGACCTTGCGGGCCATCAGTACTCCGTTCCGTCGGGCTTGGTCATCATGCCGCGGTTGTTGACGATGCGGGTCATCGTCTCGTTGTGGGTCTCACGGATCGCGATGCGGATCTCCATGGGCATGCAGCTCATGGCGTAGGCGCTCGAAGCGTACGTGGTCCCCTCCTCGTGCAGGACGTGGAACATGTACCACTCCAGGACCTTCTTCCAGTCCACGTCCATCAGACTTGAGCTTCCTCGACGGTCAGCTCGATGACGGCCTCGGTGCCGCGGCAGCTTTCGCAGTAGCCGGTCTGGCGGGTGCTGCCCTCGATGTTGATCCTCTTCGTCTTGAACGCCTCGGCGAGCGCGTCCAAGTGCGAGAACTTGAGGGTCATGTAGCCCTTGCTTTCGAGGTGGATGTCGAAGCCGGTTTTGTCGTTGGTGTAGACGCTTCCCGCCTCGAACTGGCCGTCGAGGCCGGCGTCGGCCAGCAACTTGTTGATGCGTGTCAGAACTTCCTTCTCGGCAGTTTTCCAGCTCATGTCACATCTCCAGTGCGCTGAGGTCTTGGTTCCGTCGATCGATGACGCGCGACGCGCGGGCGACGAGGATCATGGAAGGATAGTACGCTCCCCATGCAAAGTCAAGGGTATTGATGACGTCTTCGAGGGACTGTCCGAAGCTCACGGGGATGTCTCGAACCTCCTCCCAGGCCTTCCGCGAGGGTTTTTGGAGGTAGGCCAAGATCTTCTGCCGCGGCACGGGCGGCAGGTTCTTGAACAGCCGGCGCTCAGAACGTGACTTCGTATCCACTCTTGAGATCCTTGCCGTTCTCGATGAACACGGTGTGCTTGGAGTCGGACAGCCGAATGCGCAGCCGGGCCCGGTCGTCGCGCTCGAACGCGCGCACCATCAGCGCCACGGACACGGGCTTGTAGTGGCAGGACTGGCCCGTCACCTGCATGAAGTAGGTGGCACCCGTCGCCGCGGCGAGCTTGACCTGAGCGTCCTTGCGGCTCAGGGTGATGTACTCACGCGATGCCAAGGTACTCCCGGATCTTGGTGAAGGCCGGGTCGAACCCTTCCAGGTTGAGCTTGAAGATGCCGCCCTGGCCATTCTCCGACCACCTCAGCTCCTGCTCGAAGGTGACCTGCTCCTTGCGGTACATCTGGAGCAGGTCGGACGTGCCCTTGACGAGCCCCGCGGTCTTGGCGTTGCCCAGGCGGTCTCCGAGCTTCACGGCCAGCGCCGCCGGCCCTGTGTCGCGGATGGCCTGGTAGACGCCCGCCTTGCGCTCCTTGCGGTTCCTGCCCGGACCGTCGCTGACGGCCTGGACCAGGACGCCGATGCGGGGGTCGAACAGCTCGTCCAGGTCCTCGCGCGTGGTCTCGGTGTCCTCGATGACGTCGTGCAGGTACTGCGCGCAGATGATCACGTCGTGGTCGTAGTAGCGCAGCGCCGGCAGGTCGATGACGTGGGTCACCAGCTCGTGGACGGAGTCGTCGAGGTGGTAGACGTAGGGCTGCTGGCCGTACATCTGATCGCCGTGCTTGGCGATGGCGTACCAGCGCGCAACCTGTGGGTCTTTTGTGCCCTTGACCATACAGAAAGGTTACTCCGGATCGGGGCCAAAGTCCAGCGTTTTGTTCCGTTCCCAGGCGGAATCTTTTGGGCATGGCCGATAACAACGCAGTCGCCTACCTCCTCCAGGGCGACCCAACTGTCACGGGCTGGCAAGCCCAAATCGGTCAGATGGGCTACTCGTTCCTCACGGGCAAGCTCTACATCAAGATCGCTGATAAGCCTACGGGATGGGCCGCCTTCGGCGAAGGTACGGCGCCGGGTCTTCAGACCACCTGGTACGTTGACCCGCAGAACGCTATCGCAAGCGACAGCAACTCCGGTCTCACCTCCTCGTCCCCACTGAAGACGTTGACGGAGGTTGCGAACCGTCTCGCCTGGATCACGATCCCAACTGGCGTCACTGTCACTGTCAACCTTCTCTCGGACTGCGTGAACACCGACAAGCCCGTTTGGACTTTCATGGTCCAGCCCGGTGCGATCGTCGCAGATGGCCTCCTGATCCTCGGCACGCCGAAGGTTATCTACTCGGGCACGGTCACTGGGCGCGCTCAGCAAACGCAAGGCAGCGTTGCTGCGTCCGACGACAACCAAATGACCGACTCTGGCGTCCCCACTTCGTTTACGTCGGCGGGGCTTATGGCTTCCGGTTTGCTCTACCAGCGCACGAATTCGACAGCGTTGTGGTGGTACGCCCTCAAAGATCTCGGTTCAAACACGATTCGCATGAGCGACGCGATGACGGTTGGTAGGACCATCTCTGCGCTTTCGGTTAGCGACACGTACACCGTTTCCCAGTTGCCGAAGATCTACGACCAGTCGTTCGTGTATCGTTCGAACACGCTCACCACGAGCCACATCACGATCCAGTTCTGCGCGGACAACTCGGCCGCGGCGACCAGCTTGGCGCAGATGGAGACGGCCCTGGTGGCCTACGACCGCTGCGCTTTCCAGACCACCAGGACTATCCCCAACGCGGTCCTCTGGAACTGCGGCGCTTGGATCACTGCCGGCTGGGGAACCGTCTTCAACGGCAACTTGTCCATCGCTGGTGGAGCGTTCATCGGTAGCGGGTCGATTGTTATCAACATCTCTCGTGGGTCGCAATTGGCCGGCAGCGGTTCTTCGACTACCCACTTCCAAGGCGTGGGGATCTCTGCGTCTCAAGCGTCGGCTGTCTCATTCACGCTGGTCGCGATCTACGACTGCACGCTCGACTGCATCAGCGCGAGCTACGGCAGCAACATCGCCATCACGGCTCTCAAGGGCAAAGGCAACACCGCGAACCTCTTCAACGTGCTTCACTCCTCGACCGTCGTCTACAACCACACCGTGGCGCCGACGACGGATGGATCCACCTCGCTCTCCAATCCGATCAAGGTCGGCCACGCGACGACGACGAATAGCGCCGGCCTCACGAGTACGGTCGGTCTCTTTGACACCGGCTACATGGGCGGCATCATGCCAACTCCGTAGTCTGAATCTTTAAACCATGGCTGACAACAACACCGCAGTCGCATACCTCCTTCAGGGGGATCCCACCGTCACTGGTTGGCAAGCTCCGATCGGTCAGATGGGCTACTCGTTTCTGACGGGGAAGCTCTACATCAAGATCGCAGACAAGGCAACGGGGTGGGCTGCCTTCGGTGAAGGTACGGCTCCGGGAATCCAAACCACCTGGTACGTTGATCCGCAGAACGCTATCGCAAGCGACAGCAACTCCGGTCTCACTGCCTCGGCGCCGCTCAAGAGCCTCACGGAGATTGCCAACCGCCTCGCGTGGGTGACGATCCCGTCGGGCACGTCGATCACCATCAACCTCCTGTCGGACTGCGTGAGCACGGACTCTCCCGTGTGGACGTACCAGTTCCAGCCCGGTGCTGCGTCAAACGCGGACGGCATCTCCCTCATCGGCACCCCCACGGTGCTCTACACTGGCACCGTGGCCTCGTACTCAGGGCAGGTTCAGAGCAACGCCAACACCGGAGACAACCACATGGTGGACAACTCCATCACGGGCGGCTCGTGGACGGCGTCTGGATTCATCCGTGCCGGCGTGATCTTCCAGCGCACCAACGGCACGAAGGTGTGGTGGCACCCGATGAAGGACTCCGGATCGAACACGCTTCGCATGAGCGATCCTGTGACCAACGCGACGACGCCGGCAATCAGTGCGCTCTCCGCGAGCGACACCTACACGATCTCGTCGCTTCCCAAGATCTACACCCAGAGCTTCCCTGCCCCCCGAGAGATGCAGCGAAGCGTCCAGGGGCGATTCCAGATCTTGTTCTGCGATGACCGCTCAGCTAACGGCGGCTCGACTGTGTCGAACGACACGCTCTCCTACATCAACTACGACCGCTGCTCGATCTCGACGACCAGGAACTTCACCAACGGGCGCTTCTCGAACTGCTCGTTCTGGGCTTCCGTGCAGTTCCTCGGCCACGGCTCCATCGACATGCGCACCGCTGCGTTCGTCGGCGCAGCCGTCCTCACCGGCAACGGCATGACCTTCTCGTGGTCTGGAAATCTCTTCTTCCAGGGCGCCGTTGGTTTCACCATGGGTTCCGGCGGTTCGAACGCGAACGGACCCAGGATGTGCTTCTACGACAACACGGGCAACTGCCTCACCCTTTCCACTCAAGGGTCGTTCATGCTCATGAACAACATCGCGGGTAGCGGCAACAGTGCCAAGCTGATCAAGGTCAACCCGGGTACGACGTTCCTCTACAACTCGGCGTCGGTGCCCGTGACTGTGGACGGCTCGACGAGTGACGGCTCGCCCATCCAGGCCGCAGCCACGGCCATCGCCACGGCTTCGTTGCCGCTCAACTCGACGATCACGACGAGCATGTGCGGCGTCATCTCGAACTAACCGATCAGCCCGCGTGGCTCCAGCGCTTGCGGTCCATCAGGCGCTCCTGACGGCGGGCGTCCTCGGCGATCGCCGCTGAGGTCTTGTGGAGCTGGTTGTTCTCGTGGACCGGGAACTGGTGGGGCTTGGTGAGCTTCGCGTTGAGACGGTCGATGGCCGACGCGATCGTCTTGCCCGAACGACGGGCGATGGCCTTGCGCTTCGCTTTCTTGATCTTCGGAACGAACGACATGTGCCTCCTACCAGAACTTGATGACGAAGTGGAGCAGCGTCCCGTAGAACGCCACGTGCAGACCGAGTGAAAGAAGGGTGCCGAGGACGATCCAGGCGGCGCTCGCGTTCGTGAGCCTGATCCCCATGGGGTTCAGGAGCTTCGTGAGCATCAGAACGCCTCCTTGCGCACGACGACGCCGCCGGCCGCTTCGAGCACCCGGGCCGCCACGGCTGCCTTGGACGTCACGCCCGTGAAGAGCTTGCGCTCGAAGCCCTTGTCGGCGACCTCGTCGACCAGGTCCTTGGCGTCCTTGAGACCCATACCGCTGACCTCGCGGACCGCCTTGATGACCTCGATGCGATCGACGAAGGTGCGGCCCACCTGGGGCTGGACCTTGGTCAGGATCACCTCCTCGCGGGGTTCCTCGGCCTCGCGGACCTGGACCATCTGCCGGGAAGCGATCTGTTGGTCGAGCAGGTCGATCCGAGCCTCCAGGACGGCGACGGCCTGCATCTGCTCCAGGTCGCGCTCGCGGTAGCGCTTCTCGATGTTGCTCAGCTCGGCGCGGGCCAGGCCGAAGGCCTCGATGGCCACCTGGACCTCGGAGACGTTGTGGCAGCGCTCGAAGGCGGGCGCGAACGCCGCCGGGTGCATGCCGGCGATGATCTTCTTGAACTCGCGAAGCTTCATGACGCGTACGTCTCCCTGATGTGGTTGCCGAGCTTGTAGAACTCGTCCTCGGTGTTGTAGTGGGTCCACCCCTCGAACCCCGCCTCCAGCTGACAGGCCTGGCCAACGCTGATGTCGAGGAACTCGGCACCCGCGGTGAGGTAGTAGGTCGGCTTGCCGGTCTTGTTCGCCTTGTGGGCGATCAGGCCGACCAGGCAGAAGCCGGTCTCATCCCCGTTGTCGGACCCGAACTGCATCTGGCAGCCCTTGGCGAGGTAGAACCCTTCCTGGACGCTGCGCTCGACGAGCCCCAGGATCTTCCGTTTGACGTTCGAGAACTTGTTCATGGTGTGTACCTTAGCGGATCCGTTCGGAGATGTCAAGGTCCTTCGCGATCGCGATGGCCTTGTCGAAGGCGGCGAGCACCTCTTCCTGGGTGCGGCCCTCGCGGTCGTTCCACGTGGCGAGGTTGTTGACCTCGATCACGCTGTAGAGGATGTTGCGGCTGGTCCGGTGGGCGTCGAAGATGAAGTTCTCCATCCGGCACAGAGCCCCGGACATGCAGAACGTCACCGCCTTCTGCCCCCAGAAGTCGGCCGGGATCCCGTGCACGTCCCGAGCGGACGCACCCTGGCACCAGCCCTTCGCGATGAGGGCCCGAGCTTCGGTGAGAAGCTCGGCTGGGGTCCTGACCTTCACGTCAGACCTCGACGTTGGCGCCGGTCTCGATCGCCTTCCAGAGCGACTGGACCTTGTAGCCCGGGATGCCCTTGCCGATCTTGGTGCAGTAGATCTTGCACGCCTCCTGGCGGTGCTCGCCCGTGCACTGCCACTTCATGACGGCGCGGTGGACGAAGGACTCGCGCGCAGGGCGGTCCTTGAGGATGCCGTTGTTGAACAGCAGGTCCGCGACGCGGGTGCAGTTCTTCCACAACTGCCCGACGTAGCCGTGCTCGGCGAACATCTCGATGTAGGGCCCCTCGTCGCCGAGGGACTTCTTGATCTGGGCCCACGTGGCCACGATCTCCTTCGAGCCGGGGCCGCCCTTGGCGACCACCTCCAGCTTCTGGCGGCCGGGCATGACCTCCGCGGTGTTGAGCACCTGGTAGAGGAGATCGGCGCGCGGGTCCTTCGAGTCGAAGGGGGCGATGCGGCACATGCAGCCGCCGAGGGCCAGGTCCGTGCCGACCGCGCGACGACGGTGGCCGTCCACGATCTCCAGGTCGGAGGTGAGCACCGGGGCGTCGACGATGCCGTACTGGGCGACGCTCTCCTTCAGCTCCTTGAGCTGCTTGCGACCGCGATCGACGCGCTTCTGCGGGTTGTACTTCTGCCCGCGCATCTGCCAGAACTCGACGTAGCGCAGCGGGTACTGGCTGGTGTCGAGGTCGGGGCGGGTGGCCGGACGGGGAAGGCTGCGAACGGTGGCGGTCATTTGCTCTCCTGGGTGGTTGCCATTGAAAAGACTGTACTACAACTCGATCCCGAAGTCAAGCCTCAGATGGCCATCATTTGGGCGAGGGCGGGATCCTCCACGAGATGGGTGCCGTGGGTGTAGTCGTACAGGCGGAAGTGCTTGTTGCGATCGAAGCCGCCCTGGCCACCGTCGATGTCGTAGAAGGCGGTTGTCGCGGGGTCGTTGGCGAGGGTCGGGTCGATCTGAGTGGCCATCTCGATGCTGTGTGCCCAGTGCCTCGCGTTCTCCATCTTCTCCATGACGAGAACGCCGCTGGGCAGCATCGAGCAGCGGGCGATACGATCTCCCATGGGGATGTTGTGGGCGCGAAGGTGGGCGCGCTCCTGCCAGACCAGGGACTCGAACCAGTTGTCGAGGTAGCCGTATCGATCGCTGGGGACCTTGTAGACGTAGTTCGATCCCTTGCGCGAGTAGGTCGTGCGCGAACCTCCGCAGCCGACGTAGAAGAAGCCGCGCTTGTCGAAGTCCGTCTTGATCGAGCTGAAATGCTCGACGTGCATGCAGGTGCTGCGCGTCGGCGGGCAGCAGGCGCAGGTGGCTTTCCGGGCCGCGGCCGGGATGTAGCATTCCATGCATCCGCGCGGCGGCGGGATGTAGGGGCGCTCCTTGTCGTCGTACAGCGAGTCGAGACTCGTCACCTTGCTCATCGGGCCTGCCTTGCGCGAGAGGTTTCGACAGCCGCCCACAGGTCGCGGTGGGCCTTCTTGCCCTTCTCCGTGAACCGGTAGAAGATGTGCGGCGTGCCGTTGTGGACAGGCTTCTCCAGGAAGCCGTCCTTCACGAGGACCTTGGCTGCTTCGAGGACCGGCTCCCAGCGGCTCATCTGGCCGGTCTGGGAGACGTCGACGCCGACGCGCTCGCCGTCTTCGAGACGGAGGAAGATGGGTCCGTGGAGCCCCAAGAGGAGCTGGTCTTTGTCCTTTTCTGTCACCATGGGATCCACCCTACTTGAAATAGCCGCCGTTGTCCAGCACCTTCTTCAGGGAAGCTTCGAGCTTGTCGTCCTCGAAGTTCCACGTGTTTTTCCCGAACTCGGGATCCAGATTGCACAGCAGCTGGCCGAGCCTCATGTCAGGGTAGCACACCCACAGGTCGACAATCTGCCTGGCCATGCGCTGGATGCGCTTGGGGTCGCGTCCGCTGTATTCAGTTGTACCGCTTGGGCGTTTCATGGTAGGGTCCCTCCGCTCGGTTCTTCGCCACGTCGTACGCCTCCTTGGAGTCGAACTTGGTGGTCACGTTCTCGGAGAAGTACAGCCAATCCTCCGAGCGCGGCCACTTGAACTTGCAGCTGTTGTCACCGTCGCCGTTGCAGTGGCCCTCGGCCCCGTTCCAGTAGTCTTTGGGGTTCGGGCCGGCGACGGTGCCGAAGTAGTGACTCCCACACCGCGGGCAGTTGAACTCCCAAACGACCCGCTTGTGGTGCGCCATGCTACTTTCCCTTCGTGCTGCGCCCAGCCTCCAAGATGGGGAGGTTCGCCTCGGTGGGCACGTAGACGATCTCCTTGTCGCCCTGCTTCTCGTTCAGGGCGTTCACCCAGAGGTAGCGCAGATACGCGTCGTTGTCCTTCAGGCTGTCGCCGATGATCTTGTTGGCCTTGGCGACGCCCTGGGCTCGGATGACCTCGGCGTCCGCCTGGTAGGCCGCAGCGGCCTTCAGGGACTCGGCCTCCTGGACCTTGATCTGCCGGTTCAGCGTCGCCTGCGCCAGCTCGGCCTGGCCGGTCTTGGTCGCACTCCAAACGCTGTAGGGCGGGATGACCAGCATCAGCGTGGCGACGAGCACCACCAGGCCGGTGACGGAGACGACGACGTACTTGGTGAGACTCGAACGGGGCTGGAAATTGTTCATGGATTCGACCATACCAGGATCCCCGACAAAGTCAAGACCCCAGAAAGAAGAAAGCCCCGGCAACCTTTCGGCTGCCGGGGCTCGCCCCCGTCATAGCTCGGCACTACCCAGACCGGGGAATTGCATGAGGCCACTCACACGCGGGGAACCGACCAAAAACCGCGTGCTACACACCCTCCGAGCTTGCTGCTGGACCCCTCCGGAGAATCACCGCGACCTCCCAGATCGTTCCGTCGTCCTCGCGGACGCGGAACGTAGAATCGTTGGTGCGGAACTCGTTGTCCGCGGACGCCATCACGTAGCCCTGCGCGCCGAGGAACTTCTCCACGCGCTCGATCATGCTCTTCTTGGGCACCGCATTCGGCTGCGGGTTCGGGAAGAACGTGTGCTGCGTGAGATCGAAGAAATCACCGTGCTCGTCGCGAGGCTTGCCGCAAGTGCAAAGATCAGTTGCTCTGTCCATGGTTAGAATTTACCAGATCGTTACTTGGAAGTCCAGGACTTTGTCGGGATCACTCGGTAGCGTGGATCGTGACGATGTGGCCCTCGGCAGTTTTCGCGACGCGACGAACCTGCATGTGCGCGACGACCTCGTTGCTGAGCCGGTGGAGGTTGTCGGCGTGCTCGGCGTTCACGGCCGGCACGTAGAGCCACTGGCCGTCGACGTAGATCTGGATGCCTTGTTCCACGGTCACTCCTCGGTCTCTTGGCTGCGCGCACGCTTGCGCTGGCTCTTGCGGTTACACTTGTGGCCCTTGATGGACCCGCAGCATGGGCAGTCGCGGCTGGTGCCGCGGATCTTCCTGCCCGGGGCGTGCTTGCGAGGCACGCCGTACGCCTTCATCGAACGCCCTCGGCCACGACGTGGAAGATCTCGCGCAGGTGCTTGCGGACCGGCACCACGCCGGCCCCCACGAGAAGCCCCAGCGCCAGGCCGAGGAGGAACCGCCACATGGGCTAGTTCGTCAGGCCCTGGCGCTCGACCTCGTCGGGCGCGAAGATGAGCGGGCTCTTCATCTCCGGGAACCGGGTCAGCCGCACGTGCAGCGACCACACGCTCCCATCGGACGCCGGCAGGGAGTTCGTGACGACACCCTCCTGGCCCACGTAGTCGGGGTTCTCGTGCTTGCGGACCTTGACGGTGGCGCCGACCCAGCCGCTCGCGTCCTTCCGGTTGATCTTGACGTTCATCAGGCCACCGCCCCGAAGCGGTAGGGCTGCGTGTCATCCGCGCCCTCGACCTGCTCCGCTGCGATGGAGACGTGAATCACCACCGGTCGCCCATCGGGGCGCTCGACCTCTGTGACGAAACCATTCAGATGGAGAAGGTCACAGAAGCGCTTCTCGTCATCCCTCGGAACTACGACCTCGATCTTGTGTGCGTTCACCATGGATCAGAGATTACCACGGGCCATTTTTACTGTCAACGGTGAAACGTAAGGACCGGCACCTTTCTCGGAAGTGTAGGTAAGGTAAGGAGAATCCGCAGAAATGAAAAAGGCCGGTAGGGAAGATCCCTACCGGCCTAAATCCTCGACGCCGCCGCCTGCTACGTCAGGCATTCCCCTGCGTCTGGGAGAGGAAGATCTGGACGGCCTTCTCACCCTTCGCGGGGTCTGCGGATGCGCGCTCGACCTTCTCCCCTGCCAGCTGCGCTGCGAGCAGGATGCTGGCTTTCAGCATGAAGGGACGCCGGCCGGAGCCGCTGTTGATGTTGTCGTGCCTCGCTGCGTGAAGGAGCTTCTCCAGCGGCGAGCCGGCGGGCGCCTTCCCTGCGATGAAGTCCGAGTACAGCTGGACGATCACCTTGGGGTTGGCTGCGTATGCCAGGTGGAAGGCCGCAAATGCGATCTTGGACCGCAGCCTCCCTGCTTTGGCCACGCCCTGCGACGACACGGCATCGTAGGGTGCCTTGAGCGCCTCGAACGGCTTGAGGAACGCCGGGTCTGCGAGCTTCTCGACCAGCTGCTTCGGTGTGTCCGCCTCGGGGTTGGATGTTGCCCCCTCCCTGAGCCCGCGCCAGACCGCCAGCTTGAAGGCTGCGTCCTGGATTCCCGCCTTGGTGAGAGCTTCGACAGGAGTTGCGGGTTTCTTTAGCTCCCGCCTTGAGGTCGTGCCCGTTCTGTCGATGTCCACTTCGGCCTCGACGTTCGGTGCTGCCGCCAGCGCCGCGACGTAGTCGGCACCTTGCAGGATGACACCCTTCGGCGTCGTGATGATCTTGGGCCTCTTCCACCGGCCCAGCGTCTTCTTCAGCTCCACTACCCGTGCGGGGTTGACGCGGTCGTGCTCCAACCCCTGCGCGTTTGCCGTGGAGAAGAGGAGCTGCAATGCGTCAGCTGAGCTGAGCGTGCCGCCCTTCTTCTCGGTGTTGTTGTTCTGCCCCTGGTTGCCGTTCTTCGTGCTGGTGGTCATGGTCGTTTCCTTTCTCCCCAACTGCTTTTTGCTGGCCGCTCGACACCGTGTCTTGCGTGCCTTCCATGGTTTTCAAACTACCACATGCAGCGGTTAAAGCTATCCGGGGCCCTACGTATTGTGAGATCCATTGTAGGTGTCACGATCGTGGCGCTTTTGTGCGATAAGGGCTTCCCTGACAGGATGCAGTGTGATATACCGGCGAACATGATCGGTCAACCCCAGGAGTGCGAAATGAGCGTATCTGTTGTAGACGCAGAGGAAGACGTGACCGTGCCGGGCGGCGCCGCGCCACAGGAATCCCTCCCCACGGACGAGGATGTCACCGCGGAGCGCTGCATCGTGTGCTGGCGCCCACCTGGTGCGGTGGTGTCGCGCAACAGCGACAGCTTCACGTTCGGCGTCAACCACGTGTTCGAGCGCCTCTCTGGACTGCTCCAGCAGCACGGCGTGCCTCCGGACGAGGCGGACGCTATCGTACGGAAGCTTCGCGCCTCTGACGTCGAGCTTCCCTAGCCATCGCACGATCACACGCGTCCATGCGCTTGAAGAGCTTGTCGATTTCGGGGTCGAGCCCCGCCGACAGCTTCCACAAGCGTATGGCGCGACGTCCCAGGCTCTTCCACTCGGCCTTGACCTGGGACGGGTAGAGCTTCTTGACCGGCGTCTTGCGTCTGATGCGGCTCGTCATTTGACCTCGAATCCTTCCAGGGCGAGCCAGTAGACCAGCTGCGCCGCCTTGAACGGGCCACAGCGTACGTGGCCGTTGTCGTGGAACTCGGCCGACACGTTCTGTGCCAGCCACGTCTGTGCTCTCAGGTTCGTGGGGTGGAAGATGCAAACCCCGTGCTCATTCGACGATACTACCACATCCGCCCTGCGCTTGCTACCCTCTGTTCCCATGGCGCGTCACCCTACAGGTTACGCCAGAAAAAGCAATGCGGGGATGTACGTATTCGCTTGCTTTCTCCGTCGAGATTCGATAGAAGTGTAGTGGATCGGTTTTCGAGTCCTAATCTACTGAGGGTTCCAGTCATGCTCACCAACACCAACGTCAACGTCATGATCGCGGAGGCCAATAAGGCCGAGGCGAACGTGTGCGCTGCCGGCATGGGGTGGGCTGGCGGCGCCAAAGTAGAAGCCACCCTGAAGTAACCCTGAGCCGATCAGGCCAGGCGTTTTCCGGGGTAGCTCAATGGCAGAGCGCCTGGCTGTTAACCAGATGTAGATGACCGTTCGAGTCGGTCCTCCGGAGCCAGAGTGGGTTCGGATCTCTGAAAATTAAATAGTCCAAGACGTGGGGAGTGAAGAAGACTCCCAAACATGCGCCTTTAGCTCAGCGGTAGAGCAGTCCCTTCACACGGGAAAGGCCGGTGGTTCGATCCCATCAAGACGCACGAAACTCCAGGAGTAGCGGTTCAAGTCCGCCCAAGCCCACCACTATGGGCGCGGTAGTGTAAAGGTAGCACACTGGAGCCTGCGCCTCTAGCTCAGCGGAAGAGCAATCCCATGACACGGGAGAGGCCGTTGGTTCGATCCCAGCGAGGCGCACGAGGGTCAGTCGGCTACATGGCATCCACGAGGTGCCAGTCGGTCGTAACCGACCCATTACTTTGGGCTGGTCGTATCAATGGGAAGACGCCGCTTTCGCACTGCGGAGATCAGGGTTCGATTCCCTGCTGGTCCACAAACAAGGAAGAGAGAAGTCAGATGGCATCGTACACGCAATGCAGGATGGAAAGGCCGTGCGAAGGTGGCGGCAAGCAGATTCACACCGCCTTCATTCCAACAAGCTTCGCCAAGGTCGGCAAGCACGTCGAGATCTTGATCGACAGTGCCGAGGACGACGAGGGCAAGTGGAGCAGGGGCTGGGTCGTGACCGAGCGTGGCTCGACGATGGACAGCAAGGCTCTCGATCTTCAGCGCTCTGCCGAGAGGTCGTTCGCGACCAAGCTCGACAGCAAGAAGCGCAGGTAACGGAATTGCTGGAGACGCGGGTTCGAATCCCGCCGGGCTCGTTCGAAAGATCGGGCCTGTGGACGAGTGGTTTAAGTCGCCAGCGCCAAAGTAGGGAAAGCCGCCGCGAAATCCAGGCTTGACTGAGGGAGAGACCCCCACAGGTTCGTAGCTCAACTGGTTCAGAGCAATCGCCTCTTAAGCGAAAGGTTGTGGGATCATCCCCCACCGGACCTACAGATTCGATAGAAATACACTGCGGAGTAGAAAAGTGGCCCATTCAGCTGGCCCATACCCAGCCATACGTCGGTTCGAATCCGACCTCCGCAACAATGCGCGATACAACAGGAGTTGGTGATTTATCCAAGGCGATGATCTTGGCAGCCCTGGTGCGCGCCGGGAAGAAGGTCCTGCTTCCCTTTAGTGACGGACACAGGGCGGATCTACGAATGTAAGTTTGCCAAAGACTACGAAATACGCACCTAAGTTGTTACGGTAGCAAACCTCGTTGCCAACGAGGAAGCCCGCGTCCGACTCGCGGTAGGTGCTCCAAAAGCCGGTGGAGTGGTTCGACTCCACACCAAACCTCTTGCCCTGATACGGTGGGAGGGACATGCAGCTAGGACAGCCAGTAGCGGCCCTGATCAAGTCGCCAAAACGTCTAGAGTGAAACGCTGCCTCTGTCGGACTTAGTGTAACGGTAGCACACCGGCTCCTTTATTTCCTTTCTGCGCGCTAGGTGTACTTGGCGGCATACCTGGCTTCCACCCAGACGGAGCGAGTTCGATCCTCGCAGCGCGCTCAGGGATTCTCATCGATCGGTCGGCGGATCGGTGGGCTCATAAACAGCCGACACACAGGCCCGTAGCTCAAACGGACAGAGCAGTCGCCTTTTAAGCGAACGGCTGTCGGATCGTACCCGACCGAGCCTACCGTGCAGAATTCTATATGTCGTTGACCGGTCCTGGGAACGGTTCCGTCTCCAAAACGGAAAAGCAAGGTTCGATTCCTTGACGACATGCTCATGGCCCTATCGTTTATGGGTAGGATCTCTGGTTCTCAGCCAGATGGATGGGGTTCGAGTCCCCATAGGGCTACATACCTCACTAAATTATCAATCCTCACTTTGCGGTGAGATATGGCAGTTTAGTGAGGATTCACGGCCTGTTCGGTCAACAGCTAGGCTTCCGCCCTTTCAAGGCGGCAAAGAGGGGGCGGCACCCTCACAGGCTACTTTCATCGGATCACAATCTTGAAAACATGGCAATTTGCTCCAAGTGTGGTCCGAAGCCAGATTCTGAGTTTTCTAAGAAGAGGAACGGGCTCCAGCCGTTCTGTAGATCGTGCCAGAAGGCGTACAAGGACGAGCACTACCGCAAGAACAAGAGGAAATACCTACAGAAGGCGAAGGTTCACAGAAAAGAGATCGTTGCTTTCGCTCGGTCCCTGAAAGCTGGGAAGCCGTGCTCCGACTGTGGAGTCGCCTACCCTCCGTACGTGATGGACTGGGATCATCGTCCGGGAGAGAAGAAGGTAGCCGGCGTCGCCATGTTGAGTGAGTACGGCTCTCGGTCCAAGATTCTAGCAGAAATTGCCAAATGTGATCTCGTGTGCGCCAATTGCCACCGCGAGCGGACCTATCAGCGCTCTTCTACATCAACTGGAAAGACCCGGGCCTTCTAAGCCCTGTGGATGTAGGTTCGATCCCTACGAAGAGCACCCACGCGCCTCTAGCTCGATTGGACGAGCAGTCCCCTCCTAAGGGAAAGGTTGCAGGTTCAACTCCTGCGTGGCGCACCCACGGCATCCATCGCGTACTCGCGACACTCCTTGCAGGGCAGGTCGTCCTCCCGCTTGATGCAGTCGGCGAAGGCGTGGTACGGATCGAGCCAGTGATCGATGAGCCAGTCCGCCCAGTCCCACTGTGGCGGGCGCGTCGTCACCACCGTGTTGGTCCACCAGAAGGCGCAGTCGTTGCAGGCGAACTCGTAGATGTGCGGCCACTCGCCGTTGCTCCAGTGTCGCCCGCTCAGGTGCCGGCACTGGAGTGCATCTCGTAGCTCAGCCCACGTCATCTAGACCGCGAACTCGCCCTCGTGGCGGACGATGTTGCGCATGATCGAGACCATGCGCTCGGAGGAGCTTTCGCTGCCGTGGTACTTGAGCCACGTGTTGACGCGGACCTCGTCCTCCTGGCGCGTCGTGCTGTCGTAGTCCATGAAGTCGCAGGAGTCGCGGCGGCGCTCGAAGCACGCTTCGATGAGGTTGAGGGTGCGGCGATCGAAGATGCCCGTCAGGTAGGCGCTGATGCCGCGGAAGTCGGCCCGCCGCACGCCCGCGATGTCGATGCTGTTCTGGCGCTCGATGGTGCAGGCGAAGAGCGCGCCCAGAGCACACACGTCGCAGGTCTTGCCGGCGATGGCGGTCTGCGCATCGGCGTCCAGCGCCTCCTTGGGGATGATCTCGTAGCGGTCGATGTTGCGCAGGCCCGTCACGTCGTTGGACGAGAGCCACTGACCGCAATGGGCCACGAAGCGCTTCTGGTACAGCTGCTCCAGGACGTCGTAGGCGACGGTCTTGCGCTTCTCGGCCGGCGTCATGGCCTGGAAGGCGGAGTTGCGCGCCTCGATGGCGGCGTCGATCTGCTCGTGAAGCTTGGCGGTCACCTCTTTGACGAGGTCGGTGGACATCTCGCTGGTCGTCATGTGGATCCTTTCATGTGGTGGAAAAGAGGGTACGGAGCCGGTGTTTCAACAGGTAGGACACTCCCGAGACACCCCTCGCAGGCTCTCCCTGCGCAGCATGCCGCGCTCCGTACCAGAGATTTAGGCGAAGAACTGGTCTTGGTCAGGCAACCGCAACCAAAGTGGCTCGGTTGCGGTTCGTCGTGCAGCTGCGGCACAGGATTGTGCAGCAGTCACGGCAGAGCGGTACGCGCTCGGCCAGAAGAGCTTGATACTTCTCCAAGAGCGCCTCGTACTTGCTCTTGTAGCCGGCCCCTTCGCCATCGGCGCCGTCGCCGGGGCAGTTGCCGCAGCTGCACGACGTGCCTTCGGGGTTGGCGCGGTAGACGTTGACAGTTTCCCCGGACGAAGGGTTGACCTTGCGTCCGACCTTGACGATCCGGCCTTCGGCGTGAAGCTCGGAGCACGCGCCGCTCACCCGCTGGCGCATCGCGAAGGCCCTGTTTCCCTCCAGGCCGGCTGCAACCACGTCCATGACGTCGTAGGCCGAGACCTCGCCGAGGGTCTCGATCGCCTGGTAGGTCCGCTCTTGGGATTCACGAAGGAACTTTTGTGTTGGCATGGTTTTGTTATCTCACAATCGGGGATCCGTGTCAAGGAAAAATCGAGCCCTCTCACATGAGATCCCCGTCATGGGGTCACCTTGACCAGGTCGCTCGGGTGCGCCGAGTAGCGCAGGCCGTTCTTGGACTTGCCGAAGAAGTTGCTGTGGAAGTAGCGGACGTTGACCTCGGGGCCGCGCTCCTCGCCCCACTTGCACAGATCCTCGACCACGCCCACCTGGCCCATGAACTCGGCACGGTGCTGGCGCGAGCGCAAGTAGAGCCGGCGCGTGTACGCCTCGGTCCACTTCACGCGGTCGCCCTTCTTGAGGGGGACGCCGTTGGCGTCGATGCCCAACGCATAGCGCAGCTTGCGCTTGGGCTCCTTCTTGTCCTTGAGCACCATGGTGGCGCCCTTCTCGAAGAGAGGGTTCATGACCGCTCCCACACGATGCCGCAGCGGTGGCAGAACCATTGCCTGAGGAAGCGGGCGTAGCGCGCCGGCCACGAGCGCCGAGGCCCGATGCGGAACAGGCCGCTGATGAGGATGAGCGCAGCGAGAGCCACGAGCCCGGCGCAGCCAAGCCCGAAGACGCCGTCGACGGACATCCACCAGCACACCAGGCCCACGACCAGCGCCGCCGCCAGGACGTTCCAGAAGAACGACGACGGGTACGGACCCGGGTCAAGAGCGCTGGCCACGCTCGTCTGCGTGACCGTGTTCATGACACCGACGTCGACGTCGTTCTGGCTGTCCAGGATGAAGATGGTCCCGCTACCGGACGTGGTGCCTTCGGCGACCACGAGGCGCGCTGACTGCGTGTTGTCGGAATGACACCGCGGGCAGTAGAATGAATTCGTTTCCATGGTTCTAAGCTACCAGAACCAGGGATCCCCGTCAAGAACTATTCGCAGACGATCTTGAACTCCAGGGCGCCCAGAGTGTCGGGTGCAATCGCGCTCCACTCCAGGGGCGAGATGATCGCGTTCTTGAACATCTTGCCGGCCTTGTCGTACTCCTTGACGGCGTTGATGGCGTACGTGTGCTCGGTGCAGTCCATGGCGTGCTGCGTCTTCATCTGGTAGACGCGGCCCTGCCCACTGATGCGGGTGTCGATGATCCAGTAGTAGGACAGGCCGTCACGCCTGTACGCGCGAAGGTCGATGACCTTGCGGAACTTCCCCACCATGCCCTCGCGCACGTAGCCGGGCTTCGGGCCCCACTCGTAGATGCCGAGGTCGTACGTATCAGGCTCGGCGCACCGGCCCCTGATGGCGAATCCTAGCATCGCCACCAGGAACACGGCCGCCCCCGCCAGTCTCCACGCCCGCGAGCCCATGGCTCAGTCCGCGCAGAACGTGTGGTAGAAGCGCGGGCTGTGAGTGAAGGCCAGGCTGCCCCGCACGCCGTCCTCCTTGCGCGTCACGACGACGTAGGGGGCCGCGAAGCCCTCGACGCTGTACTTGGCCTGCATCTGGCTGGTGTCGAGCACCTCGCCGTACTGGGCCTCCAGCTGCGCGCGGGCCACCGCCTTGTCGTCGGGGACCTGCTCGCCATGATCTTGGATGATGATGCCGTCGACGTTCGTGTTCATTTGAGTTCCTCTCGCTCGAAGCTGGGTTTGTTGCCGTCGTGAACCGGGCCACACTCGTAGGCCGTGGCCGGAAGCCCTTCGATGTTGATGTCGCCGCCCAGGGCGCGCGCCCACCGATGTGCGCCGGCCAGGTCGGTCCCGTAGACCTTCTTGGCCAGCAGCGAAGCGTAGTAGTCCAGTTCCGCGACCCACGCGTCACGCCCGCAGAACAGCTGTGCCGTCATGGGCATGGTGACGTCAGCGCCGCCGTGGAAGCGCGCCAGGCGCCACACGTAGTACGCGCGGCGGTTGTCGACGCCCTGGTTGGACTGCTTCCAGCCCTCGGGAGCAGACTGACGGAAGCGCCGCCCACCCTTGCTGGCCCCACGCGTGGTGGTCACCGCCTTGAAGATGGCGACGAAGTCGGGCGCCTGCATGACGCCCTTGCCCAGGCACGTGCTGCACGGCCGGCGGGTCTCGGGGTACTTGCGCCCCTCGAATTCGAAGCCGGCAGAGACATTGACGCCGAGGCCCTCGCACACCTGACACGTCCGTTGTGTTTCCATGGTTCAGAGCCTATCCTAGTTCCGTGCCAACGTCAAGGGCTCGTTTGGGCGACGACCTTCTCCAGGTACGCCGCGCTGCATCCATGCTGGTTGAGCACGGTCACTTGCGCCGTGAAGACGTGCATGCGCGGGCCCCAGCAGCGGAGGCGGAAGGCGTCGGTCACGAAGTGGTCGTCCTCGTACGGGTTGTAGGTGGTCGGGATGGCCAGCTTGCCGCCCGCGCCGATCCCCATGGCGCTGGACACCACGTCCCCCACGACGAACGCGTGCACGTTCTTGCGCTTGGTCTGGCGCACCTTGTCACGGCCGTTGGCACGGACCTTGAACTCCACGTTGGTGAGCAGGATCTGCTCCACGTGGGCCACGACCTTGCCTGAGCGCACGACGCTGTAGACCTTGCGTCCGAGCTTGCGCCCCATGTGCAGGTTGCGGTACACGCCCACGCGCTTGCCGTAGAGCTTGGTCAGATCATTGGTCATCACTCACCCCACTTCGATGCGCTCTGGAACAGGCCGTTGACCTTGCCGCCCAAGACGTAGGCTACGACGATGATGAGCCCGGCGATGAAGCTCGCGATGAACGCGTACTCCACCGCCGTGGTGGCGCTGTCGTCGAGGAGCAGCGCCCGGATCATGGCGTCACGGGGGACGGCCCCGCCTCCTGGTCCGCAAGGGCGGCGTCGTAGGCGGCCTGGACGTCCTCGAAGGCGGGGTGCTGGACGGACACCACGACCCCGTCCCTGACGTCGAACTTCACGGGGACGAGAACCTGGTACGACTCGCATCCCTGCCAGATTTGCTTATCGAGCTTCTTGAGGCTGCTCATGACTCGTCAAGCTCCCCGTAGTCTGAGGCGACGCGCACGCAGATCGAGATGAACTCCCTGCGCGCCTCCTGCTCGTCCTCGGACAGATCGTCGTCGAGATGATCGACGCAGTCCTCCATGTCGCCCACGGTGTTCTGGAAGCGACAGTAGCCCATGTTGCTCATGACGACTTCGCCAGGAGCCGGAGCTTGCGTCCGAGCTTGAAGAAGGGGTGATTGGGCTGGGGCTTGCCGTTCCAGCTGTAGGAGCGGTCCTCGAAGCCAAGCTCCAGCTGGTCGATCTGGGTCGGGGTGTAGCCGTGCCCGCGCAAGATCTGGACGACGGTGCGCTCGTCCTCGTGGAGGGCAGTGTCGGCGTCGACCTCGGGGTTGTGGGCGATCACCAGGGCGGCCTGGGCGCACACGGTCATGCCGTGCCGATCGAACGGGATGCCGGGGGCCAGCTTGACGTCCCCCTTCTTGAGGCGGGCGTTGATGAGCCGCAAGGCCTTGCGGGCCTTGAGGACCATGGGCGTGACGAAGGTGGTGGCCATGATGATCTCCTTTCAGATGCCGTTGGGGCCGATGCAGGAAGGCACGCACACGCCGTCCGCGTGCACGCAGCCGTTGTAGAGCGCCGGCCCGGCCGGGTGGTCGAGAGTCTCGTCAGGGAAGCTCAACTCGACGGCGCATGCCTTGGAGTTGGGATCGAGAAGCAACTTGCATGCCTGGTCGTGGTCCGGGTAGCGGCTCGTAAGCTCGTACAGGCAGGGATCGAGCGCCGGCTTGTCCGAAGGGGGCTGGACGTCGCTCTCGCAGCCCTGGACGCAGAGGAGGCCGCCGTAGGTGCATCCCCACAAGGGGGCGAGGACGCCGCCGGGGCCGACCTCGTTGATGCGGCAGGCGGCGGTCTTGCCGTCCCCGCAGGACGTGACCTCGAAGGTGTCCCCGGTGGCGATGCCCTCGGGCACGCAGGTGGGGACGGGGGTCACGGGCGGGTCGTTAGGGCTGTTGTCGCACGCGGCGACGGTGAGCGCGATGAGGAACAGGATGGTCGTTTTCATGATGGCTTGATCCTTGCTTGGGGTTTACAGCTTGTGGGTGATGTGGTCTTGCTCTTCCTCGGTCATCTCCTCGTAGGCGAGGACGGCGGCGTCGATGTCGTCGAGGGACAGCTTGCCCTGCACCAGGAGCGTGCCCAGGACGTCGGAGGGGTGAGTGACGGCCCGGCCCTCCTCCGCGATCCACAGCGCGTTCCTGAGCGTCCTGGGGGCCTTCTCGCAGGCATCGATGAGAGCCTCGAATCCGGGGTCGCGCTCGGTGAGCCACCCGTAGAGGCTCTTGGCCTCGACGTAGCCGTGGCCCACCTCGTTGCGGGCTCGGGACCTCTTGAAGAGCAGGCGGGTGCCGGCCTTCCAGGTTTCGAGGCAGGCGAAGTCTCGGGTCTTGCGCCGGTCGGGCTTGGGGTTCTTGACGTCGCGCTGGATGATGAGCACGACGGCCTTGTCGGTCAGGTCGGAGAGTTTCATTTGGTCTGATCCTTGCTGGGGTTAGCGGGCGGTCCACTCTTTGCCCAGACACTCGCTGGGCTCGAACTGGCCGGCCTTGACGGCCGCCTCGTCCTCGGGCTCCCAGGCCACACCGCAGTCGTCCGCCTCGGGGCAGCCGAAGGTGGGGCACTGGTAGGGGGTGCCGTCGTGGCCCACGACGGCCACGAACAGATCGAACTCCAGGGTCCACGTACCCTCGGGGTCGATGGTGCCGTCCTCCTGCGCGCCCACGTAGTTGGCGAAGCGCGCTTGGCGGTGGCGGAGGTCCCACCCGTCGCTGCGGTGGTCGAAGTCCTTCAGGCTCGTGCCGTAGGCGTCCAGAGCGCCGTCGAGGATGGCGCGCAGGGACTCCTCGTTCGTGGTTTCGCCCTGAAGGCGAACGGGCGTGAGACTCTTGTGGCCCTCGCCCTCCAGGTCGGAGAGATTGCGGTACAGGTGCAGCCCGAAGCGAATCACAGCGCACCCCCGGCCGCCTGGTAGCGGAGGCAGGCGGTGCACCACCCGGCGTCGTTGCTGACGCACTGGTGCGCGAAGATGAGGGCCACGGGCGCCCCCAGGCGGGCGAGCTTCTGAAGCTCGGTTTCCTCCTCCTCGTCGAGCCAGGCGAGGGTCTCGGCGCTCAGGATGGGCGTGCTGTCATCCTCGGACAGATCGATGGCGATGGCTGCGCTCATGTTAGCGGGTCCTTTCGTGGTATTCGCAGGGGGAGCCGGGCAGCCCGGCGCAGTGGCGGCAGGCCACGTCCGAGGCCAGGAGCTTGTGCGCCAGTGCCAGATCGAGGTCACGCTGTCGGTTGGCGGCCTCATCGGATGGAGAGATGGCCCGGCGCTCGGGGGTGTTGGCGTGGTCGCGCACGAGGACCGCCAGATAGCAGGCCTCGGACGGGGTCAGGTTGATGAGCGGCATCTAGTCCTCCTCTTTGACGGCGTGATGGTGGCGGACCAGGACCGCCAGAAGCTCGGCGGCCACGTGGGGCGGCACGTCGATGTTGTCGATGCGGACGCTCTGCTCGGAGTCCTCGGAGCCGCGCACCTTGACGTCGACGTGGGAGCCGGCCAGGGCCTCCGACCGGTAGACGTTGATTTTGTACGTGCTGCCGTCGCTGTTGCGCACATCGCTCTCGATGTTGGCCTCGGCCGCGCCGATGTAGTGGGCCAGGCTCACGGCCACGGCGTGCCCGTTGCGCTTGCGGGTCTCCCACCGGGCGCGCGCCTCGTTGCACGAGATGAGCAGAGGCATGTAGTCGGGCAGGAGGCGGCGGGCGATTTCCTTGGCGACGACGAGGGCGCCGCGAGTGCCCGTGACAGAGATAGACGGGCGCTCGACCTTGTACGGCAGGTACCAGAACGTGACGCCGTCCTTGCGGTCGTTGAAGTGCGCCGTGATGGTGATTTTGCCCTTGCTGCCCCACGTGCCGCCAGACAGACCAAGCTCGGCCCCGTCCGGGCCGTGCAGGGTGTAGTACGACGGGAGGCTCGGCTCGTCCTCGCGCGGCGCCTCGACACTCCAGCCGGCGCCCAGTAGCTGGGCCAGCGGCCCCACAAGGTCGTGTAGGGTGATGCGCTCGCTGCGCTCTTCCTCGTCTCTCTTCTTCCAGTCCGTAGCCATCACAGCACCTCGTCGTTGGTGAGAATTCCCTTGCGGTGACCGTGGAGAACTTCCACGACCTTGACCTCGGAATCGCGGCGGTACTTTGCCTTCTGCGCCGCCTCCTGCGGCGTCAGGCACGTTTCCCAGCTGATGAGCGGCTGGTTGTTGTCGACATAGAAGCCGACGACGCTGAACTTCTTGAGGCCCGCGCGGCTCTTGCGCGGCTTGACGCCGAGGAACTCGTCGCCGAGGCGCTTGGCGGTCTTGAACGAGAGACCGCTGATTGCCACGGCGGTCTGCTTGAAGTTCTCCCAGCGCTCCAGGACGCAGGTCTTGGCGGCGTGCAGGTCGTGGGACCTGTACACCTGCACGACCGCAGAGCGGCCCTTGCGGCTGCGGCACCACACCGCCTCGGCCGGCCCGTTGCCGCCCGTGTTGTGCCATCGGTCTGTCCTGGTCCGCGTCATTTCGTTGCCTCCTGCCTCAGAGATATCCACGTTTCGTGCCAACCTCGAAGCCTTGATTCTGTGCGGTTTCGATCCCCGACTGCGTAGATCGCTGCGCGATTTTCTGCGTAGTTCGTTACGCAGGGTGCGCAGATCCTTGCGCACCATCCTGGAAGTGAGAGAACACCTCGTCGAGGCGCGTCTGCTCGCGGGCAAGCCGCCGCGCGAGGTAGCCGACCACACGGGCGCAGCGGTCGCGCTCACACTCGTCCTGCGCGTCCCTGATGCGAACCAGGGCCACTGTGGTGAGGCGCCGGTACCCGATGAACAGACGCGACCGGGCCAGCGCCTCGGCGTGGGCGTGGTCGAGCAGGCGGGCGTATTGCTGCGCTCGGATGTCCACGTGCGTCACTCCATTCCCGTGGCGACCTTGGCCGCCTGCGTCAGGCCCTCGATGCGGGCGGTGAACTTCTCGATCTCGGCACGAAGTTTGCGTAGCGCTGGCGTCTCCAGGTCCATGCTGCCCAGGAACAGCTTGAGGCCCACCATTTGGTCCCCGTCTTGCAGCAGCAGGCCGAGGTCCATCAGCTTGCGGAACGTCGCGTCACCGTAGTTGCCGGCGTCCTGCGGCTGCGGCTCGCCGCAGTCCTCGCAGTTGATGGTCTGACCCGTCGCGTCGTACTCCAGGTCGGCGGTGTAGTTGTGTGGGCGCCCGGTCTCCTCACACAGCGCGTCAGAAGGGGAGGTCATCTTCGCCCTCGAAGAATGGCACCCAGTTTGCAACCTTGGGCACCTCGGCCTGCGCCTCCTCGTTGTCGGCCAGGTCCGCGTCCGGGTGCGGCACGGGCTCGCCCTTGTAGTGGGGATTACGCTCCCAGGTGTCGAAGTCCGAGAGCAGCCACGCCTTCTCCGGGCAGAAGTGCCCATCGTAGTAAGCCTGCTCACGAATCAGGTCCTGAGTGCTGGCCGGCACGAAATGCGCGTCGTCATTCTCGTCGTACCACATCGGTATTCCTCCTTACAGGTTTAGGCCTCGTACTCGCCGTCGCTGTTGCTGTCGGCGCCGCAGTCGCGGCACCGGTAGTGCGTGAGCCGCCCCAGCTTGCCCAGCGGGTAGGCCGTGCCGTTGCACTTAGGGCAAGGCACGCACGCGTCCTCGGCGTCCAGGCGCGCGTCTTCGATGGCCTGCTGGCGGTCCTCCTCGTCCTGCACGTCGGCGCGGCACGGGATGACCTGGCGTTTCTGACTCCTCGGGTCGAAGTCGCCGATGTCGCATCCCGCCTCCTCGCAGCGCGGGCAGTAGAGGCAGTGGTTCGTGCCGTCGTCGCCCTCGAATTCGGGCTCGTACTCGACGCGCGCCTCGCAGGGGCCGGGGCAGCGGCAGGGAATGGTTGGAGCAGACATGTGATCCTCCTTACGGTTTCGCGATGATGTACTTGATGTGCCCGCGCAGCCGGTCGAGCAAGTCGTGCGCCGAGTCGAGGCGCCCGTAGGCGATGGCGTTGTCGGTGTCCTTGAGCACGTCGTCGTCCTCGGCCACGAGGGCGCGGGCCTCGTAGATGGCCCTCTCGGCCGTCTCGACGTGGGCGACGATGGCGTTTCTCATCTCCTTGGTCATGTGGGCTCCCTTACAGTTCAGAAGTCGAAGTCGATGCTCTGGAACAGCGCGTCGCAGTCCTTGGCCTGCTGGTCGAACTGCTTGGCCAGGCGCTCGTAGGCGGCCCCCGCCCACGCGGGCGCGTTCTGCTCGGCCTTCTCCTCGTCGCGGGCCAGGCGACACTGCACGGCGTCCTGCTTGTAGCGGTCGCGCGCCACGCGCAGGGCGTTGGCGATGGTGGACGCCTCCCGGTCGGACAGGGTGCGCTCGATGCCCTTGACGTCGTTGTTGCGGACGGTGATTTCCATGTGATCCTCCTTACGTGCAGCTGGTGTTGTGGCAGACGAACCGATTCCCGTTGACGTCGAAGTCGTACTCGTTCGCCTCGATGTTCTCGGCGATGCACTCGTCGCTGGTGAGGTAATCCGCCTCACGGTCGAGGATCGACCAGTAGCAGCGCAGCAGGTCGCGGTGGAAGGCCTCGACGTCTTCGCCGTAGGTGTCGGCGTCCTCGGTGGTCTCGGACAGGAAGGCCTCGGCGAGCTTGCGCGTATCCGTGCCCTCGCCGTGTTCCTTCACGATGGCCTGCGCCACGCCGCGAGCGCTGGTCTCGAACCGGCCGCTGCACTCCTGCCGGCGCCCCAGGTCGAAGCCCGTGATTTTCAGGCCGATGCGCTCCGCGTCGTCGTAGACGCTGTCCCACCAGTCGTAGTCGAGCGCACCCTGGCGGTACCAGTCGCGCGCGACCTCCTGCGCCGTGGGCCCAAGCTCGTTGTACTTGTAGCTGATGATGGTGTGCGTCGTGGGCATGGCGGTCTCCTCAATCGATGAAGGTGTAGGTGGTGTGGTTGCCCGTCTTCACGCCGACGTCGACCGAGTCGAGCAGGGCGCGCGCGAGCTTGATGGCCTCGCTGGGGAGAAGACGCGCCGTGATGAGGGGCGTTTCCTCGGAGTCGTGGTCGAAGACCCGCACCAGGGAGCGCCGCGCCTCGATGCTCTGCACCTCGAAGGCCTCCACGTCACCGGTCTGCGTCTCGATTTTCCTCTGCATCATTCCCTCCTGCCCAGACTATATCCACGAATCGTGCCAACGACTGCCGCACCAGAAATCAAGGACTTACAAGCTTTGGTGCGTAGCGCCCTACGCGGTCAACACGGGTTTGACTGCGTGGGGCGTTACACGCCCGCGTAGATCCCTACGCACCCTCCTTGCACGCGCGCACGAGCAGGTCACCCTGGAACACCTCCGGGCGCTCTGTCGACACGTACGCGGTCCCCTTCGTGCGAAAGTCGTCGCTGTAGAAGCCCACGGCCACCTGCACCGCGTGCGCGGCGTCGTTCGCCTCGACACGCTTGGGGCCGCCGTAGTTCGCGCTGTACGTCCACCAAACCCAATACGCTTTCTTCGTCATGTGATCCTCCTTACGTTTGTTTGTGACACGGGTTCGTGCGTCAACCAGGCCTCGAACCTGGCAAGGGGCCGGCCCCTTGACGCGGTGCTGCTACCAGCGGTCGTGGTCTTTGCTCGTGTGGACCTCGCCGCAGAGCGTCGTGCGGTCGCCGTACGTGCGAGGGTCGGGCTCGTACGCGTGGCCCTGCGGCCGGCTGCACTGCTCTCCCTTGGGGCCGCGCACCTCGCACGGCACGAAGGCGGCCAGGGAGATGTCGACGCGCAGCAAGTCCTCGACGTTGAGGCAAATTTCGTCGACCGCCTTGGCGAATGACGCGTTGCCGCAGTGGTAGTCGCTGATGATGTCGTTGCCGTTGCCGCCCACGAGGAAGACGCCGAGGTTCCCCCAGGCCGCCGTGTCGCCGGCCGGCGCGAAGTGCAGCGTGCTGTCGTCGACGCTGAACACCTCGGCCAGCGCCTCCTCGACGGTCAGGGGCCGGGGCTCGAAGCACTCCGGAAGCTCGCGGCGTTGCTTGCCCCATGGCGCGTACTCGTCGCCGTTCCAAGCGCAGACGGGCACGAATCCTGCACGGGCCAGGTTCTCGATGAGGGCGCGGACGATGGCGCGCTCGGTCAGGATGCGGGTTTCATTCGAGATGGACATGTGATCCTCCTTACGTTTCGTTGCGTTGTTGTTTCAGCCGACAGTTTCGATGCTGCGCTGCGTGTCGAGGCCGTAGTCCTCGACCACCTCGCACAGCGTCTTCGTGTGACGCGCGGCGGCGAGAGCCTTCGCGCGGTCCTCGAACGTGCGCGCCTCCGGGAACTCCGCGTGCCAGGCCTTGGGGCCGTAGCCCAGGAACCGGCCCGCCGCGTCGATGACAACGTACTCAGACATTGTGTCCCTCCTTACGAATGTTCGTCTTGAGATACTGGTTGCACGCCGCGTAGCCTTCACGCGCCGCGTTGATCATGCGCTCCAGCACGCCCTCCACGGACGTGACGCGGAGCACCTTCGCCTTGAACAGGTTTTTCCGACGCACCTCGCCTGACGCGTGGCGCCACTGAAACTGGGCGATGACGCGGATTGCGTCGTCGCCGCAGTCGCGGGCCTCGGTCGAGCCGTCCGAGGCCGACGTGTAGACGCGCACGGAAAGGCGGCTCTCGTGCGCGTGGCGGCGTTCGTAGAACACCTCCCGACCCTGGACACCCCGGGTAAAGCCGGCGGCCTCCAGACGCGCGCAGAGCGCCGAGGTGGGGACGTTGACGAAGTGTGCCATGTTCGTGTGCCTCCTTACAGTTTCGCCCAGTGGGTTGCAAGCTCGCCCGTCGGGTGGAAGTGCCCGCCGAAGGTGGGCGCGCCCGTGGAGTAGTCCCAGCCGCCAGCGTCTGCCGGCGTGCGCGCGGGGCGCGACGCGGCGGCGTCCTCGTGGCCCAGCCGCCAGGTCAGGGTGTCCCACGACGCATCCCAGCACGCCCGCCCGTAGCCCTTGACCTCGCCGTAGTCCGACTGCGTCAGGACGCCGGCCGCCTCGTCGAGGATGACGCGGCGGGCCTCGGCCAGGACCTCCCACAGCTGACGCTTCGCGCTGAATTGACGGTGCGCGTCGCGCAGCTGCGCCTGGTACTTCTCGACCGCCCGGAAGTTGTGCCGCTTGTGCTTGGCCATGTTCGTTTTCTCCTGTGAGATGGGTTACAAAAGGCGGCCCGGCTGTCCGGGCCGACTTATGTACTCCAGCTTACGTTACTTCTTGACCTCGCCGACCACCCACGTGAGGTGCTTGATGGCCCGCGTCACCGCGACGTAGTAGATATTCGACTCTTCGACGGACCGCGTCGACACGGTGTCCGCGAGGATAAAGACCCGGTCCGCCTCAAGCCCCTTGGCCTTGTGCACCGAAGAGAGCACGACGTGCTTGCGGGGCTCGCCCGTGTCGTCGCCGAAGAGCGTATCGCAGCGCAGCAGGATGTCGGAGACGTTCGCCGCGCCCTCGGCCAGCGCGACCAACACCTCGACCTGGTCGGCCACCTCGGCCAGCTTGGCCTCCCGGACCTCCGGGGACTCGATGCGAGCGCAGCGCTTAGACGCCTTCTCGCCCCACTTCTGCGCCTTGGTCAGGTACTCCGGGACCGTGCGCGCCTTGAGACCGGCGACGATGCTGCGCAGCATGCGGCCGATGTCCCGCCCCTCGATGCGAGCCCGCACGCCGCGCTTGATGAATCCCAGCGCCAGCGCCAACAGCGGCGCGTTCTTACGCGACAGGACGAAGTCCCCGACCTGCGCCTGCTCGAAAATGGCCGGCGTGGCGATGCTGTCGACGATGCCCTCGGCGTTGCCCTCGTACGCCGTGAAGTCCGGGACCAGGGCCCGCGCCACCTCGACGATTTTCTTGCCGCACCGGTACGTCACGGTGAGTCCAAGCTCCTCGGCCGAAAGCTCGGCCTTCAACCGGTCGAGACTGCCCGCGTCGGCGCCGCGAAACCCGTAAATCGCCTGCTTGTCGTCGCCGACCACCACGATAGAGCCGCCGGGCGTCACCACGCGCTGCGCCAGGGCAAGCTGCGCCGCGTTCATGTCCTGGGCCTCGTCGACGATTACGACGTCCCAGCGCGGGCGAGCGTAGCCGTTGACCAGGGGGACGAAAACCATGTCGTCGAAGGAGATACGGCCCTTGGGGTCGCGCTCGGTCGCAGCGTCGGCGGCCTTCCCAGCGCACCGCGCGAGCCGTTCCACGGTCCATCCGGCCTCGGCGTCCTCGTCGGACGGTTCCAGGTCGAATTGACGCGCCAGGGCGACGACGTCGGCCAGCTGCTCCGGGCCAGCGAACGGCAGCACGTTTTTGACCAGCGAGGCCAGCTTGACGACCAGCGTCACGACCTCGTCGGGCGCGTTGTGGCCGGCCGCGTCGCGTGCACGGTCGCGGTCAACCTCGGCGCTGTGGTCCGAGTCGAGCCGGCCCCACGCGCCGGCCAGGAACAGGAGGCCGATGCTGTGCAGCGTGCGGGCCTCGACGTTGCGGCACTCGCCCTGCGCTTGCAGCTTGTCGAGCCGCGTCACAAGCTCCTTCCGGATACGCGTGTTGAACGCGCAGACGATGACGCGCAGCGTCTTCGGCACCCGCTTGACGCCTTCCAGGATGGTGGTCGTCTTGCCCGTGCCTGCCCGTGCACGGACCACCAGGTGGCGCAGCGCCGTCGCCACAACGCGGCATGCGGCCAGCCACGCGAAAATCGCGCCCTGCTGCGTCGACCACTTCCGTTCACTTTCCATCGGTCACCTCGCCGTCAGTTTTCGGGGCGCCCTCGACTCCCGCGTCAGGGCTTGCCCACCGAGGGGTTTAGCATTCCACGTGCCAACCTCGCCGCGACCCGATCCCCGCAAGTCTCGCGCCGATCTGACGCGTTGCGGATCGTGGTGCGAAGCGATCGACGCACCCCAAAATATTCGGTTTTGTGTAGTTTCGCGGGTTTAGCCTGTATATCCCGTTTCGCGGGGTGCGCGGAAATTACGCACCCCCAATTTCCTGGGATATTGCTCTGCGTCACACCACTTATGCCAGAAATGCGAAACCGTTGGGAGATTCGATAGAAGTATTGGCATGCGACATGCATCGCCCATCCCAGAATTAACGCGATCAGACATTGAACGATTCGAGGCCTCGACCGTTCGACGCGGTGCGTTTCTCTGCTGGTTCAATCGTCGCGAGACTGAAAATCAGTACGGTAGCTTCCTAATTAACGGGAAGGCGTACCTGCGTCATCGCGTGGCCTACACGATCGCTTTTGGTGAGATACCACACGGAAAAATCGTGTGTCACACCTGCGACATGAAAGGCTGCGTCAATCCCGCGCACCTCTACGCCGGGACGCATCAAGAAAACGCCCGCGATCGTGACGCAGTGCGATTCGGCGGTCAACGCACCGTGCCAATCCGCGATGCGAACCTGGGTTTCGTATGCAGGTTTCATGCCATTCATCGACTTGACGCAGCCGGCCTAGTTTTCGGCGCCTAGCATCGATCGTGCCAAGCACCTCGACGCATCCCAGCAAAATCGCATCGCGTCAATCGCTCAGGTTCAACGTTTCGGGGTCTGGACGGCCCGACATGGCCAAAAACCGATGACGCGTTGCTTATGCGCTCCCAGGGGCCTTAGACGCGATTCTCAGTTAGCGCGTCAATTGAATGATTCCGCATAGTTCGCAGTGCGTCATGGGCACTGCGTCAGACCTCGCAAAATGTTCGGGCATGCATCGATCGTGCCAACCCAGAGCCTCTGAAGCTTGACGCTGACGGCCTGCGTCAACACACAACACACCACGAGCTCCCCTCTGCTCGGCGCGTGCAGATCAGCCTCGGCACGGCTCATGCATGCGACACTATCGCATGAGCCGTGCTATGTATGCGCCCTTACGTTAGAGCGTGTCGACGTCGACGATGGCGCACCACAGCGGCCAGCCACGGGCGACGCGGTCCTCGACCAGGATTTCGTGCAGTGCGTTGTACAGGTCGTTGATGCTGTTGGAATACATGTGGGCCTCCTTACGTTTCGTTTGGGTTTTGATGCGGTGAATCAGCCGACCGGGTGCGAGCGCTCGGAAGCCTCCTCGCGGGCGATTTCCCGGGCCTCGTGCGCCCTACGACGCGCGTGGTCGAGTTGACGCTGCGCGACGTGGGCCTGCGTCGAAAGGTCCGACGCGTCGCTGCACGGGCCAGACTGGCACTCGACGCAGCGCACCACGTGACGGCGCAGCGCCATGTCGGCGTCTGACGCTTTGCGGTACAGGGTCTCGAACACTGTGGGCCTCCTTACGTTGCGTTGGGCGATTGATTCCCCGTCGCCGCCGACCTGCTACCAGGTCGGAAGCGTCGGGCAACCCTAGCGCGCCGCGTCGTCGCTCGTGCAGTGGTCGCTGTCGTCGCACGCGTCGGTCACGTGGCCGTTGCACACCGTGATGGTGATGCGCTCCGCGTTGGGCGCGTAGGTCTCGCACACCACGTGCGGCGACTTGGCGGGGGCGCTCTGCGCGCCGAGAACCAGGGTGACGACCAGGGCAACGACTGAGGTGAACATTGTGGGCCTCCTTACGTTTCGGTTTGTGCCCGTTTCGGCCGGCCTTCGCGGCCTTTCGGGCGGTCTCGTGTGTGCCCCAGCCTATATCCACTTTCCGTGCCAGCCAATGGTTTCGCACACTTAGAGCTCGACGCAGATCGGCAGAGTTTTGTGACATTCGCCGATCCCCAATGATATCACATAGATCGCCTGTTGCCTCACACGCAACATGTACAGATCCGCAACGTACAGAAATCCGACACCTGTACCGAAACGAGACAACACCTGTTGCCTCACAGACAACGTGGCATTTTGCCCCAACAAGCAATCTTCATGCCATGGCCTAGGAACGCATAAGCGCCGCGTCAAGGTGGGTTCGCCCGGACCTCCCGACCCGACCCGAAAACCCCTCACACGCAAGGCGGCGCAGTCTCGCGGGCATGTTCCCAGGCAACCCCAGCAAAGGCACCCATCGCAGATTCGACGCAATGCAGCTAGCGCCCCGTAGCACCTAACGTGCCAAAAGCCCAGATCGCCGCGTAGCGGCAAAACGGGCAAAAAACGGGCCAAACGATACCGCGTCGCGTAAGCGACCGGCCAAGCAAAAGGCGTGCCAATGCCGCCCCTAGCCACTGCATCGCGTCGATCCGGGCCAGCGTATCAAAAATACGCTGGCCTCCCGCGTTTTCCCTATGCGTTACGCGCGCTTACGCGCGACACACGCGTGACCCGCTGCGATTGCGCTGCAATCTCGCGCACATGCAAGCCGCGTGCCAAGCGCCAGCCATGCAAGGGCCATGCCAGCCTAGTACTACCCCGGGGGTCCGACCCGTGACGCATCGCGTCGCGCGGCCCGGGGGCGGATCCGTACGGTCGACCTACATCACGCACGCATTGTAGCAAAATGCCACGGTGACTCCAGACCCCACCCCGTGCGCCAGCCGGACCCAACCGGACATCGATCCGGACATCAGGCGCGCCATGGTCCGCGGGAAGCCCAGGGGCCGTACGTGGTTACACCCGGGGGTCATCCGGACATTCTAGGGTCCCATCCAGGGGCCCACCGGGTGCGGATCCGGACCAAATATTCGCGCGCTCCGCGCAAAATGAAGGGTCCGCCCGGCACCGCCCCGGCCCCACACTTCACCCCATGGGCAAGGAGAAACCCGTGGGAGAGGAAGGATTCAGCCCCTTCGTCCAGGAGGACCGGTGGATGGTGGTCCACGAGTCGGGCGAGCGCCAGTACGTGACGTGGAAGGAGGTGTACACCTACCTCCGGAAGCATCGGGATTTGACCTTCACCTGGATGGGGAAGGTGCGGGTCATCATCGTGCACCGGGCCTAACCCGGGGCATCGCCTACGGCCGGAAGGTGCACCGGCAGGACTGGCAGACCCAGGTCCACGTCACCGACTCGAAGGCCTCGACCCAACGCTGGCGCTCTTGGCGCCGCCGGGCGAAGAAGAAGAGCGCAGCCAGGATCCACACCCACCCTGGCGCCAGGTAGTCGAAGAGCAACCAGAGCGAGGCGACCCCGAAGGCCACCGCGGCGTAGGTCGGGCGCGGCCCGGGGTCGAAGACCATTCCCCGGCGCACCCACACCCTCGCCTGGTCGGCCGGGATGGTCGCGGCTGAGTGGCAGCTCGGGCAGGTGTATTCGCAAGGTGGGACGAGGTGCATGTGGGACATCCTCTCACCTCCTGAGATTGGTGTCAAGCCTAGAAACGCCCCGGGGCCGAGCGGAAGCGAGGCTGGGGCAGTGGGGCATTTTGCCCCACTGGGTGTGGAAAAAATTTTGTCGGGTTTGCGGAGAATAGAGGGTTGCATTCTCCGCACGGATCGGTTAGGGTCAGATCCATGAACGAGCTGCCGGAAAAGTGGAAGTTGGTGCAAGCCCAAATCGAGACCGCGGTCGAGCGCGGGAAGGAGTTCGGGGCGATCTTGGTGCACGGGTGTTTCGGGGCCTACGAGCCCGGCGCCAAGTGCTGCCCGATCACGATGGTGATGGGCCCGCGCTACCGGGAGGCCGACTCCCTCGGGGCCGCGGCCGAGATCTTGGGCATCGAGGTCTCCGACGTCTGGAGGATCACGGAGGGCTTCGACGGCAACCGCCGGTACGGGGAAGGCGAGGAAGCCTGGAAGCTGGGCGCCAACCTCCGGGAGAAGTACGATCCTCCCACAAGTCCGCCCTCCCCAACCTCATCGTCTGAAAGGACCCCCATGCCCACGACCAAAGAAGTCCTGCTGAAGGCCGCCGAAGTGGCGGAGCGCCTCGACCACTGCAAGGGTCTGATGACGCTTCGTCACCTCGACAACACCCCGTACGCCTGCTGCACGCTGGGGGCGGTCTCGATCGCCATCAAGGAGCTGGGGCTCGACAACATCGTCCGCGACGATGGCATCCGCTCCAACGCGGCCTACACCGCCGAGTGCAACGCCTGCGACGCCCTCTACGACGCCAAGCCCGAGTTCCGCGGCGAGATCGGGTATTGGAACGACAAGCCCGAAACCACCAAGCAGGACGTCATCGACTTCCTGCGTTCCACCGCGGAGGCCCAGCCGTGAAGCATCCCGATTCGTTCACCCTCGACTACAAGGTGACCCAGGCCGACATCGACCGCGGCCACTGGGACATCGCCGAGCACTGCCCCCACGCGATGGCGATCACGCGGGCGCTCAAGAAGCGCTTCCGGCGCTGGGACCTCCGGGTCTACGTCCAGAACCGGTTCATCGTCGTCCACACGGACAAGAAGCCGGAGAAGGTCAACCACTACGTGGCCCGGACGCCGGGCCCGGTCTACGACCACTACCAAGACGGGTGGGACAACATCAAGGTCTCGCCCCGCGAGTTCACCCTGCTCTTCGAGCTGGCCTAGGAGTCCACCATGGCGAAAGACACCAACAGGAAGTGGCGCAACATCCAGGCCCGGATCGAGCGCGCCGTCAAGCGCGGCCAGGCCAAGGGCATCAAGCTCGTCAACGGGACCTTCGGGTGCTACCAGCCCGGGAGCCAGTGCTGCGCTCTCACCATGGTGGTGGCAGACTCCTGGAGCGACACTCCGGCCGTTGCGGCCAAGAAGCTCGGGATCGAGCCGCTGGAGGCATGGGACATCGTCTGGGGCTTCGACGCCTCCCGGCCCGACGCCGCCCCGGCCAGCGTCGACACCAACAGCCCGGCCTTCCAGGTCGGCCAGCGTCTGCGTCGCCGACTCCAGCCCGCCAACAAGGAGTAGCCGTGCCCTTCGAGGTCAACAGCAAAGACGACCCGTTCGTGATCTTCGCCCGCCGCGTCGAGGAGAAGCCCACGATGGACGAACGGGCTCATGCTCTCATCCGCGAGATCTCGTACATCGACGACCTCGCGGCCTGCTTCGACCTCCGGGCCTTCCCGCTCCCGATGCGGGTGGCGAAGTGGGATCAGCGGATGAGCTTCTGCATGACGTGCTCGGGCCGGCGTCCGGGGCTCCACGTGTGCATGCGGATTCTCCCCCGCAACAACAACGAGCTGCCGTTCGTCGTGCGCGACCCCAACGGCATGTTCGAGCTGAACACCTGCACGGGCGTCACCCAGGACTACCTGGAGCAGGCCGGCTGCCGGAAGGCGGTCGAGCTGGTCCGCCTGGCCCTCAAGAACATGTGCCTCCACGAGCTGTACGAGGCGGTCCTCTTCCGGGGCGAGAGGATCATGGACCCCCACAACGAGGCGCTCCGCCCGAGCGATCAGCCGTTCTAGCCATGACCGAGAGCCTCAAGCGTTCACGGAAGGCCAACACGTAGGGCTTGACATCACCCCACAGATCGAGTAGGTTCACACCATGCCCAAACATCCGAACAGCAAGCACGGCCTCCTCATCGACGTCCTCTCCGCCAAGGAGCGCGCCAAGATCATCGAGATCGGCGTCAACGAGATGCTCGACAAAGAAGAGTTCTTCTTCAAGGCCGGCCAAGGCTACCTCACCAAGCTGCACGGCAAGCCATGTGGCTGCGCTGTCGGGGCGGTCTGCCAGTTCCTCGGCGGCCGGAGCAAGAAGGAGGCGGCGGTGTTCGAGGGGATCGAGGACACCGGGCTCGCCACCGAGCAGGAGATGGTCGCCGTGGAGCAGGGCTACGAGCGCGGCGACGGCAAGGGTGGACCCTTCTTCGAGCTGGGCAAGCGCCTCCGCGCTCGCGACGACGCCGACCCGAACTGGGTCCAGAAGGACTGACCGTGAGCGCAGCCGCCTTTCGCTCCGAGCTGGAGCGGCTCATCAACCGCGAGTCCATGGAGAACGGCAGCAACACGCCGGATTTCATCCTCGCCAAGTTCCTCCGGGGCTGCCTGGAGTCGTTCGACTCCGCGGTCCAGGAGCGCGAGACGTGGTACGGCCGCGATCCCCAGAGTGGCCCCGCGTCGTGCGTCGACCCCAACGACGGAGACCGTCCATGAAGCGCCTCATCGAAGCCCTCCAGATCTTCGCCAAGTACAAGGACCTGGAGTGGCCCACGACCTGCGAGCACGACACGCTCTACGTGGTTGGGTTCGAGCGCATGGACATCACGGGCGAGGACGAGCGCCGGCTGATCGAGCTGGGGTTCTTCTGGTCCATGGAGTCCGAGACCTGGGCCTCGCACCAGTTCGGGAGCGCGTGATGAGCCGCCACGACGAGATCCGCTTGGAACGAGGCCAAGACGCCCTCAGCACGCGCGCTGTGGCCGACACGACCACGGCCCAGCTCAAACTGGAGCGGAGCGAGATCCACGACGGCATCCGCGGCATCCAGTCCACGGACGACCCGGACCCGATCTACGCCGAGACCGAGACGGCGCTCTTCCGCCGGCTCAAGCTCGTCGAGGCGGAGCTGAAGAAGCGAGGCGTGACGTGATCCCGATGATCCACGTCAACCCGTACGTCGCGATGTGCGCCATCGCGGTGCTCGGGGTCATGTATTTGTGCAGAAAGTGGTGGGAATGATGGACGCGATCACGATCTACGGTGGCGACCAGCGCTACGTCGGGCCGAACTTCACGATGGTCAAGGCCCAGGACGGCTCGTTCCTGCTGTGGCACAACGATGCCCCCGGCACGAAGTTCATGATCAACAAGCAGCAGGTCGGCGAGTTCCAGACGTTCGCCCAGCTGCTCGGGCTGAAAATCTGATGGATCACCCACGATGATCCCCATCGAGTTCGTCCACATGCAAAACGAGTCCCGAGCCACCCGCATGTGGCCGGCGGTGCCGCGGGTCGGTGACTACGTCGACCTGTCCTCTCACACCACGGACGAGGACTACGTCGGCCCAAAGGGCCAGGTGCTGTCGGTGACGTGGCTGGAGCGTTCGGTGCGCGTGGTGCTCCACGGGGACAAGTGATGAGCTACGCCTTCTGGTGCTCGAATTGCAAGCTCTCCCACGCTGGGGAGTGCCCGCCCGCGAAGTTCACGATCTCGGTCCCGACCGACCTCGACGTTAACGTCGAGAAGGTCAAGGGGATGTTCCTGAAAGCGGTGCAGAGCGCCCAGAACAGCTGGAAAGTGCCGATCCTCGTGGCCCCGCCCGTTCCGCCGGCCATCGGCAGCACGTGGCACTCCGAGATCCGCAAGCAGAAGTCGGACCCCTGGAAGCCGGGCAACAAATTCGCCACGTTCGAGGTGATGTCAGCGACGCCCAACGGCATGGTCAGGGTCGAGCAAGATCCCGGCCGGGGTACGTGGTGGTGCAACATCGACTGCTGGCTGACCGACGGCTTCTACGACGTGAACGTCGGCCACTGGCTCCGCTTCGTCCCTTGATTCGATAGAAGGTGGGTATGACCAAATTCGAAGAGTTCGAGCAGGAGATGGGGCCGTCGGTGGAGAAGATCCTGCCGGGGGCCAAGTGCGCCAAGATCTTGGTGCTCTTCGTGGACGATGACGGCGCGCACTGCGAGATCGGCATCACGCGCGAGGGGTTCGAGTTCGTCGACGACGAAGAGGAGTAGCCCGTGGGCGGCTACGTCTTCCACTGCTCTTCGTGCGGCTTCGACCACGCTGGGGATTGCTCCAAGATCAAGCCGTTGCCGCTGGATGACCAGCAGGCGATGGAAGAGGCGATCAAAGAAGCGACACTCGATGAGCTGAAGGCCGCGTACCTCGTCATCAAGAAGGAACTGATCGACCGACTGTCAAAGCAGGCTTGGCCATGAGCGGATACAGCTTCTACTGCACGCCTTGCGGATTCGCCCATGCCGGCGAGTGTCCTCCGGCACCCAAGAAGACCCTCGTCCAGAAGACGGTGGAGGAGGTCGACGGCAAGCCCTCGGCACCCGCCGCCGGCACGCCGCTGCCCAACAACGGCACCATGATCGTCATCCCGGTCGGTTCCCGGTGGCTCTTCGAGCACCAGGACCAGTGGAGCACGGTTTGGAAGTCGGCGGGCTGGAAGGACGGCTACGAGGTGATGGCGATCGTGGCCAACGGCAAAGGCGGCGCCGCCATCCAGGTCCGCGAGTGGAACTCGCCCGCGCATCCGATCTACACCTGCCGCATCGAGTGGTGGGATCCGGACGGCATCGCCGCTTCGGACGGCGGCAAGAACCGCTTCGTGGTGTGGCCATGATCGGCTTCCGAGACGACACGCCCACCTACGAGGAGACGGCCCAGACCATCGCCAAGGAGTGGGAGACCCTGAACGAGATCGGGGATTGCCGCGTCTGCGGTCACACCGAGGACGACTGCAACCGGTACTACCAGTGGTGCATCGGACGCTCGTGCCGTCTTTCGAAGGATGTTCCGGGCTGGCGCGCGCAGGTCGTCGCCCAGATCGAGCTGATCGTCGAGCGGGTGCCGTCGTGGTAGGCTACATTTTCTGGTGCAGTCGATGCAATGGGGTTGACTCCCAGCCCAGATCTGGTAAGGTCTGGGCATGAGCTACGCTTTCTGGTGCAGCAACTGCAAGAAGGACCACGCGGGCGAATGCCCGCCGAAGGGTCCGCAGTGGCGTTGGACAACCAACTACAGCCTTCCGCTGACGGAGGAGCGTAAGACAGGCCTGGTCGGGAAGTGGCTGAACCAGTTCCACGTCCCGGGCGATCAGGTCATCCACTTCAAGTTCGGCCACGCCCTCGAAAACAACACCATCCCCGCGTGCACCGACGAGGAGATGGGCCCGCCGGCTGGCAACCAGGGTGGGTTCTGGATCGACTACGATTCGTGGATTGCGTGGCAGATGAGTGTCAACGGCGGTGACCGCGCCCGTGCGATGTACCGGGCCGTGGTTCGGGGGCTCATTTGAAAAACAAGAACCTCAACGGGTCGGTCGCGGACTGGGTCGTGCGGGTCAACCGCGCCCGCGTGCTCACCGAGTCCTACTGGCTCCTCCGATCCATCGTCAACGACTCTCAGTGTGACGAGTCGTGGCCCAAGGACCCGCCGAAGATCGATGACCCCACGCCGATCTACCAGGTCAACTGGGGTCTCAAGCTCGACGGGAACGGTAGTATGAGCTATCACCTGGACGTGATCGAGGCCACCAAGCGGCATCACGTCGACCTCGAAGATCTCCCGCTCGAAGTCCTGGAGCGCTACACGCAGCTCCGCCGGGCCCTGGAGGACTACCTGCACCGCGGCGGCGACTACCCCAACCCCAACCACATGGCCGGCGGGATCCAGCTGGAGTAGCCGTGAAGACTCACTGGGTCGTCCAGAACAACATGTTCTCGGAGGAGGGCTTCGCCCGCCTCCTGGATGCATTCGATCGCCTGCGGTCGACGTACACGCTCGTCCGCGTCATCCCCTTCGTTCACGCGCTGGAGCCAGAGCTGACCCTGGCCGGGGTGCCCGTGGTCATCATGGGCACGTACACCCTGGCGGAAATCGCCCGTCAGCGCGGCTGGGCGCCCGGGAGCTTCCACAACGAGAACTTCGACTACGAGGTTCAGGCCCACCATTGGAAGATGCTCAACGGCGACTGTGAGGTCTCGTCCATCCAAGACGTCGTGGCCGATCCGCTGTACGGCGGCACGGACCGCGATCGGTTCTTCATCCGCCCGATCCACGACACGAAGAGCTTCGCGGGCCAAGTCATGGACTGGCCATCGTTCGTCTCGTGGCGCCAGGCGCTCGCCCGGCTCCAGCCCGAGGACGTGTCCTCGGTCGACTTGGACACCAAGGTGATCGTGGCGCCCGTGCGTGAGATCTGGCGCGAGTACCGGCTCTGGGTCGTGGACAAGCGCATCGTCACCGCGAGCCTCTACAAGTTCGGGACCATCAAGCGATACGAGGAAGGCGCTCCGCCCTGGGTCATGCGCTTCGCCCAGAAAGAAATCCGCAAGTGGGTGCCGGCTCGGGCGTTTGTCATGGACGTCTTCGAGACCAAGGACGGGCTCTTCGTGGGCGAGGTGAACAACTTCAACTGCGCCGGGTTCTACGCCGGGGACATGCAGAAACTTGTTGCGGCGATCGAAGCGATGGAGTAGAGTCTTCCCATGAACAAGAAACTGAAAGCTCAAAAGCTCGCAGACATCGAAGCGTCCCTCAACGCCGGCATCGCCGCCGCCCGCCTGCGGGGGTTCACGATCGCCCCCGGCGAATGGGGCGTCGAGTCGGTCCCCGAGCGGGAGGGGTACGACGGTCCCGAGGGGTTCGTCTGGAGAGCCGACACGGGTGGCTGCCTGTGTCCGATGGCGTGCGTCATCCTGGACCAGCCGGTGGACGACGACAATCAGCCCAACACGGACGACACGGCCGCGGAGATTCTCGGCCTCACCTCGTGTCAGGTGTCGAACTTCATCGTCGGCTTCGACGCCGCCGAGACCGACGTCTCCGGCTACGAGGAGGACGACATGTACCAGCTCGGCAAGAAGTTCCGCGAGCGGGTCCTCAACGCTCAGGCCGCGAAGTGACCGACCGCGACCCCGAAGGTCTCTCGCAGGCCTGCGCTGATCCCGGCGACCTCGCGGTCGTCGTCAAGGGCTTCGTTGACGAGAACCCCACGGGCCACAACCTGGACATCCTCGACCAGGTGATGCGCCACTACCAGGGCAAGGTCAACCCACGCCTCGCCATCGTCAAGATCGAGGAGGCACGCGCCAAACTCACGCGCCAGGAGCTGGCCGGCCACACGAAAAGCTGTGCGATGGACGGCTGCCAGAGCGTCCCGGAGTGCCGCCAGGTCAAGACCGCCATGGAGCGGGTCGACACCGCGGTGGAGTTCCTCATCCAGACCAAGCAGATCACGACGCTGCTGGAGGCGCTCCAGCGCATCCAGCGCGAGTGGAGGCCCGGCCGGCGGGTCTTCCAGTGCGACCCCTTCACAGTCGCCACCCAGGCCCTCAAAGCGTACGACGAGTACGAGAAGCTGAAGCCCAATGACTGAGACCACCGGAATGCTGCGAGCCGAACTACTTTCAGTCTACCGCGATCTGGCGATGTACCATCGTCGAGAGAAGCGCCTGAACAAGGAGATCGTACAGCTCAAGCGCGACCTGGAGTACGAGGCCCGGTGCACCAAGTCCGCTGAAGAGCAGCTGGCCACCACACGCCTGGTCTACCGCGAGTGCGAGGACCACAACATGCATCTCGTCGAGCAGAACATGCGCTACGAGATCGCGGCGGACGCCTGCCTCGACCTGATCGGGGCCGTCATCGAGGAGGATGCCGCGGGCGACCGCATGCACGCAGCGATCATGGCGGCGATCGCGGAGTCGGCGAAGCCGGAGCCGACGTCGCCCCTCCAGAAAGCTCTGGCCGAGTTCGTGTCGAAGCCGGTGAAGGAGCGTCCGGAGGTGCGGTTCGAGATGCTCGGGGACAGCGACGGGAAGCCGTTCAACTGTCTGTCGTGCGGCGGCTACAAAGACCCTGGCATGACCTTCTTCTGCGAGGAGTGCTGGGAACTCGAACAAGACCGCGAACGGGAGCTTTACTACGAGCTGAGTCAGGCGTGGCGGGACGGCGCTCGCGACTTCCCCCGGCCCGGCAAGAACGCGAAGCTGCTCTAGTCGGTGTGGCCGAAGGTCTCAATCCAGAGCTGGTCGGTCTCTTCTTCGGTCAGCGGGTGATCCGAGATGTACGAGATGCAGCCCTGGCGCAGCTTGCCGGGGCGCACGTTGTAGCTGCCGTTCTGGATCGCCTGGCAGAGCAGGTGCATCTGCTCGACCATCACCCACTTGGGGACGACGCAGCACGAGCACCAGGGCTCCGGGCCTCCGAGGGGTGGGATCATTTCACGTCACAGTGAGCTTCGTGGGGAGCGCAGTCGGCAGCCTCCTCGCCGACCTCGACGCGGACGTCCTCCTCGCGCAGCTGGAACGCTTCTCCGCGCAGCACGGCGTCCGCCCAGGCCAGGAAGCGTGGATGCTTTGCGAGCTTCCTGAGCGCTCCTGCGCGGTTCTGGTGCTGGCTGCGTTCGGCTTCGCATTCCACCACAACGCCGGAGGGCTCGTGGGTGAGACGCACGCCCGTGTCACGCTTGTTGCGGTTCTGGCCGCCGGCACCCGATCCGCGGAAGCGGTCCTCGCGGCAGTCACTGATCCTTACGGTAAACTTCTTCATCGTGGCCGTCCCGATGGATGACGAAATTGATGGGGATGAACTGAATGGGGTGTGGGAGAGTGATTGTGACGCTGGCTGTGAGCACCCCATCCTCCGCCTTGTAACCGAACGGGCGCCACTCCCTACCGTCGTACACCATGAGCTGGCGCGCGACTTCGTCGAAGAGTAGGAAGCCGATCGGGATCTTGGGGGCGGGCTCGCACTCACCCGCGTGGTCGAACTTGCACTTCGAGCACCAGAACTTGTAGCTCATCGGATCACCATGGGGCCGGCGCCATCCACCTCGGCGGGGATGTAGCGGGCCTCATCGTAGGCGCGCTTGTCGGGAAACTCGTCTCGCTTGCCGTCCACGAACATCACGGCGACGTGCTCGCTGGCAGCCCCGTTGGAGACGCAGAGCATGAATCGCGCCCTGGCATCCTGACGCGTGACCCGGTCGTACACCTGCGTGTAGTAGGTGCCCGTTCGGTTGATCTCGGCAATGAAGTCGTCCAGCGCCTTCTCCTTGCGCTCCACGGTCGGGGCCATGTGGACGAAGGAGATGCCGTTCTTAAACAGGGCCGCTTGGATCTTTGTGAATCTCATGCGACGTCGATGTGCTCGGACGCGAAGGCTTCGGTGCCTTGGTGGCGCGCAGTGCGGGCCATGTGGTCAGCGACCTGAAGCTCGCAGTACGCGTCGGCCTGGTGGACGTCGTTGGTCCACGTGATCCCCTGCTGGCCGCGCCACTTCGCCCAGGACGGGCCCGTGGCACGCTCGACCAGGTAGTAGACCGTGCCGGGCTCCAGAGCCTTGCCGCAGGAGCAGGTCCTCACAGCGTCTCCGCGTGGTAGGAGATGCGCTGAACCTTGTCGGTCGTCGACATCACGCAGAGCGTGACGCCCGGCCCGAGAGCGAACCAGCCCTCCGTCCGAAGCTCCGGGATCGCGTACGGCATCGCCGTGCAATCGGTGCCGAACACGGTGTAGGAGAGCAGGGCGTGCTCGCCCTCTTCCTGCCAGTGCCCGCGGGCGGGGCCGGTGACCACCGCGGTCGGGCCGGCGACGTCCACCTCGTCGTGAACCTGATCGAAAACGTGAGCGCATCCGGCGAGATCGGCACCCAGAGCGAGCACCAGGCCGACGATGGCCGCGAGCATGAAGACGACGCTGATCTTGGTGTTCATGGATCCTCCACCCATTTCTATCGAATTTTCGATGAAAATATCGAAATCTCGATAAAAACAGGGCCGTGACCGGGGATTTCCCAGTCACGGCCTGAGGTTAGGCTACTTGCAGCCCGTCTTCACCCGCTCGATGCACCCCTGCTGATCTTCGTCGCCCTGGGCGTTGTCGTTGCCCTGGTTGTCGTCACCCTGGTCGTCGTCGCAGTACCGGCGACCCGTCGTCCCACCTGCGCCCGGTGAGCCACTCCCACCGCTGCCTGTCGTCCCGGCTGTTCCCGTCGAACCGGTCCCACCCGCGCCCGTCGTCCCGGCGCTGCCCGTATTCGATCCGGTCGTCCCACCACTGCCGGACGCATCCGGGCTTCCGCTTGTCCCGCTCGTGGAGTTCCCGGTATCCCCCGCTGTTCCGGTGTCGCTGGCCGCACCCGTCGATCCACCAGACCCGGCCTGTCCGCTCGTCGAGGTACCAGTGGGGGTACTGCCGCTCGCACCGCTTGAGCCCGTGCTGTCGGTGCTGCCCGCGGCTCCGGTGGACCCGTCGCCGGCCGTCCCGGTGGTATTTCCGCTGCCGGACCCAGCCGTCCCGGTAGGGTTTCCGACGCCGTCGGTCCCTCCCGCGCCCGCCGTGCCGGAGGTCCCGGCCGTGCCGGAGGTCCCGGCCGTGCCGGCCGTGCCGGTCGTACCCGCGGTGCCCGTGTCGGTGGTCGGTGTGCCGCCGTTGCCCGAGGTGGCGGCGGCGCCCGTGGCGCCTCCGTCGGTGCCGTGTCTGAGGGCGGGAACGTTGTCCCCGCACCCGAGGATGAGCGCTGTCGCGATGAGAAGGGACGCTGCGAACTTCATGAGATCTGACTCCGTTGTGAGTGTGAAGTGAAAGCCTACTTACACTCTATCGAATCAGATCGGGTTCGTCAACGAGAATTGGAGCCAGTGGCCGGACTTGCACCGGCATGGCCGGGGGTTGCAATCCCGGGCCTATCTACTTCAGTCCACGCTGGCAGAAACTTAAAATTGGCGAACCGCCAACTTAAAGTTTGCGGTCCGGTTCGAGGATCGACTCCAGCATCACGTACCCCTCGGGGCAGCGGAAGTCGGGACGGAGGATGATGTGGTGGATCTCCATGCGGCTGTACACGTCCTCGAAGGTCCGGTACCAGATGTCGGGGTCGTCCTTCAGGACGGCCAAAACGATGTAGGGGTTGTGGCCCCATCGGTCTCCGAGCCAGTCGAAGTGGCTGCACACCAGGCGCTCGGCCCAGCCGTCTTGGTTGATCGCCAAGATGATGGCGGCCTTGTCGACGTCGATGCCGGAACGGTCAAATCGAAGGTGGTTCATGGTCGCTTCCAGATCGGGACCCGGCGCTTGTGCGAGCCGCTGTCGTCCCAGCCATCCTGCACCCAGTCCTTGCCGCGGAAGACGACGCCCATCCACCGCGGGTCGCAGGTGTCGAGCAGCTCCGAGAGGCGGGGGTCGAAGTTCGCGAGCCGTGTCAAAGCAGCCTTGACCTCGGTCGACGTCACGTGGCCGTTGCGGACGCAGAGGGCGATGGCGATGGTCCTGCCCCATGCCACCAGCTCGGCGCGAGCCGCAGCGAGGGCGTCGAGGGCGGCGTCTCGGGCTTGGGCTTCAGTGTCGCTCATGACGGCACGATGAAGCGTTTGAATTCGGAATCGGTCATCTCACGGCTCCTGTCTTTGTCGAGCGCCGTCTTCACTTCCAACACCTCCGCCAGCTCCACGATCGCTCCGTCGCACTTGTCGCACCAGTGGTCGCACTGTACACCACAACCGGCGCAGACGTACGGACATTCCTGAATGGGCACCTCCCGGGCCCGTGGGGGAAGGGGTTTGGTGTACCACTCGGGGAGTAGGCGCCCCGCCGCCTCCTCGACCTCATCCGCGCAGTCGAGGCACACAAACGCGCCGTACCTCAGTGGCTCACGCAGCATGGGATCGGGAAGTTCGATTTCGCACGCCCGGCAGCAGGGAACCTTCTCGGGTCCTTTGAGCAGCCACCGGGTGACGCCCTTGAACTCGGTCCAGGTGATCCAGCCGTCCGCGCGGAACGAGAAGTAGATGAAAAGCAGGCAGCCCAGCCAGAACATCAGGTGAACTCGGGGTGCATGCGGAGCCACGAGCCGCTCTCGAAGGCCCGTTCACCCAAACCGCCCTGTGCCTTGCCGTCTGCGCCGACGATGTCGTAGCCGCCGCCGTTGTTGTGGACACCGTTGAACGTGCAGATCTCGCCCGTCTCGACGTACATGGCACGGTCGCCCTTGACGGGCGGCCAGGTGAAGACCTGCGGCTTTCGCTGCCGCCTCCACCGCTGGACCACCTCCCCCGGCTGCTCGTCAGGGTGGGCGAAGATGTCGGTCTCGTAGATCTTGGTCTGGACCGAGCAGCCCAGCCGCGTGGCCAGAACCGCAAGCTCCCCCACAACCTGCTCGACAGGTACGCTCGCGGCCATGACGTCCACGGTGACGATGAAGGGCATGTAGTGTTTGTGTGCCATGTTGACTTTCTATCGAATCAGGGCTGGCCAGAGGAATCGAACCCCCGCACTGGCAGAACAGGCACCGATGGAGTCGGGTCATCCTCTTCGCCAGGCCACCTGCGAGCCAGCCAGGTGAACCGCTTGTCGAGATCGCGCTACATGAGTCCCGCCATTGTCGTGCTTACCACTTCGCACACGGGGCGCCGCTGTCTTGTCCCCGCTTGCCTTTTCCCTCTCGACAGGAAGCCTTCCATGGAACGCCCCGTGATGTCGTGCATCACGGGGCGGTGGACTGGAAGGTTGATCGCTACCCTTGCGGTTCTAGTCTACGCTAGGATCGAATCCTAGTGGATACTAACGGAGCCGGCGCTTCTTGGTCACGGCCGGCACGGGCACCTCTTCGGCCGGAGCGCGAGCCGCCGTGTCACCCGGAAGCTCGTACCAGTTCCAGGTGCCGTGGTCGTTCTCGTCGACCGCCTGCCACTTCTTGTGCAGGCCCGGGATCTCCTTCATCTCGTCGAGGTGGGCGAAGAAGCACTGGCGGAACTGCGCCTGCGGCTTCTGCATGACCGCCGTCTTGTACTGGCGGGTGATCACCAGCGCCTGCGGGGCGAGCGTCTGGACCGCACCCGAGCGCAGGTTCGGGTAGTTGATGACCGCCTGCTTGTAGACGGTCGGAGCGACGTTGCGGCCGATCGAGAGCAGCTTGTACTTGCTGCCGTCGAGGCTCGCCACGTTCTTCAGCGGTGCCCCGCCGACGAAGATGACCGCCTGCACGTTGCCGTTGTCGAGGGCCGGAAGGACCTCGGCGCCCGTCGTGAACTCGACGACCTCGAAGCCGAGGTTGCCCGAGCCCTTGAGGATGTTGCCCGTGTAGACGCCGCCGCCCGCCGCGCCGACCTTGTAGCCGCGCAGGTCGTCGACCGAGTTGAACACGACCTCCTTGGCGCCGAAGCCACCGATGCGGGTGCCGCCGGTCTTGATGCCGGAGTTGCGCAGAGCGATGACGTGGATCTCCTCGGGGTAGAGCGCGACGAGGGTCTTGAGCTTCTGGTACTGCTGGTCTTGCTGCGACATCGCGAAGATCACGTCCGAGTGGAGCAACGCGGCCGAGACGTCGTTGTTGACGAGCGCGGCGAGGTTCGCGGTGGCGCCGCCGGTCGGGCGGACCTCCTTGATGGTGAGGCCGTCGGGACCGCAGAACTTCGCGATCTGACCGACCATCTCCTGGTAGGTGCCGCTGGAGCTGGAGTCCGCGACCAGGAACTCCTGGGCGGACGCGGTGCCCGTGAGGGCGATGAGGGTGAACAGGGTGACGAATGTGCGCTTCATGGTCGGATCCTTTCAGAGCTTGATGCCGTTGTCGGGTTGCGACGTCGACGGGGCAGCATCATCCCCTCCGGTGTCGGTTCCGTACGCGACCACGCCGAGGACGGCGAGGGCGACGATGAAAAAGCCGATGAAGAACTTCTTGGAGGTCTTCACGACACCACCTCCGCGTCCTGGATGGCGGGCAGCTCCTTGCTGCGAGCGACCGCGACGTCGAGCGCCGCGAAGGACTGGTTGACGCTGCCGGTGACGGCGTCGAACGCGATCTGCTGCTTGATGTCGGCGAAGACGCGCTGCTGGGCGTTGCCCGACAGCTCGGTCACCTGCTTGGCCGCGAGCGCCATGTCGTACATGTCGCGGGCCTCCGTGATACGGCCGGCCAGCTCGACGAGCGAGTGACGGGCCTGCTCCTGGAGCTGCTGCTGCTCTTCGAGCGCCTCGTGCATCTTTCCGGCGATCTCCTTGTAGCGCTGCGCCTTGTCGGGGTAGCGCTTGGAGTAGGTCCGGACCTTGTCATCGAAGTTGCCGACCGCGGTGGCGAACGTGATGATGTTCTGGTCCTGCGCCTCCAGCTGACGCTGCTTCTCGACCTGGAGGTTGATCAGCGTCTCGATGGGATTCGCCTTGGCTTCGGCGATGACGCCCTTGACGACGGCGTTGCTGATCTTGAAGCTCACCAGCGGAACCACCTTGAGTCCCGCCGCGGCGGTGCCGGCAGCGAGCCCGAAGGCGATGAGGAGGCCGAGGCCCTTGAGGGCCAGGAAGGCGGCCGGGCCGAGGACGATGCACACCGCACCTGCCCCCGCCAGCTTGAGTCCGGTTTCGAGTCGCTGTCTCTTGATCTGTGGGTCCATGCTCTCTCCTGGGTTTGTGATCCAGGAGAGAGCCTATCAAATCACCGAGAGCTTGTCAACTACTCGATGACCTTTCCGTCCGGCGTCCAGATCAGGTCGTTGGGCAGGCAGCGGAAGGTGAGACCCGCCTCCAGCAGCTGCGTGCGCGCGCAGAGCATCGACGGGCGCCAATCCTCGCGCCAGGTCGCCGGGTCCTCGCTGCCGTTGCAGATGACGTGCTTGATGCCGCTCTGGATGCAGGCGCGAGCGCAGTCCACGCAGGGCGGCCCGGTGAGCTTGTCGGCCGCGCAGAAGAGCGTGCAGCCCTCCAGCGGGACGCCGACCCGAGCGGAGTTGTAGATCGCGTTGCGCTCGGCGTGCTCGAAGAACGAGTACTTCAAGGGCCGGGCGTGGCGCTCCGGGACGTCGTCGAAGACGCCCCGAGGGAAGCCGTTGTACCCGGTCGACCGAATCTCCCGAGCCGGCCCCACGATCAGGCAGCCGACTCGGGTTGACGTGTCCTTCGACCAGGTGGCGATGCGCGCCGCTTCCCGAAGGAAGCGGACGTTCCACTTCTCGATCATGCTCCCTCGAACAGGTGGAAGACCAGAGCGCCGCTGTGGATCAGCACGGTGCCCACGAACCGACCCACGTTGCCCAGCGGGTGACCCGTGCCCCGCCAGTGAAACTGGCGACGCTCGGTCGGGCTGCCGGGTTCGACGATGGCCCAGATCTTGGGGTGACCCTGGTCCTGCATGGCGACGCTCAACACCACGGCGCCTTCCGGCAGCGGGATGTTGATGTCGTCATCGATGGGCAGGTCGTACTTGTAGATCGTCTTCACGCCTGGTTCTCCGCCGCGTTGGCCACGGCCTTCTTGGCGAAGAACGACGCGATCTCCAGGTTCGTGCGAACGAGGGCCAGCTCACGGCCCTCGGGGCACAGAAGCTCCAGCTGGGACAGGAGGCCGTCGAAGGCTTCGGCGACCTTGCCTGCCCGATCTTTGCCCTGATCGTTCAGGGCGTGGAAGGTGAACTGCGGGTGCATGGCGACCTCCTACTGGAGCGAGAGGGGCCAGTGGACGACGACCGTGCCCTGGACGAGCTTGCGGTTGACCGACGTGCTCTGGACGAAGAGGTCGAAGTTGGCGTGGTTGCCCGGCTTGACCCGGCAGTCCTGCCCGACGGGGAGGCCGAGGAGCTGGCGCGCCTCGTTGCCGGCGTACATGGCCCGGCCGCCCTTCTCCTTGATGAGGAGCTTCTTCGTGTCCTGGATCTTCTCCGGCTTCGTCAGCTGGTAGAAGACCGAGCCGGCCTGGTACGTCGTGCCCGTCTTCTCCTCGATGAAGGGGCGGATCTCGGGCGAGCCCGACGGAACCGTCCACGTGCGGACCTTGTCCTGGACGTTCGCCAGGTTCTTCTTCAGGTCCTTGACGTCGAGATCGGACAGGTCCGTGTAGAACGTGTCCATCGACAGCTTGCCGGCGGCGCGGGTGCTCATGTAGGCGCCGACGGAGGCCGTGCGGGCGACCGTCGACTCCTTGATGCCCTTGCTCGACAGCTCCCACTCCATGCAGTTGCCCGGGTGGACGCCGTAGCTGTTGCAGAACCGGCTCTTCGTGCCCGGAGGCATCTGGAACGTGATCGTCCAGCGGTCCGTGCCCTGGACCTGGCGGATGAGGCTCTTCATCGTGTTGCCGGTGCGGTCGCGCGACTCGTTGTCGTCGCCGTCCGTGATGACGATCAGGAGGTAGCCGACCTCCTCGTCGCCGCGCTCGGGGATGAGGTGGTCGCGGATCGCGTCCTCGACCGCGTTGAAGAGCGGCGTGCCGCCGTCCGGGTAGTGGATGGGCTCGGACTTGACGTCCTTGGCGTCGACGTGGCGGAAGGCCGGCTTGACGCGGAAGTTGTTGAAGTAGTACAGGCTGACGTCGATCTGCTGGCCCGAGACGAACGCCTGCTGGCGGAAGTCGGCGAGCGTCTTGTTGACCGAGTCGTTCATCTCGTAGCGGTACGGATGCATCGAGCCCGAGTCGTCGACGACGATGATCGCGCGGGTGCGGAGCTTCTTGGGCGGGTTCGCCTGGGCCTGCTTCTGGGCCTGGGTGTAGGTCGCCGGAGCGCCCGTGATCGGCGCGGTGACGTTCGGCTTCGCAGCCTGCGCGCCAGCGTTCGCGATCTTCGAGACCAGGAACCAGGTCGGCTCGGGCAGCGGGATGCCCGCCAGCTCGCGAAGCTCGACCACGATGCCGCGGTCACGCATGCGCTTGAGCGAGGTGTGGACGGAGGCGTAGGTGCCGCCGTACCTCGCGATGTACGCCTTGGTGGAGAACCCACCCTTCTCCAACTCTGCCAGAAGCCGATCTCTCGTTGCCATGCTGTCTCCCGTGTGAAAGTTCCGTTCAACTTCTATCGAATCTTTTCCTTGTTCGCGACGCGTTCGAGCGCTTCCTGCGCTTCGACCTCACGCTCGTGTTTCTGGATGTCGAGGATCTCCTTGTAGACCTCCTCGGCCTGCCGCACGTGGTGCTCGCAGGGATGCGGCCCCTGACACAGGAACACCGCGAGTCGACCTGGAATTGAGCTTTTCATTTTGTCCTCCGACAGCAACACGTTTCCGGCGTACAGTCGCACGGATCCCGCTTGATGTCAACTGTCCGCTCGATGCGAGCGATCGGGAGGTGCACCTTTTTGGACTCAGGGTGACGCCTACGATAGTCCCAATCGAACCACCACATCTTGAACATGAAGTGGCACCCAGCCTTCTTGGACTCCTCCAGGATCATGTCCCACACCTTGGGATCCTTGATCTTCATGAGCGCCTCGTACAGCTCGTCCTCGCTCATGCCTTCTCCACCGCGATGCCGTAGTAGTTGCCGTCCGTCTTCGTCCACCACTTCGCGAGAGAGCGGGCGTCCCAGACGTCGGTCCCGCACTCCTTCTGGTTCTCCTGGGAGAGCCACGAGTCGAAGATCGCCACCTTCTTGCCCGAGACGGCGAAGGCCACCACCCAGTGACGGTCGTTCTCGACCGACAAGATCACGGGCGCTCCGGCCTTGACCGTTTCGAGGAGTAGGAGGAAGGCCGCCTTCTTGTCGGTGATCTTGAACTCGGTCCCCTTGAGACCGGCGCGCTCCAGTGCGTTCAGGATCCCGTGCTGGCTCGTGCCGTCCGCCTCGGTCGTGGCGGCGTCCTTGCGCACGGTCCGCTCGGCCAGGTGGACGCCGAGTGCGTCCCCGGCGTTGAGGACCGCGAACACCCCGCACGAGAACTTGTCTTTTTGGATACGCATCAGAACAGCGCGAAGGCCGACCAGGCCGTGATTGCTGCGTCCAACATCCAGAACACTCCCTTGCGGTGCATGCCGAGGTAGAAGCACACGAGCCCCGCCGCGGCCATGGTCAACACACAGATCATGGGGAACCAAAAGACGAGGAGCTTCATGAATTTAGCCTTCGTCACGGACGATCTCGACGTCGTGCGGGTACGACTCCGTGAGCCCCGCGGAGGTGATGCGGACCAGCTGCGGGTTCTGCTTCAGCTCGTGGAGGTTCTCGGACCCCTGGTACGAGCATCCCGAACGGATGCCCTCCAGCAACTTTCGCAGCACCTCGTCGAACGGGCCGCGCTTCTTGACGCGAGCCCGGACCCCCTCCACGTGGTTGGTCTTGTGGGTGGAAGATCCGTTGTAGGACTTGTAGTTGCCGCCCTCGAAGCCCGGCGCCTCGTCCGTGCCGGCGAAGAGGTTGCCGATCATGACCATGTCGGCGAAGCAGAGCGCCTTGACGCAGTCTCCGGCGTTCTTGATGCCTCCGTCCGCGATGACGCCGCGGAACGGGAAGAACTCGTTCCGCATCTCGGTCACGTCCATGACGGCGGTCAGCTGGGGCACGCCGCAGCCGGTCTCGATCCGGGTCGTGCAGAGGCTCCCCGGGCCGACACCAACTTTCACGATGTCGGCACCAGCCTGAAACAATCGCTTCGCCCCGCCTTTCGTGGCGACGTTGCCGGCGATGACGATCGGGGCGTCGTGGAGGTCCTTGAGCATGGCGACTTGGCGTTCCGCCAAATAGTGGTCCCCGTGAGCGACGTCCACGCAGATGATGCCGATGCCGGCGCCGACCATGGTCTTCGCGTCCTGGAAGTCGTCCCAGTCGACGCCGATCGAAGCGGCGATGCGGTTCTTGCCCTCGCTCTGGAGGTGCTGGAAGTCCTCCACCTGCTGCCCTACAGGCTGGAACCGATGCATGATGGCAAGCCCGCCGGACACCAGCTGCGCGCGCAGGAGGTCGATGCCGGCGACGTCGTCCATGTTCGCCGGGACGAGCGGGTGCTCGAAGCCCAGGTCGATCCCGTTGTCGAGGGCCCAGCCCATCTTGAGGTCGACGTCCCTGCGAGTTGCAACGCGCGAGTACACCGGCTCCAGGAGCACGTCGTCGTACGTTAGGCCGTCGCGGATGTTCACGCTCATGACTCTACCTTTCGGCGATCGATTCGTCAACTTATTCTCTAGCGAATCTCCTCGCGGACCCAATCTTCAAAACACCATGAGCGAACACATCGCCAATCAGATTCAGCACCATGCTCTGCGGTCGGGGAACACGCTGCACGTGATCACGATGATCTCGAACAGCGCGCGCTACCACAGCCGCTACCGCCTGTTCCGGGAGTTCCAGGAGCGCATGCTCCGGACCGCCAACGTCAAGCTCTACGTCGCCGAGATCGCGTTCGGAGATCGCGAGTTCGAGGTCACGCAGGCCAGCAACCCGCTACACCTTCAGCTGCGCACCAACCAGGAGATCTGGCACAAGGAGAACGCCCTCAACCTCGTCGAGCGCCTCCTCCCGATCGACTGGAAGTACCTGGCCTGGGTCGACGCCGACATCACCTTCCTGAACGACAACTGGGCCCAGGAGACGATGCACGCGCTCCAGCACCACCACCTCGTGCAGCCCTGGTCCGAGTGCATTGACACCGGCACCTGGGGCAACTCGAACCAGATGTTCCGGAGCTTCGCGAGCCTCGTCGCCAAGGGCATCCGCCAGCAGTCGCACAAGGCCGAGCCGTACCCCTACGGTCACTCGGGCTTCGCCTGGGCCTGCACGCGCAGCTTCTGGGAAAACACCCGCGGTCTCATGGACTTCCCCATCCTCGGCAGCGCCGACCACCACATGGCCTGGGCTTCGATCGGTCGGGTCGAGAAGTCGGTCCACCAGGGCATGACGAACTCGTTCAAGCGCCGCTGCTTCGAGTGGCAGACGAACGCGGTGCGCGTCACCAACGGGCACCTCGGCTACGTCCCGGGCACGATCATGCACCACTTCCACGGCCCGAAGACGAAGAGGTTCTACCGCGAGCGCTGGCAGATCTTGGTCGCCAACAAGTTCGACCCGGACGTGGATCTCAGGAAGGATTCACAGGGCTTGCTCATGGTGGTGAACAAGCCCCAGCTGCTCCAAGACATCCACGAGTACTTCCACAGCCGTGAGGAAGACTCGATCGCCGAGGACTAAGCGTCCTTCTTGGGAGCCTCGGGCTCCTTCTCGGACTCCTTGGCGCGGTCACCCTCGATCAGCGGGTGCTTGCACGTGTCGCAGCTGATGACGAGCCCGTCCTTCGAGCTGTAGACGTTGTAGTCGCACGCCGCGCAGTGGTACTTGGCGCGCTTCTTCGGCGCCGCGACGGTCTTGCTCTGCTCGGGCGCGCAGCCCCACGGCAGGAGGAACTCCTTTGGAATCTCGGCGAAGGCCTTGGCGAAGGGGCCGTCCTCGACAATGTAGTGGGTCATGCGGAAGCCCGTCTCGGACCCGCCGGGCTGGCCGGTGTTGCTCGGGTGGAGGCCCACGGCCTTCATCATCCCACCCCACTCCTTGTTGTGGTAGCCCTTCTTGGACTGGTGGTCGCCGTTCTCGTGGTGCTCCAGGTGGCACATCTCGTGCACCAGCGTGGAGTACAGCTCCAGCGGCGTCCGCTCCATCATCGAGGGGTTGAGGCTGATCTCGTGCGTCAGGATGCCGTCACGGTTCCAGCGCTCCGGGGCGAAGAAGCCGTAGGCCTTCGCGCGCCGGCTGAAGTTCAGGATGATCTCCGGGAGCCGGTTCTGGAAGAGCCGCTTGTTGAAGTACTGGAACGCGTCCCGGTACGCTCCGAACTGCTCTTTTGTGGGCTCGATGTTGTTTGACATGCTTCCTTTGTATCAAGCTCGTCGTCGTTTAGCAAGCGAAAAAGCCACTTCAGCAGCTCCCAGAATAGCACGAGGACGATCGCTTGGAAGAAGTTGAATCCCCAGGCGAGGAAGATGGAGCCGAGCGTTGGCTGAATGCACCCCACCTAGAAAAGATTAAGCCGAAGGCAATTGCCAGGGCCCAAGCGATCAGTCGGGGGTACTTTCGCATCGGCCCATTTCTATCGAATCAATGCCCGTAGTTGCACCCGATCCAGAAAAGTCGGCCCATGACCGTGACCGTTGCGTCGTAGTACCCGCAGCAGCCGTGGTCTTTTTGGGCGTTGTAGCGCCGCATGTCCTTGCGACTGTCGGCTGCCGCGAAGCGTCGGTTGTCGACGTACTCCAGATCTTCGAAGGCCGCGTCCATGGCGGCGTTGATGCCGGCCTGGTAGGGCCCGTAGTAGTGCTCCTTCGTCTGCGGCAACCGTCGGCGGTAGCGCTCCTGCTTGATGTCGGCGACGATGCCGCGCTGGGCCCGCTTCGGCACCGTCGGACGGAGGACTGAAGCGGGGTCGTTGACCGTGTCGGCGTCCACGTAGACGTAGGTCGGGTGGTCGAATTTCCCGTTGGGGACCGCCTTGAAGAAGAACACCTTCTGCTCGGTCGCGTCCTTGAACACCTGCTTCCAGTACGCCGGATCCTTGCTGCTCCAGAGCAGACGCTGGTACCAGGTGTAGAAGTCAGGGCGCTTGCACTTCGGGCAGAACTCGACCCGCTCCTTGCGCTCCAGACCCCAGTGGTTGGTGGCGACCTTGTAGTCGCTGTGGTCGATGTTCGTGCATTCTGCGGTCAATTCAGCACCTCGTGGGTCGAATCCTGCGCGGGAATTGTCACTCGGGCGCGGTCCGCGCTCGTGTAGTTGCCGGGGATCAGGTGGGCGTAGCGCTCGGTCACCGTCACCGACGAGTGGCCCATCATCTCGCGCAGGGTCTCCAGGGTGCCGCCGTTGACGACCCACTGCGAGCCGAAGGTGTGGCGTGTCGCCTCGTACCAGCGCATCGTCGGCAGGTGCAGGCGCTCCAGCGCGCGAGAGATGAGCGCACCCATCCGGTGGTCGTCGAGGAAGTTGCCCAAGATACTATCGCCGCAGACCAGACCCCTGCCACCGCCGACCGGCATCGCGTGGCGGAGGTACCAGTAGAGGCTGTCCGTGATGGGGACGTACCGGGACTCCTTGTCCTTGGGCGGCTCGGCCACGCCCGTGCGCCGGCCGACCTTCTCCTGGACGTGGATGAGCCGCGCGCCCAGGTCGACGTGCTCCCAGCACAGCGCCCGAACCTCGCCCGTGCGGAGCCCGGCCAGGGCCCCGATGATGTAGGCGAGGGCGAACTGCGGATGGGTGACCGCGATGGCGTCGTGGACGCGCTTGATGTCGTTCGGGTCCTTGATCCAGGGCGTCAGGCGCCAGTCGGTGTCCGACTTCAGCTCGCGCCGAGACTTCCTAGAAAGCATTTTGACGGGGTTGACCGCGGCCACCCCATCTTCCACCAGGTCGGAGAAGAACGACGAAACCAGAGCGATCTGGAGGCCTACGGTGCCCTTTGAGAGGCCCTTGGCGCGCAGGTCCAGGATGAGACGCTTGATGACCGGCACCGTGACCTCTTCGGGGGTCAGCTGGCCGAGGGTCGGGGCGAGGTGGTTCTTCCACCGGTTGCGCTCGTCGTAGTTGGACGCCATGCCGGCGCGGCCGTCAAGCCAGGTCTGGGCCAGGTCTTCGAGCCGGTTCGAGGCCTTCTTTTCTTGGGGTGACTCCAAGCCGGCGTTGGCGCGGGCGAGGAAGGTTTGGACCTCCGCCAAGTCGACGGTCTTCGACCGGCGACGCCCGTTCTCGGTCCACTGGACCTGGGCGCGCCCGTCCCGCACACGGATCGAGCCCGTGCCGTGAGGCCGTTTGCGCTTCTTCCTTGGCATGACACCAAGGTAGCCGATCTGAGCCCGGATGTCCAGGCTTTTGTTGCAGTGGAGACCGAATCTTGGGGGTAGCAACCCGGATTCCCGGGACCACGCCCCAACTGTAAGGAGTCTCACATGGCATTTTCGAAGAACTGGAAGCAATGGATCGTCTCGCTCGGTGAGCCCTTCCAGATCGAGTACCTGACCCGCAAGTTCGGCGGCCGTTCCAAGACGGTCTTCAAGGTCCTCGACGCGGACGGCACGGTCGACATGAGCGGTTCGCCCCTGGCCAAGCTGCCGGCGGCGTCGTTCCACTCGTACTGCGTCCTCGGGACCAACTCCTCGGTCACCCCGAACCACATCACGGCCGCGGGCGTCAAGCCCGGCGACAAGGTGATCATGGTGGCGGACGTCACCAACCACCTCTCGCGCCTGACGTCGTTCGAGTCGACGGTCACGAAGGCTGGTCAGATCCAGCAGTCGGCGACCGACCTCTCGGCCGCGACCCTGGTCGTCCTCGTCCTGGCCCAGAGCTAATAGGAGGCTCCCATGGCGACTTCTCCGTTCACCACACAGAAGAACTGGAAGCAGTACATCGTCTCCCAGGGCGAGCCCTTCCAGATCGAGTTCCTCGACCGCAAGTTCGGCAAGCGCTCGAAGGTCGTCTTCAAGGTCAGCGACGCGGACGGTACTGTCACCGTCAACGGCGCGAAGATGACCGGCTCGCAGAACATCACGGGCAACTTCGTCGCCTCGGGCGACATGCAGTCGGCCACGGCGCACGTCTCGGGCGCCAGCACGCTGCACGCGACGACCGTCACGACGCTCACGGCGACGGGCGCGGTCGACATGAGCGCCTCGTCGCTCGTGAAGCTCCCCGCGGCCTCGTTCCACTCGTTCTGCACCCAGGGCAACAACGGCACCGGCCACGTCACGGCGACCGGAGCGAAGATCGGTGACAAGGTCATCATGGCCGCCAACGTCACCGACCACGTCAGCGCCGCGGCTTCGTTCGAGGCCACGGTCACCGTGAACGACCAGATCCAGCAGTCCAGCGCCTCGGACCTGTCCGCGAAGACCATCGTCTTCCTCGTCCTCGCCGAGAGCTAAGAACTTCCCCTAGCTTACACGTAGCCCCGCTGGGACCTTGATCGGCCGCGGGGCTTTCGTGTATCTGGCGGCAATCTTGGGGTTATGCCAGTGAACGATCCCGGCCCCATCGCCTCCGCGCTTGCCGCGAGCGACTGGGCGACCTCGAACCTGCCGGCGCCGGTTCAGGTCACGGACAAGACCTGGTTCCGCAACGACTCGATCTCGGGCGGAAACTGGAACCAGCTCTTCCCGTACCAGCTCCTCGTTGTCGAGGAGTCGGGCGAGGGCAAGTACACGCGCTACCAGCCGCGCGTCCCGAGCATCAACGCTGGTGGGCAGGCCACCTTTCAGTACACGCTCCCGATGCCGCCCGAGAGCTTCAGTATCTCGATGCCGTTCGCCATCAACAACTCGGTGACGCTCGGCGGGCACGTCGAAGAGCACAACGGCGCTCCGACCCGCATCATCACCATCTCAGGCACCACGGGGGTTTTCTCGAACCGCGGCGCTGCGCTCTCCCCGAAGGCGTTTCAGTGGCGCGATGCCATTTTCGCTGGCACCGTTACGGCCGCGCGCCAAACGATCACGGCCGCCAAGCAGACGCTCGCCGCCACGGGCCTCTTCGGCAACACGCAGTTCATCGACAACACCATCCCGCAGACCGACTTCGACGACCCCACCGCCTCAGGTTCGTTGACGGGCTGGTACCAGTTCCGTCTGCTCCAGATCTTCTTCGAGTCGTACGTCGAGATGAAGAAGCTCAAGAGCAACCGCAACGTCCGCCTCGCGCTCGCGACCTGGAAGGACGAGGCGGTGTACCTCGTTTCGCCGCTCCACTTCAACGTCGACAAGGGCGCTGGCTCGCCGTTGGAGTACCACTACAACCTCACCTTCAAGGCCTTCAAGCGCGTCAAGCTCGAAAAGGGTCTGGCCGACAAGGTCAAGGCGTACAAGCCGATCGACGTCAGCCCCGGCGCTCTCTCGAAGACGCTCAACACCCTCATGTCGGCTCGCCTCGTGCTCCAGGGCGCGAAGAAGACGCTGATGGCCATCGGCGGCGACGTCAATCGCACCATCTTCGAGCCCATCCGTCAGCTCACGCTGCTCTGCAAGGACACGCTGTCGCTGCCGCTCACCATCGCTGACCTCTCGGACTCCATCGCGCAGGACACGAAGACCGCGGTCCTCCAGATCACGTCGGTGCGCAAGGACGGCGACGACTGGTTGCAGAACGTCAAGCGCGCCGGCAAGCATGTCTCCGAAAACGCGCAGGCCATCTACGACGCGATCAAGTCGCTCGGCTCAGAGCAGGCGGACAGCGCCGGAACCACCATCGATGAGAAGGTGAAGGCCTGGGAGCAGGGACTCCGCGACACCCACCCGGCCAACACCGCGTTCGTTCGCCCGAGCGACAACTACGACTTCTTCTCGAACGTTCCGGTCGGCGACCTCAACCTGTCGCCGAAGTTGCAGAACGCCATCGCAGCGGAGCGCCGCAAGGTGCACGCGCTCACCCGCCTCGACTACCAGCGCATGGCGGACGGGATCCAGGCGACGGCAGACACGTACGCCGCGGCCATCGGCGCCGGCCACCCGACGTACAACGCCATCTACGGGCTCCAGGCCCCGGCGAAGACCATCATCGACACGCCGACGGATGACGACTTCAACACGCTCTTCTACCTGAACCAGCTCGTCCTCGAAATGCGTCGCTTCGCGGTCACCACCAACGAGAGCGCCAAGCTCAACGCCATCGCGACCGTCGCGGGACTCGCTTCTCGTTCCGGAATCGCCTTCAAGCAGCCGATCTCGAAGTTCGCGGTGCCGTTCCCCTACGGCGGAACGCTGGAGCAACTCGCGTTCACCTACCTCAAAGACCCGGATCGCTGGTTGGAGATCGCGACTCTCAACGGTCTCCAGGCGCCGTACGTCGACGAGGAGGGCTTCATTCTGCCCCTGTTGGTCAACGGAGCCAACAACACCGTCTTCGTTGGAAGCGCCAAGAGCCTCTTCGTGGGGCAGCCGGTGTGGATCGGCTCGGACACGAACGTCCGCAGCCCGCGCACCATCACCAAGATCGACATCCTGGCCCCGAACCAGGTCCTCGTGACGGTCGACGGCCCCGCGGACATGGACCAGTACATCACGCTGGCCAACGCGAAGCTGGAGGCGTTCCTCCCGAACACCGTCAACAGCCAGATGGTCGTCTACATCCCCTCCGACCTGGAGCCGAAGGACGAGGACTTCACCACCCGCAGTATCCCGGGCATCAAGGAGTACGACTCCTTCATCGCCGTGGGCGGCATCGACCTTCTCCTGACTCCCGCCAATGACCTCGTGATCACCCCGGATGGTGACTCCCGTTGGTCGGTGGGTCTGACGAACGTCATCCAGAAGGTCCGGCTCGCGCTCTCGGTCGTCCAGGGCACGCTCAACCGTCACCCCGACTACGGCCTGCCGATCGAAGCTGGCATGAGTCTTGCGGACTTGAGCGCGGCGCAGGTCGTGCGCGCGGCCGAGAGCATGTTTGCAGGCGACCCGACCTTCACCGGAATCAAGGCGGCGAAGATCAGCGTCAACGGCCCGGTGGCGAATTTGAACATCGCTGTCGAGGTTCGAGGCGTCAGTCAGATCATCCCGATTTCGGCACAAGTCGCGCCGTAACAAGCACTTAAAGCCGCAATCTTCTGGGGGACTATGGCTGACACGCCCACTCCGCGTAGCTACCCGCAAACCCTCGGCGACATGTTCGATGCCTTCCTGTCGAAGCAGGGCATCAAGTCGCTCCGCGTGGGCGGCCCGATCGTCTCGCTCCTCGAAGCGGCGGCGCAGTCCGACATGCGCAACGCGCAGGACATCTTCAACCTCCTGACGTCGGCCGACCTCGACAACGCCACGGGCCTCGCGCTCTCGCGCATCGGTCGCAACGAGGGCGTGCCCAAGCTGGAGATCACGCCGGCCACGGGCACGGTCAACATCGTCGACAGCAGCTTCACCAAGAAGGCGACCACCCTGTTCCAGGGCTCGCCGGCTCCCATCGTCGGCACGGGCACGGTCGTCCCCATCAACGTCGTCGACGCCAGCCAGTTCCCGGCGCCTGGGCCTAACACCAAGATCTACATCGGCCGCGGCACGAGCAACTACGAAGGTCCCATCCGCTACACGAACCTCGTGGACGTCGGTGGTCACTGGGAGGTCACGCTCGCGACGCCGACTACCAAGTTCCACAACACCACCGAGACCGTCATCCTCGCGCAGGGTGGCAACCGCGTCGTCGGCCCCAACACCGCCGTCCGCACGCCGCAGGCGAGTGTCGCGAGCGCCATTTCCTTCCGCACCCTCTACCCGGTGACGCTGCCCGACGGCGAGACCGAGATCGACAACGTGCAGGTCGCCGCCGAGCTTGGCGGTCTGATCGGCAACGTCATCGCGGGTGCCATCAGCGAATTTGCGACGCTTCCGTTCACGGGTGCGACGGTCGCCAACTCGGTCCCGTACACCAACGGTCGCGAGACGGAGTCGGACGACGACTACCGCGAGCGCATCCGTGACGTGCGCGCGAGCCGCCAGCTGGCGACCACACTCGCGATCACGACGGCCGTCACGGGCATCACGGCTCCCGACGAAAACCGCCGCATCAACTCGGCGTCGCTCGTGAAGCGCTTCGGCTTCCCGTCCACGCTCTACGTCGACGATGGCACCGGCTATGAGGAGCGCACGGCCGCGATCGCGGTCGAGAGCCTCATGGACGACGCCACGGGCGGCGAGACCCACTTCGAGACGACCCAGCGTCCGATCGCTCGTGGATTCGCCATCAGCACCAACACGGCGCCGTTCGTTCTCCGCGCCACGGACCAGCTGACGGTCCGAGTCGGTGGCATCGCCTACACCCACATCTTCAGCTCGGATGACTTCCACTCGATCTCGAACGCGTCGGCGTACGAGGTGGTGGCCAGCATCAACTCGAACCCGGACATCGCCTTCGTCGCGCGCACGGCGAACCAGGGCAGCCAGGTGGTGGTGTTCGCGAACGTTGACGTCAACGAGGACGTCGAGGTCGTCGAGAACACGGGCGGAACCAACGCCAACGACGGCCTCCAGTTCCCGGCCGGCGTTAACTACACGATGCGGCTCTACAAGAACGACCGCCTGCTGTCGAAGGACGGTGAGACGGCGGTCATCCAGAGCTTGCCGCAGTCCGCGTGGGACTCCGTGTCCGGAGGCAAGGACTTCGTCATCGCCATCGACAACACCCCGGCGATCACGTACACGTTCCAGGACCAAGATTTCATCGATGCCAACACCGGCTACGCAACGCTCGGCCGGAACTCACTCGCCGCTTGGGCGGCGGTGATCAACGCCAAGATCCCGGGTATCACGGCAACCGTGAACGCGGGGCGGCTGGTGCTCACCTCCAATTCGGGCCCGAGCGAAAAGGCCGCGGTGGAGATCATCGGCGGCGACCTGGTGGCGGCACACTTCTTCAACGCCGGCAAGGTGGTCGGTCGCGCGCGCGACTACACCCTCGACCGCAACGAGGCGCAGGTCGTCCTCATGAAGATCTTGGAGGCGGGTGACCGTCTCACCGCGGGCAGCTACTCGACCCGCGCCTTCGTCGAGTCCGACGCCTTCGAGACCATCAACATCGCGGCCGATGCGCACCTCTGGTGGCTCGTCGACGGCAACGCCCAGATCATCAAGCACGGCCTCTCGTCGAGCACGCCCGTTACTCTCAGCGTCCAGGCGAGCAACGACTACGGCAACGTCTTCGCCTTCAACGCGTCGCCGACGGTGGCGTTCCAGAACGTCCAGGCGCAGGACTGGGTGATCCTGTGGGACAGCTCGCTACCCGCCAGCATCCGCGGCGTGCACCGCATCGCCTCGGTCGCGGCGGACCACAAGAGCTTCACCATCGAGCGCCACGAGACGAACGTGACCATGCGCCACGGTCACCGCTCGGTCCTCATCCCGGGCGTGGGCACGGCCGCGGGCAAGGTCTTCACGTGCGGCGGCAACATCGTCCAGCGCAACACGGTCGAGGCGGTCGGTGCCATGCAGTCGACGGGCAACATCGCCACGGCCGAGCTGTACGACCACAACACCAAGACCGTGACCCCGGCGGCGCCGATGAGCGTCGAGCGCGTCTTCCACACGGCGACGGTGCTGGCGAACGGCAAGGTGGTCGTGGTGGGCGGCAGCAACTCGCTCTTCACGGTCACCAAGACCATCGAGATCTACAATCCCAGCACCGACAGCTGGACGCTCTCGGCGCACCAGCTCACGACGGCTCGCCAGAACCACACGGCGACCCTGCTCACCGACGGTCGCATCTTGATCGCTGGCGGCGACAACGGCTCCAGCCCGCTCGACAGCTACCAGGTCTACGACCCGGGTGCCGACACCATCGGCGGCGAGCTGCATATGATCAAGCACCGCACGCGTCACAGCGCAGTGAAGCTCCCCGACAACTCGGTCCTCCTCGCGGGCGGCTACGACAGCGGCTTCGCGCTCCTGACCCACTGCGAGCGCTTCGTTCCGGGTCCCGACACCACGACCGTCACGGGCGCGATGAACTCGCCGCGCGCGGAATTCGGCCTTGGCGCGCCCGGTGCGTCGCCCACGAACGTCATCGCCATCGGCAACGCTGAGCAGATCGGCACCGACACGAACACGTACGAGATCTACACCATCGGCACGGGCCTCTGGACGGGCCTGACGACGGTGGCCAACTTCCGCTACGCCACGAAGAACGTGGTGAAGGTCTCCAACGGTGACGTGGTCGGCCTCGACGGCAAGGACACCGGCACCCCGGACCACTGCATCGGCTTCAAGTTCGACGGCACCACGTTCACGCCCATCACCTCGCAGTCTCCGGCTGTGGTCCAGCTGCCGGGTGGCGCGCGCTACGACACGCAGCTCGTCGAGATCGTGTCGGGCGACGGCACCACCGTCAAGAACCTCATCGCCACGGTGGGCGGCAGCTTCTACCACAGCACCGACTACGTCTACCAGCCGACTGCGATCCTGAACGTCTACAACGAGGCGGTCGACACGTGGTCCGCTCCGGACCCGGGCATCGCGTCTGCCGTGCCGCTCGTCGACGGTGGCATCACCTTCGTCCGCTCCAATGCGTTCATCCAGAAGACGACCGTCCCGGCGGGCTCGAACTACACGGCCAGCTCGCTCGCCGACACTCTGGGCGCGCAGCTGACGGGCGCGACCCCTTCGGTCTACAAGACCCAGAAGCTCCGCGTCGCGACCAACACGTTCGACGCCACGGGCGACATCTCGCTCGCGAGCCAGGACCTCAACGCGGCCCCGATGCTTCTCTCCACCGAGGACGCCGTCGCCAACCTCGTCCCGCACCTGGGCGCGGTAATGAGCGGCAACTCCGACCTCGGCACCCCGTCCTTCGAGGACGTGCGTGTCGTCAGCCAGGAGTCGGACACGGGCCACACGAAGCCGGTCGTCACGAGCGGCATCGTCGGCTACGACTACGCCATCGTCGGCCTCAAGAACTGGCTCCGCGGCGGTCCCCGCGCGGGCGGCGGCACCTGGAGCCAGGAGCGCGCCAACTCGAACTACAAGTTCGCGACCCGCTTCGCCACACGCGTGACGGACACGGCCCTCCTCGCCACGCTGACCACCCGCGACGCTCCTCCCGAGCGCTGGGGCGGCTGGGACCGTGTTGCTGCGACGGCTCCGTTCGCGATCAGCCCCAACGGCCTCCTCGACGTCCTGATCGACAACGACCAGAACAAGCGCTTCCCGATCAGCCTCTGGCGCAACCTCCAGACGGTCGGCAACGTCTACGCCTCGACCAACACGTTCAAGGACGCTGACCAGGCGGGCGAGGCCCTGTCGCAGACGTTCGGCCTCGGCTACGACTTCAATGACATGGCGGTGTACATGCCGTCTCGCGCCCTCGCCTTCTCGGCGGACGCGAACCGTCGCATGCTGTTCCGCTACTTCCGCCTCGGCCCCGACGGCGACGGCGTGGGAGTGCGCTTCGGCAACCCCGACACCGACACGGCCCAGCTGAAGGCTGTCACCGTGATGGGCGAGGGTGGCACCGCCTTCCAGACCACGATCAAGCTCAAGTCGGGCGCGGCCCGCACCCCCACGGTGCACAACACCACGCAGGTGGGCAAAGTGTGCATCGGCGTCTCCACGGGCGGCACGGCGACGTTCGTCGAGGTTCTGAACCTCGCGATCTCCTCGGCGACTCGCGCCTCAACGACGGTCACCCTGACGGTGACGAATCCGCCCACCGTCACGAACCACGGCATCGCCGCCACGGCGAAGGTGTGGGTGCAGTCGTCAGACTCGAACTTCCCGTCGGGTTTGAAGACGGTCTCGGCCGTCACGGGCACCACGATCCAGTACACCGAGGCTGGCACGGCCACGACGGTCGCCAACATCGGCACCGTGTCCTACGACAACCAGGGCGAGGCCACGTACACGGGCAGCGGCACGGTCCAGTACGACTACCTTCGCGTCGTCGACCCGACCAACACCGTCGCGTACGGCAACATCACGTTCCAGATCAGCTCGGTCCCCGCGGGCGGACACTACATCGAGCACCTGTCGGGCGACCAGTACGACGGCAGCCTCGAAGTCCCCGCGACGACGCTCATCTGGACGCCCATCGCCAACGCCAACTACTTCAAGATCTTCGCCAACAGCCCGCAGACGGCGGCCTCGGCCGTCTCCGACATCAACGCTCTCCGCGCGGCGACCGGATCGACCTGCCCCATCTCGGCCTTCGAGACGGGATCGGGCTCGGGCAACATCGTCCAGAACACGTGCGACGAACTCGACAACTCGACGTTCTTCTACCGCCTGAGCGACGGCATCAACTGGGTGCAGACCACCACCTCGCCGGGCGTCGTTCCGCTCGACTACACCCTGACGTTCAAGGCTCCCATCTCCTCCAGCCTGTCGGCCAACGCTGACTGGCAGCACGAGACGGTGCGCATCGTTCCGATCACGACCCAGAACCTCGTCGAGTGGCTCAACACGCCGACGGTGACGGGTCTGTGGACTGTGGCCGAGATCGAAGAGGCCGGTGAGGGCCACCACCTGGAGATCTCGACCCTGACGGGCGGCTCGAACGGTGGCGTCCAGGTCCAGGGTGGCGTCGCCAACGCCGTGACGGCTCCGGTTGTCGGTTCTCCGCTGGAGTGGAGCGACAGCAGCGGCAACACCATCAGCCTGCTCGACTCGACCGGTCTCCACACGAACCACTGGTGCCGCATCCAGAACGAAAACCCGCAGCCGAAGCTCGGCAACCTCGACTTCTCGACGCTCCAGTCGTGGACGGCGGACGGCCTCATTACCCTCGACGTCGACGCGGCCACCGAGGCCGTAACGGCGACCCCGGTGATCATGCAGTTCGAGAAGCAGGGCAACTTCGTCGCCATCGCGGACGTCGGTTCGCTGACCAACCCGTTCGGCTCCACGACCGTTCACCCGGGCCAGTGGATCCGCATTACGCCGGCCCCGAGCATCACGGACGTGGGCCAGGTCTCGGCGGCCAACCAGGGCCTGTTCCGCGTCGTCCGCTTCGCCGACAGCGTGAACGCCAACGGCGGCACGATCTACATCGAGAACTCCGGTGTCATCGAGGAGACGTCGGCCGTCACGGTCCAGCTCTTCGACATCGGCTCGGCCATGCCGGGCGACCAGCTGGTCGTCCTCGACAGCACCTGGGGCGCCGGCAACATCGGCGTCTGGGACATCAAGGCGGTCGGTGAGACCACGGTCGGCTCGGGCGACATGTTCACGGTGCTCACGCAGCTCACGGTCGACACCAGCAGCCGCACGCCGGTTCCCCACGGACTGGCCACGACCCTGACGGGCGCGGGCAACATCTACGTGCGCGAAGGCCTCCCGATGGTGTACGTCCAGCGTATCGCCGGCCTGACCCTGAACCAGGACGACGGCAACTTCGTCGACCTCAAGTGGGACAAACAGGTGTTCGCGCCCGCGGGCATCTCGGCTGGCGCCGGCTCGGTCATCCAGGTCCTCGACAAGCTCGAATTCCCACAGGGGTTCGCGGCTGGCGCGGACGGCTACCGCTACGACGTGGGCCTGCTCCGCGAGGCCAACAAGGTGATCTACGGCGACCCGGCCAACCCGGCCACCTACCCGGGCGTCGCCGCGGCCGACTCGCACATCAACATCCAGGGCCCACTCGTGAAGCGCATCCAGGTGGGTGTGTCGGTGCGCGTGAAGACGGGCCTCCGCACCAAGGACATCGAGAACCGCGTGCGCTCGGCGGTGGCCACGGTCATCAACCAGACGCCCATCGGGACCTCGATCTCGTTCAGCGACATCATCGACGCGGCCCGCGCTGTCGTCGGCGTGATCTCGGTCGCCATCGCCTCGCCGCTGTTCACGGTCGAGAGCGACCAGATCAAGGTCCAGCCGTACGAGAAGCCGTTCGTGCTGGATCTCAGTCAAGACATCCAGGTCAGCTTCATCGGAGCCTGATATCTACCGCAATCTTTAGGTAGATATGCCGGCACCCACACCGTCACCGCCCGTCCCCCTAGACGCCCTCACCCAGTTCCAGCAGTACGTTGCTGTCCACGGCAACGACGCCAGGTCGGGTAAGGACTGGCAGCACGCGAAGGCGACGATCGAAGCAGCTCTGACCGCCATCGAAGCGGCAGGCGGCGGCGAGCTGCACCTGGAAGAGGGGATTCCTCTCGGGAAGATCTGGCTGCGCGGTGACGGAATCTCCGTCCCCGGCTTTCACGGCGACTTTCCGCTGAAGGTTACCGGATACACGGGACTCAACTGGGGTCTGTTCGGAGAGCCGGTCGCCTCGGTTCTCGACGGCACGGGGGCCGACCGCTTCCACCCCAGCATCTGGATCGTGAGCACGAGTAGGGCGAAGGTGTTCAAAGACCTTGCTTCGGGTGCCTTCCAAAATAACTGCCCCATTCGTATGTGGGACTTTCGCCGAGACAGCTCGGGGAACCTGATTCAGAAGAACATCAGCTCGTGGACTCGCTCTGGCACCAGCGCTACCGTCGTGCTGACGTTGCCCACGGCCGTTAACATCACGTCCGCATCACGCGTAGGCAACGTCGTCACCATCGCGTACGCCACCACCGGCAACGAGACCTATCCGCTCCCTGGGCAGTGGGTTCGAATTGCGTCGACCAACGGAAGCTTCGACTCGGGAGACTTCCTGGTCAGCGGTGATGTCTCCGGTACTCCCGGCCATCTCTCTTACCACCAGACGACCAGCTCCGGATCCGCCAGCGGCACCAACATCGGCACGATCCAGACCCACGAGGTCAGGGTCCGCGACCGCATCGAAGTGGTCTCGTCGGAGTTCAACGTCCCGGGTACGATGTATCGCTGCACCGCCACGGGGCCTGACGCCGCGACGATCACCGTCGAGGACCTCTACGGCGGTAAGGACTCCTACTCTGGTAACTACGCCACGTCTGGTACGTGGACCAACTTCGGCACGTGGACGCGCCAGATGCGCGACGGTGGCTCTTCGTTGGTGTTCTTCGACAACGTCGTCGGTACGGTAGCGGGCGTGGAGGTGTACGACGTGCCCCAGCGCGGACCCGCGTACGATTTCGGCGGCTCGGCCGACGGACGCATCTACATCAAAAACACATCCCAGACCGGATACCTGCCTTCCAATGGCATTCATGATCCTGATCGTCAGTGCTGGCTCCTGATGGATGCCGGCTCAGCCAACGCTTCTGGCTGCTTCGTCCGCGACTGTAACCCCGCTGGCGGCGGTATCCGTCAGTGGGCCTCCCCTCTCTTCACCTGGGGCTGCTTCGCCTCGAACATTTGCGGCGACATCCCAGTCGGAACTATCGCCCCTCCCGCCTACGAGTGCATCGACGGGAACAGGTTCGGCATCGTCCAGCTATACAACGTTCGAAACTGGGACAGCCCTGGCACTCCAGACGTTGTTCTCAGCGGCGTAGGCCAGGGGTCATCCGCGATCAATTGCGGACTCGTGTCCGGTGGAATTACAACGGTGGGATGCTACAGCGCGGACCCCGCGAGCAGCTGGGTCAACGGTCAGCCTGGTATCGACGGCACCGGCCGCCTCATCGGGCAGCACCCGGCGGGTCGCAGGGCGGTTGGCCCCCTCTCGTATTCCAGGTTCGGCAACTTTGTCGTGCCCACGGCGTCCTGGGAGCCGGGAGCTGGCGCAACCGTCACGACCGGCATCCTCGATCCGTTCGGCGGCCACAACGCCGTGAAGGTCACCGGGGCGGCCGGCGTGTACGTTCACCACCAAGACGATGCGATCCCGCTCCCCGCAATTGGTGACGCGTGGATCATGGCAGGCTGGTTCCGCAGGGCGGGCGGTTGGGGGACTGGGGGTGGCTTTTTGATGGGATCGTGTATCACCGCCAGCAATCTCGGAGCAATTGGCGAGTTTGGCACCGCACTCTACTCTGGATTCGGAGGAGACGGCGAGTGGCAATGGCTCAGCTCCATCGGCATCAACACGGTCGCTCCGACCGGATCTTCTTACGGACTTCGCTTCGCACTTTCGCCTCAAGACTCCACCGGCTATGAGGTGTACGGTCTCGTAGGCATTCGAATCCCCGCGGCAGCAGCACTCACCAAGAACGAGCTGTACGAATTTGTCCAAAACATGTCCCACCAGGCTCAGTATATGGCGGCGGGCCAATTTGGCACAATGGACGGCGTTCGATTCATCGCTCACGGCGGTCTCGGCATGAACTCCACCAACGCCACCACTGTCGGCGGTGGCTCGGGCCAGGCGGTCCTCGGATCCAACACCAAGGTCGTCCCGCTCTACGACAAGGACGGCACCACGATCCTCGGTTACATCCCGCTCTACGCAGTGACCTTCAACCCATAAAGGCTGAACAGTGGCAACTCCAACTCCCGAAATCTTCTTCGTCTTCGACGCAATCACGGGCGCCCCCAAGGCGGGCCTGGTGGGAACGCTCACGTTCTCTTCGTACAAGGACGAGGCCGGATCTGACATCACGCCACCAACGTTCACCCAGATCGCCGCTGGCATCTACAAGTTCACGCCCTCATTTGCCAACCCCGGAGTTCATGGGATCGTTTATCTCATCAACTGCGGTGCCGGCTCGAACCCGCCCTATATCGGGCGCTACATGCGTTCGGAGGACTACGCGGCCGACACCGTGCCGACGATTGGGTCCCAGGTCCAGGATGTGTACGACTCGAACTTCGGAGAGCACAGCGTGAATACGTCCGGCCCCGATGCCAACAAGCTGGTCGTGAAACGTCCGAATTCGTCCGTTCTTGTAAAGTTCGATCTGTTCGACAAGGACAACAACCCAGCATTCAGGAATATCACCCGCAAAACTCCGGAGTAATCAATGCCATCTTTCGCCCTGGGGGGCCTGGGCATTGACGACGACGAGGGTCCCTACACATCAATCGCCACCGACGGGTTTGCGGACTTCATTCCCGATGCCCTCAGCGAAACGAAAGGACTCGATGCCAGGTCCCTCTCCGTAGTTTTTCAGGTCAGGCCGGTGACCAAAGAGGCCCTGGATCCAACTAAATACGTTATCACGCCTCCGATCAAAGTTCATAGCGTGAAATACGTAACGGACTACTTTTTCATTTTGATTACAGACAGGATGACTGATGGAGTTTCCTACACGTTGGACGCTTCGTTGGTGAGCACTTCACAGTAAAATGCCGATTACCTTTTCAGGAGCCTCTTTTCATCTTGAGACAGTGACCGTACTGTCTCCTGGGTCTATTCGTGTAAAGTTTTCCCAAGACCCCACCGCTGTCGATCCCACCGCGACCAACGACGCCCTCAACTCCTCCAACTACAATCTGGACGGACCGAACCGTAACTACGCGGTTACGTGTGCAGCAGTCTACGGAGACCCCCAGTCGATCGACCTGTTCTTGGCTGGTCCACTTGCCATCGGGAAGTGGACGCTTTCTGTTCAGAACATCGTCGAAGACAACTCGACGGCCCTGTCCACTCCGACGTCGATGACGTTCCTCGTGAACTCCCAGCTCGTCCCAGACCCGCTTGGACACGGAGCTTCGAACGACGAGCAGATCAACGTCCTCCGCAAGTTCCTGAACCCGGCTCTCAAAGGGCAGGGCTGGGACTCCATGATCGCCGCTCTGGCGGCGGCCGACCAGCGCAACGCGGACAACGCCCGCCTCGCCTTCGACCAGCTGTTCTTGTCGAGCGCCAGCGGCATCTACCTCGAACGCCGCGCGAGCGACGAGGGTATCCAGAAGCCCAAGGGCGTGAACATGGCGGACGACCTGTTCCGCCAGCTCTCCCTGACCCAGCGCAACGGCAAGCTCACCCAGAAGTCTCTCTTGGAGGTGTTGGAGATCTTCTACGGCCGCGACGCCACCCGCGCGTACGCCGACACGGCGAACCCCGAGACCTACGCCCTCCAGGACGGCGACCAGCTCGTCGTTCTCTTCGAGGAGCGCAACACGGTCACGGTCACTTTCACCCGCTCCCACTTCACGCGCATCGGCGCTGCGACCGCGGAAGAGGTTGCCGCGGCCATCACCCGCGCGTGCCGCGACGCCGGCAACCAGGGATTTGCCGTCGAGCTGACCGATCCCATCACGGGCCAGAACAAGGTCCGCATCTACTCGGGTACCCTGGGCCTGACCTCCAGCATCCGCATCATCGGCGGCAGCGGCAACCTCCAGCTCCTGTTCCCGACCCCGCTCTTCACGGCGACCACGTCGTCTCCCTTCGCGACCTGGGACGTCTCATTCTCCCCGACGACCCAGGGCAACCTGCGCTTCACGATGGTCTCCAGCGCCGAGTACAACCTGTTCGACGTCCAGATCGGCGACCTGGTGTACATCTACGGCGTGGAGTTTGGCCAGGTGGGCACCAACGGGACGTTCACCATCGTCGACATGTCCGTCACGCACTCGACTCAGTGGTTCGAGATCGTGAACGTGCTGGGCACGGAGCAGACGGGCATCGTCCAGGTGAACTTCACGGACCTGATGTTCTTCCGCCCGAAGCGCCGCACGATCTACGACAACAGCCGCCGAGTCATCGTCTGCGAGAACGATGGGTATCTCGACATCGTCATCCCGGCCACCACGCAGGTCGTCGACCGCGGTCCGGGTCTGGCCGCGTACCTGAACCCTGCCACGGCCTACAGCATCACCGACGAGGGCAGCCTCACGCGCAACGAGGACGTGGTCAGCGTCGACGCAGGCGCGCCCCACGGTCTCTCGATCGGTGACCAGATTATCATCGACGAGGTCCTTCCGACCGGCAACGTTCCTCCCCAGGACCCGGGCTCGCCCAGCGTGGACTTCGCCAGCGTCAACGACAGCGAGGATGGCCAGACCGACAGCTCGGTACACTCCACCGCCTCCCAGACGGGCACCTACCAGGGCGTCTGGTCGAAGACCGTTCGTGACCTTCAGGGACGCTTGATCGTCGTCGGTGGCGCCACGACCCCCGACGGCGTGACCTTCACGGCCCTCAACCGAGTCACGGCCCTGGAGGACACGGGCGACACCTTCGTCATCGGCGGTGGCCGAAGCGTCCAGTACACCTGGTACCAGGTCGCCAGCACCGACGGCTCCCACGGCTTCAGCGGCAACCACTTCGGCTACCGCAACTTCGGGGCGAGCCTGTTGATCGACGGCCGCACCCTCTGCACTGGCGGCGCCAACGGAGACGATGCCACGGGCACCGCCTCCAACGGCTACGACCTGCTCCAGTTCCTTCCTCCCCTCTCCGTGTCCCAGCAAAATGGCACGCTCCTCGCCGCTCGCGCGGCGCACGGCCAGTGCTCGCTCCCGGCCTCTGACCTGGGCGATGCCCTGATCTCCGGTGGATGGACCACCAACAACGTCCCACTCGCCACGGCCGAGATGTGGAACGAGATCACCGAGGCGTGGGGCTCGGTGGCGAGCATGAACGTCGCCCGCATGCACCACGAGCTGGTGGCGCTCGACGACGGGAACTTCGTTCTCGCCATCGGCGGCCAGATCGATGCGGCCACCACCAACATCCTCTGTCGCTGCGAGCTGTACAACATCGGCGACGACAGCTGGGCATTCGCCGGCAACATGACCTACGCGCGCACCAGGTTCGGTGTGGTCAAGATCCCAGACGGCCGCGTGATTGTGTTCGGAGGCTACGGCTACGTGCCCACCAACCCCACACCGGCCACCCTCGCGACTTGCGAGATCTTCGACCCTGCCACGCAGCTCTGGGCCAACCTTCCCTCGATGCGCAACGCCCGCCAGTACCCGGTCTGCGTGTACGTGCCGAGGACGAACGAGATCTGGGTGACTTCGGGCAGCGACACCGTCGTCGACACCGAGGTTTTGAGCCTCTCCACGATGAAGTGGCGCACGGCTGCCCAAGCTCCGCTCCCGCGGGCACACTCGCATGCGACGGGCGGTCTCCTGGCTGACGACGTCATCGCCATGATCGGCGGCGACAACGCCCTCGCGACCGAGAAGGTGAACCACATCATCGTCCCGGGCGAGGACAAGTTCTGGCTCGGCGCTGGCCTCAACGGCATCCACCGCGTCGACGACGTCCCCGACAGCACCCACTTCACGTACCACACCGACGAGTACGACTACAACAGCTACGTGACCGCGGCCTCGGGAACCTACACGGCGATGCACGCGTTCCCGGGCATCAAGGGCGTCCCGGGTCCATTCTCGTACGACCTCCAGCACGGGTTTGCGATCACGGCAACGGCCGGCACCACCGACACGGTCTTCAACCGCGGCGTCAGCTACCCCTCGATGCACCTCGAAGGTGTCGACCCCGCCCTCGCCTTTCCTGACGAGGAGGGCTGGCTCGTGTTCAACTTCGGCTACAACAACGTGGTCGGCCCGGTCCGCTACCTCGGGCGCCTCGGCAACGAGGACCTCATCCTCGACGCAGCGGTGCCGTTCACCGAGACCCTTCCCGCGGGCGCGACCGTGCGTCTGCTGACGGGTCGCGTTCCCTTCGAGCCGGAGTCCGACCAGCTCGTGGGAAACTTCTACGTGACCGGCACGGCCGCGGGACGCACGGCTGCCAAGCAGATCATCGACGACATCATCGCCGCCGGCAAGCAAGTCCTGGTCACCGTCATCTACCCGAGCGATCTCGGCTTGGGCGCCGAGGGCTACCCGCAGGACGGCAACTACAAACTCTCCGACAAGGTGGCCGTGTGGGGCGGCGACGACCTCGACCACGAGATTCCCGAAGCCCGGTTGGGGCCGTAAAGGCAATCTTTAAGGCATGCCCTCGATCGTTCTCTCATCGGCCCAGGTCGTTCTGTACGTGAACGGCAACCCCTTCGGCCGAGTCAGCCGCTTCAGCTACAGCGTGGACACTCCGCGCCGCAAGATCCAGACGGTCGACTCGGTGCTGCCGTTCGAGCTGGCGCAGGGCGTGACCAACGTGTCGGGCTCGATGGGTCTCTACCGCACCCACATGGACGGCGCCGTCGAAGGCGGCGGCATGATCTCGACCCTGCTGGAGTTGCCGCGCGAGAAGTACTTCACGATCCTGCTCGTGGACCTTGTCACACAAACGGCCATCTTTCAAGCGGATTTCTGCTCGGTGGAGAGCCAGTCCTGGTCCTTCGAGTCCAAGTCCCTGGCCGCGGGCAGCGTCACTTTTTCTGCGCTTTCGTACAACAATGAGGTGCGTCCGCTCGGATGATTCGATAGACTTAATCTTGAGATCGTCCCATGAAGCGCACGTCATCTAGCAGTCCGTCTTCGTCGAGTCGCTAACGCGATTCCGGAGGGTTCTGCTCGTGGTCGAGCGACTAGTCCCGAAAACTAGGATAGCAGTGGGAAACCCTGGGGGATCGAAACCTCAGCCCTCCTCTAAATGGAAACGACGTGCATGTCGGTTTTGCACGCTGGTTTGCTAAACCAGTGGGCTACGGCCCCGAGGGTCCGACTCCCTCCGTTTCCTCTGCATCGATATCCCGCGATACCAATCTTCTATGTATGAACAACTTTGTCCCCGTATGTGGATTGAGACAGTGTCGCAAGTGCCAAGAGATCAAGCCCGACGAGGAGTTCAGCTTTCGGAATAGAATCGCTGGCTTGCGCGTCGCTCAGTGCAAGACGTGCGTGCGCATTCAATCGAATACGTGGTACGCCAACAACAAGGATCGCCATCGAGAAGTTGGGCGTTCGTCGAGGGTAGAGTGGGTCAGCGAAAAGCGTGAAGAAAACAAACGCCTGGTCGCGAACCTGAAGAGCGGACCGTGTACGGACTGCGGCGAAAAACACCCGCCATGGGTCATGCAGTTCGACCACAGAGATCCGTTCCAAAAGAGAGACAATATCGCGACCTTGGTCCACAACGCTAGGGCCATAGAGGTAATCTTGGAGGAGATAGGGAAGTGCGATCTAGTGTGCTCCAACTGTCACGCGAACCGAACTCACCTGCGAAGGACTAACCAGTGGCAGTAATTCGTCAGCAGAACTGGCTGGGCAACCAGCGCGTAGACGTGCCACACCTCCGCTCCTTGGAGTCTGGCGTTGCCGGTGACATCGACCTCCTCGCGGGCACCATGCTCGCCGGCAAGAACGCGCTCATCACGTCGGGATTCTACGTCCTCTCGACGGGAATCACCATCGCGACGAGTCTCAAGATCCGCGTCGCCGACAGCACGCTCATCCACTTCCTCGCGTCGGAGTCGGGCTCGATCTTCCACGTCCCCACCGACCGCCCCGACGAGCAGCTGAACACGACCAACCCGCGCGTCCTCGGGGGATTCACGCCGGGCACGACCAACTACGTCGGCCTCGACTTCGTTCGTCTCGCGGACGACACGACCGTCGACCTCGTCGAATTCATCGACTCGTCGTCGGACCTGGAGACACCGGTTCAGGTTCCGCTCGCGCGCACGCTCGACTACCGCATCGTCATCGGCACGCTCGACTTCGAGAACAACCCGGGCGTCGCTCCGATCGCGAAGGTGATCGTCGACGACGTCGGCAACATCAACGGCCTCATCGACGCTCGCCAGATCGCCTTCCGCCTCGGTTCGGGCGGTACTGTTCCGAACATCCTGAACTCCTACTCGTGGCCTGCTGGTCGTCACGAGAACACGGTCGGCGACACGTTCGTCGGCGGTGACAAGGCCATCGCGAGCTTCAAGGAGTGGATGGACGCGACGATGACTCGCATGTGGGAGCTGGGCGGCGGCGAGTACTGGTACTCGCCCACCAATCCCATCAACGAGCGCCTCGCGCGCACGGGCAGCCCGTTCGTTTCCAACGGCGAGTACTTCGAGTGGGACGGCACCAACCTCCACTGGAAGGGCCTGATCTGGATGTTCGCCAACTCCACGGGCGTCTTCAACGCCGTCGCGAACCAGACGACCGACCAGGTGGGCTTGACCGACCTCGTCGACGGTGACTGCATCTACGTCGACGTCGACCGCACGGCGAACCGCTCGGGCGGCAGCTCTCTGGTCGCCGCCAAGGGACAGCTCGCAACGCTGGGCACCCCGCTGATCCCCGGCTCGCGCTTCGTCATCGCCTGGAACCACGGCGGCAGCATCTACACGCGCGACCAGTCGTACGCGGTCAACTCCGCCTTCAAGCTCGCCACCACCTCGGCGGCAGGCATGGTCGAGCTGAACGCGGCGGACAGCCTCGCTGCCACTCCGCCCAAGGTCGCCACGATCGACACCTACGCGGGAGTCGTGATGGGAGAAGGCCTCTCTCGCGGCAGGTCGGGGTTCGGTCTGGGCGGTGGATCTCTCAACATCGGTGGCGGGGACAACGACACCGGAGACGTCAACATCTACGCCACCGGCACGTCCCAGGTCTCGGTTCTCGGCAACAACAACTTCTCGGTGACGCAGACGTCGGCCCTCATGGTCTTCCAGGAGGACGACTTCACCACCGACATCCAGAACCTCACCGTCCGCCTCGTCGGCTGGAACGTCGGAACCCTGAATCGCGAAGACGCCCACCAGTTCGAAGCCGGCGGCGCGATGGGATGGCGCAACACCCTCTTCCCGCCGCAGACGCCATCGCCGTCTGGCACGATGCCGATTCGCTCGAAGTTCTTCATGCGCGACAACGGACTGAGCACCCCCAACACGCGTGACCAGTTCTGCATCATGTCGTGGGACGGCAGCGTCACCGTGATCTGGGAAAGCGCCACCTACTAAGGTTCACCATGGCTGACACCACTCCCAAGACCCCTCACGTCGCGCCTCCCAAGACGCCCGCCCCCAATGTCGTCACGCAGCTCGCCTGTGACTGCGGAGAGAAGATCGGTCACATGTTGACCGCGGTCGCCCCGCACTCGCTGCAAGTGCCCAAGGTCTACTGCCTTGACTGCGGCGAGAAGATGATCGCCAAGAAGCTGGAGAAGAAGTAATGCCCATTCGCGGACCAGGAGGCATGGACTCGCGCTTCTTCGGCAACGCCTCCGCCGGAGACGTTACGTTCAGCTCGTCGACCGTCTTCGATCAAGACATCTTCGCCAAGCGCATCATCTTCATGAAGGCCGTTCCGACGGACCCGGACTTCACGGTTCGTCTGCTCGGCAGCCGCTTGTTCGCAAGCGAGCTGATCCACATCGGCCCCGGAGTTACCCTCGATGCTTCCGGCAAGCCTGGCGCCAGCGGTGGCGCCGCGGGCGCTGGTGGTGTCGGCACGATGGGCGCAGCGACCTGCATCGGTGGCGGTAGCTCGGGCGGTGGCGGTGGCGTCGGTGGCGCGATCGGCTCCGACGGCGACGGCCTCGACATTGCCGTCAGCCTCGGCGGCCAAGGCGGAGCCAGTGCGGCCGGCCATGCTGGTGGCAATCCAGGATTCAGCCTGGTTCAGGCTCAGTATCAGCTTGCGCTGAACGGATGGGACGCCGTCATGAGCGGCCATATCATCCTGAAGGGCCTCGTGTTCCCCCTCGAAGGTGGCACGGGCGGTGGCGGTGGTGGCGGTGGCTCGACTCGCTCTGGCGGTGGCGCCGGAGCTGGCGGCGGCGTCATCCACATGTGCGCGCCCCAGATCATCCACGAGGGCATCATGACCGTGAAGGGCGGCGCTGGCGGCGCTGGTGACCCCACGGGCGGTGGCTCTGGCGGTGGCGGTGGTGGAGCGGGCGGTCGTATCTACCTGGCCTACGGCCTGTTCACGAACATGGGCGGCACCATCGACTATAGCGGTGGCGACGGTGGCAACGGCGCTGGCGGCGCCTCCAACCTCGGCGGCTTCGGCGGCTCGGGCGGTCTGTTCTTCGCCTTCACGGACGAAACCGGTGGCGGCGGTGTTTTCATCGGATCCGACGGCAATCCTGGAGTCCACGGCTAAATGACCACCCTCGGTGAAGCGGCGATTGCCATCGCGCTCTCGTACGAGGGCGTGCACGAGACCGAGGGGCACGACCGCGGTCCCGAGATCGACATGTTCCTGCGCTCGCAGGGTCTGCCGCCGGGAAACCCGTGGTGCGCGAGCTTCGTGTGCTTCTGCATCATGCACGCGGCCAAGGCACTCAAGATCCAGCCCAAGTTCCAGTACGGCGGCAGCGTCTACAAGCTCTGGACGCGCAACCCGGAGCTGCGCATCGCGAAGCCCGACTACAACTGCGTGTTCCTGCTCGACCACGGCCTCTCGCAGGGCGGCTCGCGCATCGGCCACACGGGCTTCGTCATTGGCCCCGGCGAGATTCCAGGGACCCTGGAGACGATGGAGGGCAACACCAACGCCGCGGGCTCGCGCACGGGTGGCAAGGCCATGCACCGCTCCCGGAAGATGGAAGAATTCACCAAGGGCTACGGGTTCCTGTTGATCGGGTAAGGAGACAATCTTTCAGTCATGCGCGCACTTCAAGGAACCGACGGCGACTCCACACAGCAGCAGATCGTCTCTGCCATCAGCGCAGCTTCGCCGACCGATCTCGCTGGCATCCCGGTCAAGTCGTACGCCAACGGCCAGACTGCTTTCGTCACGACACCGGCTCGCCCTGGCGGCGCTCAGTTCTTCATTCTGTCTCCCGCGACGGCCGGCGCGGCGAACGCCGACAACGTCATCGCAACGGCCGACGACTCTTCGCGCCAGTGGATCGAAGCTGACCTGTTTGGTGGGATCAGGGTCTGCATGACGCCTATCATGGATCTCACGGCGACTGGGTCCACGTTGATTTTGCCGGCCATCAAAGGGTACTACCCTTCGGTGTATGGCGAACGTGTAATCCTCACCACGACCACCGGAGCCCTCTCCACGAGCCCCACCAGGTCGATCGGCAACAACGTGAACCAAGACAACATGCTTGCAGCGGCTGCGATCACGTCGTTCGCCACGGCGTTCTCGACTGGAGCACCTTCGGTTTCCGTCGGCTCGACCTCCATTCTCAGTACGTCTGCCAAGGCGCTCGACATGGACGGAGCGCCTCTGTACCTCAAGGTCACCATCGGCGCAACGGGGACGGGCGGATTCGTCCTGCGTGGACGATACATCTACTTCTGCGCTTACGTTCCAGTCTAATGATCATTCAACCCATCTCCGCTGCGACCCCGACGGCCCTCGCGGCCATTTCGGTTGCCAAACTCGCCACGGGAACGATGGCGTGGGTCACTACGCCCGCCAGGGTTTCCGGTGCGCAGCAGTTCGTCCTGAGCCCCGCTACCGCGGGCGCCGCGAACGCAGACAACGTCGTGGCCACTCTGGACGACACTTCGCGCCAGTGGATCCACGCCGGCATCTTGAACGGAAAGATGTACTCCTACATCACCGATTCCGTCGACATGACGACTCCGGGGTTGCTTCTGCTGATGCCGGCGATTGCTGGGTACTATCCTCAGTTGTTTGCAACTCGCACCATCGAAACCGTCTCTGCGGGGTCGCTCTCGACCCAGCCTACCTGGGCCATCGGCAACAACGCGAACCACGACAACCTGGGAGCCCAGGCGACCACCAACGTCTTCACTGTCACGACCTTCGGGGCGCCGGGTGCCTTCTCCGTGGGTGCTCCGGTACAGTGTGCGGGATTCTCCCTCCTCAACCCAACTCAACAGCTGTTGAACATGAGCGGGGCTGCCCTTTACTTCCGGGTGGTCACCGGAGCTACAGGGACGGGCGGGTTCCAGCTCAAGGCGCGGATCTTCTACTACTGCCTCTACGTCCCCGTATAAGGGCCCCAATCTTATAGACATGCCGAGCATTGTCGCCCCCGCCGTCAAGGTCAACATCACCGCCGCCAGTGCCGTTGGTGTGCTGACGGTGGACAGCACCACCAACATCTACCCGGGCACGAACGGCTGGGCCTCCAAGACGGACGGCAGCGTTCACTACCGCGTCCGCATCCTGGCGGTCACCGGATCGACGACGCTTCTCGCGCGACGCTGGCCCACGAAGCAGGAAAACGATCCCACCGACACCGTCGTGACCAAGCACGACCAGGAGAACTTCGGCGCGCCCCGCTACGGGCTCTCCGATCTGAGCGCCCTGGCCGGTGGCAGCGCGACCCTCAACATCGAAGTCCAGACCGCGCCGGTCGATCCCGCGTTCGCCAAGCGAGTCGTCCCCTAAGGAGGCAACGTGGCCGTTATCGTAGGACCCCAGGGCCCAGCCGGTCAACGGGGCCCTCAGGGCCTCGTCGGTCCCATTGGTCCGCAAGGTCAGCGTGGTCTCGTTGGACCCGCTGGTCGCGATGGACGCGTCGGACCTCAGGGTCTGAAGGGCGATCGGGGCGTCAAGGGCGATAAGGGCGACCGCGGCCCGAGCGGCCTGGCTGGTCCTCCGGGACTCGATGGGTCGGTCGTCGGCATCGACCACTCCCACACGCCCAGCGACGTCAACGCGACCGGTGCGCCGGGCACGGCACCGACTGCCGCGGCGTACGACCACACGCACAAAGGCGTGCGCAGCGTCCACGCGGACGCGAACCCCGAGATCTTCGGGGACATCAGCTTCGCCTCGGGCGGCAACATCACGCTGACCCAGGTCGGCAACACGATCACCATCGCGTCGACTCCGCCGCCGGGCGCACTGACGGGCAAGTTCATCGCCCAGGGCACGACCGATCCGCTCCTGCCCAACGCGCAGTTCCTGGGCCTCCTCGGCACGGGCATCATCAAGAACGCGACCACCTCGGGCATCCTTTCAATCGCGGTGGCCAACACCGACTACGCTGACCCGACCGCCTTCTACGTCGTCGGCAAGTCGACGAACGCCCCCGCCAACGCAATCAACATCGCTTCGGCTGGTCAGGGCGTGCTCATGCAGGCCGTGTCCGGCTCGCCGTCGCTCTCGGCGTTCTCGGCTCTCAACATGGTCGTGGGCCAGATCCCGTTTGGCTCGGGCACCAACGGCGGCCTCGCGCAAAGCGCCAACCTCTCCTACCTCAGCTCAGGCGGCAACCAGACTCTCCTCGTGGGAGTGCCCGGCGGACTGAGCGCCGCGACCAACGGCATCGTCGTCAACTCGACGAACAACGAGACCGCGGCAACTACCAACTCGGGCTACTATTTTCAGGCACGCGGAGTGCCGCTTGGATCCCTCGACGCCCTCTTCCTCACCGGAGGCACGAGTCTCGCGTTCCGCATGAGGTGGCTCAACCCGAGCACCTGGACTGGCGTCACCAACGCTTCGTTCATCATCGGGCCCTACGGCACGGGCCAGGCGGCGGGCACCAACTCGTTCGCCATCGACCTCATCAATCTCGACGTCGGCCTCGGTGATTTGATCACGACGGCGTCGAAGACCATCGGCTTCCCGTACCTTTCGACCGTGGCAGGTCCTCCGAGCGCGGCACCGACTCCAAGCGCGAGCCTCGCTGCCTCGGGCGGCGCCAATGTGCGCTGGCCGATTGTCATCGACCAGACCAACCGCCGCTTCTACACGTACGACCGCGGTGCGGCCAGCTGGCACTACCTCCAGTTCGACGACGGCGCGGCGGCGGGTGCGTACTCTCTCGTCACCCAGAACCCGGCATCGCTGGCCAACGTCACGAACCTGGGCACGAAGGGCAACGGCGTTCTCCAGCAGACGACAGCGTCTTCGATCTCGACGCCGACCGTGCTCAACATGGCGCAGGGCAACTTGCCCTTCGGCGCCTCGGATGGAACGCTGACGCAAGCCACGCAGCCGCGGCTCATGTACTCGGATGCCGGCGCCGCGTCCGGCACGCTCATCATGGCGGGCGCTCTTACGTCGTCGACGGCCACGCTCGCGAACGCTGCCGCGAACGGAACGTACTTCCACATGATCGGCGAGGGATTTGCGCCGACCCTGCGAATGACGACCGTCAACACCGGCCCAATCGCTGGCGGCATCCCCGGACAGTTCTCTTTCCGCACGGCACGTGGGACCTTCGCCTCGAAGACGGCGTCGGCGGCTGGCGACAACCTGGTTCAGTTCCAGTGGGCGCCCTACGACGGCACGAACCATATCATCTCCGTTCTGCTCGGCGCGGGCATCCCGTCAGACGGATCGGTCTCGACTGGCAACATCACGCAGATGGCCGGCTTCTGCACGAGCGGTGGCATCGGCACGTCGTTCAACACCAGTCGATTTACTCTCGGCGTCGACACGGACGCGAACGTCTACACTGGCCTCTCCAGCATCACGGCCGGTGGCACGGCCGGCTACCTCTACCTCCCGGCGCTCAGCGGCTCTCAGCCCAGCGGAACTCCCGCACAAGTCTTCGGCGGTACGCGTTCCCAGAACCGCGTCCCCATCGAGATCGAGACGGGCACGAATGACCGTCTGTGGGTCTACACGCAGTCTCACGGCTGGCAGTACCAGCGCCTGAGCAACTACGACGCGAGCCCGACGCGCATTCCGTTCGGTGCGGCCACTGCCGGGACCTTGACGGATTCGGCGGGCCTGACATATGACGACACGGCGGCGACTCGCAAGGTGACTGTCACCTACGACGCCTCGCAGGCGGTCACGTTTACGCCGTTCGTCATGAACGCGACGAACCTACCCTCCACGAACATTGCGCAGGCGTTCCAGTTCTCCTTTGGCGGCACGACGTCGTGGGAGTTGAACGAGGTCTATACGAATGGCACCACCCAGAGCCTGCGGCTCAGGTTCCGTAACGACCTCAATCCGAGCGCGACGTCGGCGCTGTTCTCGGTTTCGACCTTCAATACGATCTCGGGAGTAGGCGCCAACCCCATCACCGCCGACATGGTGACCGGCGACGCTGGCGTCGGCGGATCAAGCAACCTCTCTGGTACCAACACCAGCGGCTACTTGTACATTCCGCAAACGCAGACGCCCACGGTGACACCGACCAACGCTGTTGGCGGGACAATGGGCAACCGTCGCGCCATCGCGCTCTACGACAACACGTCGACCGGAACCACCAAGCTCTACGGCTACAGTGTCGCCAAGGGCGCTTGGCAGTACGCGGGCTTCTACAACTACGACCCGGTGAACGCGGGCCGTATCCCGTTTGCCGATACCACGGCTGGCAACCTAACCGACTCTGCGACCCTCCTCTACGACGCCACCAACTCCAGGCTCCTCGTCGGCGCCCCCGGAACCTCAGCGACTGTCACTAACGGTTCGCAGCCGTGGCGAATCAACGCCATCGACGAAAGTACGGACTCCTTCAAGCGAGGCGTTGCGGCCCAGTATTACTCTTCATCGGCTGGAGCTTACTCGCGGTTGGGTGCGTTCAAGGCGCGCGGTACCTGGGCCTCTCCCGCCGCGCTCCAAGACAATGACACGATCGGGTCCGTCCAATACCTCGGCTACCAGGGCGTGGCTTTCCAGCAGGGCGTCGAGCTGCAAACGTTCGTAGACACGCAATACGACGCGAGCATCTCCAGTGGCCACCTGGCGATGACTTGGCAAGTTGTCGCACTGCCCAACACGTTCCTCTCTCCCGTCAGCGGTCTCCTGATGTCGCCCGCGGCGGACGCCGTCGTCGGCAGCACGATCACGGTTCCGACCAACTCGACGACGGGATTCGCGTGGCTCCCGACGATGTCGGGCGCGCCCTCGGGCACGCCTCTCGTACCCCGTTGGAGGAGTTCGACCGGCACGCGCACGGCCGTCACCAACGCCCCGATGGTGATCGACACGACGGACCACCGTCTCTACTTCAACGACGGATCGGGATGGCACTACTCCACGTTCGACGACTACGCCGCCACCGCGACGCGCGTCCCATTCGGCTCGGCCACGGCCGGCGCTCTGACCGACTCGGCGAACTTCACCTACATCGTCGGCACCAAGACACTGACCCTGACGGGCGACGGCACCTTCGGCGACCCGGTGATCAACCTCACGAGCGCTGGCGCCAACGACCTCGTTCAGCAGAAGTGGAGTGCGGCCGGCACCGAGAACTACTCCGAATACGTGTTCAACAGCGGATCCTCGGTCCAGGTTATCAATGTCGTGAACACGACCTTGGGCACCCAGCCGGCCACCAGCGCGGTCGTGTGGGAAGATGCTTCGTTTGGCCCTGCGTTTGCCATTCAGCCGCAAGCCAAGAACTTCGGTGGCGGCGCGTACGGACAGACGGCAGGCAACACCAACGGCTTCTTCTTCTGGCCGTCGGTCCTCGGCGTCCCGGGCACCCCCTCGGCCGCTGCGAAGGGAGCCTACGGACTTGCCAACTCCGTCGCCAGCGTCTTTGACATCTCGGATCTGCGCGTCTACTTCAACATCGGAGCCGCGGCGCCTCACTTTGTCCAGGTGATGGACTACGATCCGGGCTCGAACGCGGGTCGCATCCCGTTCGTCGGATCCACCATCCACACCCTGACTGACTCGGCGAACCTCACCTACAACGGCACCGTGCTGTCCGTTGCCACGGCCACGGCCGGCAACAACGTCGTCGTCAACTCGCTCCAGAACACCAACGCCACGGGCGGGGCTGCGCAGGAATTCAAGGTCAACGGCGCCCAGCAGGTGCTCATCTCGGGCCGTTTGGGCGGTGGCATCACGGGCTCCAGCTACATCGTCAACGTCACCCAGACGGCGACCGACGACCAGATCAACCTCAAGGGCACCGGCTCGGGCAGCTCGCCGATCACAGTGTTCACCAACAACTCCGAACTGGACGTCCACCTCGGCAACCAGAACGGGATGCTGACCACCTCCACGACGGGCTTCGTCTGGCTCCCGACGACTGCCGGCGTCCCCTCGGGTGTCCCGGCTCACACCCTGGGCGCTCGCAAGGCGATCGTCATCGACACGACCGACAACCGCCTCTACGGCTACCTCGGTGGTGCGTGGCACTACGCCAGCTTCGACGACGGCGCCGCCTACGGCATCCACGCCCTCACGACTCAGGCGGACTCGTCCTTCCCCAACACCACCAACCTCGGCGCTCTCTCGACCGGCCTCCTGTACCAGACCGTCGCCACCAGCGTCGCTACCCCGGCCGCGCTCGGTGTCACCAGGTGGCAGGTCGTCTACGGCGACAGCACGCACGCCGATGGCCGCCCCACGTCGAGCGCCAACTTCCTCTACGAGGACACCAACGAGCGCGTCACGCTCTTGGGCAGCAGCCCCAGCATCGGCATCCGCACCACCAACGCCGGAACGGTCAGCGACGCCCTGGCGGTCTGGAACGCCTACTACAACACCAACACCGGCATGGGTACGCTGGCGTGGATCCACAACCACACGCCTGGCACCAACAGCATGGTGCTCCAGGTCAGCGCCTCGGGCAACACGGGCGACTTCGCGTCCATCGCCAGCGCGCCACTGGGTGGTGGTGCGGGCCACGAACCCTTCATCGTCATCACGCAGTCGAACGACGTCATGTTGGGCCGCGACGCGGCCTTGGCCACGAGCGCCACCAACGGCTACCTCTACATCCCGTCCGTGGCTGGCGTGCCTACGGGCGTTCCGGCCTACGACTCGGCGGCGCCTGCGACGGATCGCAAGGCCGTCGTCATCGACACGACCGACGGGCGTCTCTACGGCTACTTCGGCGGCGCGTGGCACAACCTCACGGGCGTCTCCAGCGGTGGCATCACTTCGTTGACGGGCGACGTCACGGGCACGGGACCCGGCGCGACCGCCACCACGATTACGGCCAGCGCGGTCACGTACGCCAAGATCCAGAACGTCACCAACAACCGCATCCTCGGCAACGTCTCGGGCGGCGCCCACGCTCCGATGGAGCTGACGGCCACGGACGTCTCGACGCTCCTGGGCCTCGGCACGGCGGCTACGCACGCCGCGGGCGACTTCCTCCAGACTGCCAACAACCTCTCCGACGTCACCGCCAGCACCGCCAGGACCAACCTTGGCCTCGGCACGGCTGCCACGCATGCGGCTGGAGACTTCGGTCCGTCCACCTCGAAGTACATCGTCCAGGTGGCGGACGCAGCACTCCCCAATGCTCAGGCTCTCTCGGCGCTCACCACGGGTCTGGTCAAGGTCACGACCACGACGGGTGTGCTCTCGACGGCTACGGCCGGCACCGACTACATGGCCCCGGTCTCGCTCACCTCGGGCTCAGTGGTGTTCTCGGGCGGCGGCTCGACGCTCTCGCAGGACAACTCGAACTTCGTTTGGGACAACACCAACAAACGCCTCATCATCAACAACAACGGGTCGTACACCCCGGCGACGGGTCCCGCGCTCACGATCAGCAACCACGCCGCGGGTCCGGACTCCTACGGCACGGCGATCCTGCTCAACGGAAGCTTCGACCAGGGTATCACGAAGACCAACGCCAACCTCTTCATCGGCGTCAACGGCGCCTACGGAATCAACTTCATCACGGGCGTCGGCGGCTCGGAGCAGATGGCACTGGATTCGTCGGGAACGCTCTTCACGAAGAAGATCCTTCCCGCGGCTGACTCGACCTACGACTTTGGAGCCGCGGGCACGGCCTGGGCCCACGGGTACATCAACTTCCTCACGGTCGACTCGTCGATCCAGTCGCAGGGCTCGAACCTCACCATCCAGAACAACGTCTCCGCCAACACCAGCATCATCCTGGACTCGTCGCAGATCACGACCACGGGCAACATCATCCCGGCTGCCAACAACCTCTACAACCTCGGCAGCTCGTCGTTTATCTACTCGTTCATCTACGCCCAGCAGGTCAATGGCGTGGCGGGCGCGGGCGGCCTTGGCCTCCAGGACTCGGACGCCGCGGCCCCGAACTGCCTCATCGATCTCACCAACGGTGGCCTCACCCTGCGTGGCCGTACGGTCGACATCATCTTCCAGGCCGGAACGTCGACGACATTCAAGGTCGACCATGCCGCCAACCTCATCAAGTTCGTCTCCGGCAACATCGCCCCGGCCGTCGGCGGCGTTTCCGGCAACGTGCTCTACAGCTCGTGGGTGCAGCCGACGGGAACCGTTCAGGTCGAGGCGCGCACGTGGCTGGAGTGCATCGATGCCAACGGCGACACCGTCTACATCCAGCTCTGGTGGGCGACTAGCTAATTCTGCGATCCGGGGACCGGCACCGCAGACACGGTCCGGACCGGAGTCACAGACTTGACCACGCTACCCTTGGGCGGCTTGGTCTTCTTGGGCGCCTTGGGCGCCGGCTCGGCCGCCTTGGTCTCGGGCGGCGGACCGTAGATCTCGTCGATGGTGACGACGCCGCCGTCCTCCAGGGTCACGTCCTCGCCCGACACCTTGCCGACCAGGAGCTTGCGAACGTTCTCCAGGACCTCGCTCGCGAAGACCTGGAAGCGGCCCGGGAACAGCACGTTGCCCTGCGCGTCCTTCTGGTGACCGACGATGAAGGAGTTCTCCTCCACCTCGTCAGCGGTCGTCAGCTGGCCCTGCTTGACGGCCTCGTCGACGATCTGCTTCATCTTGTCGCGCTTGATGGCGCCGAGGCGTGCCTGGACCTCGCCCTGACCGATCACCGCGGTGATGGCCTGGAGGGTCTCGATGATCTCGTTCTGGGCGCCCTCGGTGCGGGCGATGCGGGCCAGAAGGCCCTGGTCTTGCTGCTGCTGGTCGCTCATGTGTGGGACTCCTTGTTCAACTTCTATCGAATCTAGAACTCGTTCAGCTCTTCGTAGGTGAAGAGATGCTCGCCGCGGTGGTGTTCCTTGCCGTCGGGCGAGAATGCGGTCATGTCGCAGATCCAGCCCAGGTCGCGGACGTTGTAGCATCCGTTCACCTTGGCGGTGGCGCCGAAGGAGCTGGCGACGTCGTTCAGCGCCGCCTCGACCTTGCGCTCGACGCTGCGCTTGACTTGGTAGCGGGCGAAGTCGTAGCCGGCATTCACCGACAGCATCACCCCGAGCACTGCACCCACGATCGTTCGTACCTTTGGCATCTGATCTCCTTATCAAACCTTACGGGTCAAACCTTGGACAACGCCCTCTCGGTCCTGGGCTGTGAGGAGCTTATCCACCAGCTCACCAGCAAGGGCCTGGTTGCGCTTGTGGAGGGCCTCGTTCTCGGTTGCGAGCTTGATGCACTTGAGCTTGGTGGTCCCTAGCTCCCAGCCGATGGTGAAGAGGTCCTTGCGGAGCTTGGCGTTCTTCGCCAGCTGCTTCCGGAGGATCCGCTCCACCCTCTTGCGGCGACCGTTGGCGTTGACCAGCCACTGCCAGATCTCGTCGCTGTTGTTCTCCAGGAGCGTCAGCTCCGTCTCTGACCAGTACAGGGCGCTCTTGAGCACCCAGGCGTAGGTCGCCATGCCGATGAACCAGGACCCCAGGATAACTGCGATGACGGTGATCATGTGCGTGGGTTGTTCTTTGGGCAGCCGGGCTCGTCGCAGAAGACCTTGTTGCACTGGTCGATCCCGATATTGCGTATGAGCGTCTCCAGCTCGTTCTTGAGCTTGTCGCGCTCGACGATGGCCTCGTCCTTCAGCTGGGAGGGGGTCTTGCCCCCCGGGCGCTGAACGGTCACGACGTAGCTCACGCCGTTGGAGTCCTTCATGATGAGGTCGAGATAGTTTGGAGCTTCGGGATGGTCCTGAAGAAGTCCAGCGAACGCCCAGGCCAGACACTCGCCTGCAACGATCCCCAGCTCCTCTGGAATCCGATCCGCGTGGATCATCATGTTCGCCAGGAGCAGTCCGGGGCGGTCCATCGCCATCTTCGCGGCGTGACGAGAGATCTTTGCCAGCTGCTTCCAGGCCGCGGCGCGGGCCCGGACAGCTTCCAGGTCTCGCTCCAGCGACTCGGCGTACTTTTCCGGGTTCGCGCTCATGTCGTAGGCTTGTAGGGCGTGCGGCTGCGGGCGACGCGCTCAGCGATCCAGTCGCCGACCGTCTGCCCCGTCGGCAGGACCGCGGCGTGGTCCGGGATGGCGAAGTACACGATCGAGCCCGACCAGTCTGGGCTGGCCAGGGTCTCGTGCGGCGTCGCCGCGCCAAGCCCGAGCAGCTCCGCGATCTCGCCGAGGTGCGCCTGCGGGTTCAGCAGCTGGATCTTGCGGAGCGTCTCCGACACCTCGACGTCGTGCCCCTTGAAGAGGGCCGGCTTGTCCCGGTAGACCATCAGCGTGAACAGGTCGAAGTCCGTGTGCCTCGCTGAGACCGCGCCCGCGGGGTAGTCGAGGATGCGGAGCGCGCCGAACTCGATCTTCGGCATGAACGCCTTCGGGATCTTGGCCAAGTCCGCCGCAGCGACCGCCAGGTCGTGCGCCTTCTTCAAGTAGCGGTACAGATCGCGGTCGGGCTGCTTGTCGAGGTATTTCGTCGCGATGTGCGCGTACTTCTTGTCCTGGTCGACGACGCCGTCGCCGTTCGGGATCTCGCGGACCTCGGGCTTGTAGCCGGGGTAGCCCGGGGCGAAGGCCAGCTCGTGGAGGCGGTCGTAGTCCTCCTTCTCGAAGAAGCTCATGCGTTTCCTTTCCGCGTGAAGACGATGGAGAGCGGCAGTGCAGCCACAGCGAAGGCACAGATCGCA